ATGAAACTGAGGTTGTTGAAGAAACAAATGAAACTGAGGTTGTTGAAGAAACAAATGAAACTGAGGTTGTTGAAGAAACAAATGAAACTGAGGTTGTTGAAGAAGAAGTAGTTGAAGAAGAAGTAGTTGAAGAAGAAAAGGAAACAAGTACATTAACGATTGTGGCATATACTATTGGTATAGCTATAGGTGGATTAGTATTATGGGCATTCTTTGCATAAATAACAAATGGTAGATAATAAATTAAAAACAAAGAAGATATCTAATAAATATTTATTAGATCAAGAAGTATATGTTCTAACACATAATAAGTTAGTGAATACAGAAGTTGTAGGATTTAAAAAAAATGATAGAAACGGTATTGATTATACATTAAAAGGTTTTGGTGGAATAACTAAAGAATCAAATATATTTGAAACACCAAAAGATTGTTTCAATTATTTAGAAGAAAATATTACAAATCCAGATTCTTTAGGAAATAAGGTAAAAAGTAAATTAGATTCTGTAAAGAGTATGTTTAGAAATAAATTATAAGATGACGTTCGGGGTTTTAGAGATAGCAATGATTGGAATTATTGCTGCAGTATGGTTTGGATATATCTCTAAAGAACAATGGAATAAAGGAAGGGATAAAATAAAAAATGTTGTTGGTGAAGTTAAAGAATTAGAACATGATTTTCGCAGTGATGTTGAAGATGTTGATAATAAATTAAAAGAAAAAAGAACAAAAAATGAACAAAAAGAAATTAGTGACAAGACTATTGTTGATAATGATAATTTACATAGCTAATTTTGTATTTGCTAAAGGAGTAGTACAAAAAATGTTTGAATCTCTTAAAGGTGAATCATATAAAATAGTATCTCTTGAAATAGGCGCAGCTTTTTTTGCTGTGGCACTTTTAGCACTTTATTTTTTGTTCTTACAAACAATACCATATTTTATATATTTATATTTTAAACATTCTGATATATTTTATTCTGAAGAAAAAGAAATAATTAGGTGGACATTACTAACTATCCCTATGGGAATAGTTGGCTCTACATTTAGTTTTACAATTGTAAAGGATATGATAATTCCATTCTTCTTAGCATTCTCATCATTTCTAGGAGTAGAAGAATATATTGGTATTATACAAATAATAAATCTTACAATAACTATGGCAGTGACATTTTTTATTATTTTTCAATTACCTTTAATAATAAAGTTTCTAACATCAATTAGAATAATATCAAAGGATAATTTAAAAATGAAAAGTGTTAGATTATCTATGTTATTAATAATAAGTGTAGTTGCTGCATGGATAACACCAAGTGATATAGTTAGTATGTTATTAGTAGCCGTGCCAATATATACAACATATGAAATAGGTATAATGATTAGTTCGGATAATTCTAATTTTGTAGAGTGTTCTCTAGATGAAATAATAACTTATTAAAAACTCTTCCTACGCGCAAAGCACTGCGGTCGTAACTTACACACTAAAATCTGTAAAAACATGGTTAAACAAAAATTAGAAGGAATATTTACAAAATCAGTAAAGACAAGAGAAGATCTATGGTATATTAAATTACAAGTGCATCCAATGGCTCATACTGTAAGTCCAGGGGATTTCTTAGTACTTGGAAAAAATAAAAGATATTTAATTGAATGTAAGCAAGTAGACATGCGTAGAAATACAAAGAACACATGGCCGATGAAACGTCTTACACAAGAGGAGGATATGAATAAGTTTGATATTAAGTTTAAAGACAACACAGCATACTTACTTATATTGTTCCTGCGTAGCAGACTTGATAAATCAGACTTTTATTTAGTTCCTATATCAAAGTATAAAAAACAATTAAAGACCTGGCCTAAGAAGTCTATAAGGTTAGAAGAGTTTCAAGAGTTATTTTATGATTGCAGAATACTTTCAGGCAAGAAAGGAATACTTGATTTGAGGACTTTAGAATAAATTCACGTCAATAGGTTTATAAACACTTAATCATTTATATTATTTATAACACCAAATATAGTTATAAAATGAGCGAGATAAAAAATATTAAAATTAATAATAAGATAGGATCTAGTGAGAAGTCATTAGTCTTTGATAGTAAGGAAGACTTACTAGAAGTATATGACATGTTAGAAAATAATAAAAATTTTGTTTTAACATATAATAATAAATCAACATTAATTATTGCAGATAATTATTACGCACAAGTTAAAAATGGAGACATTGTATTGGAGGCAAACGAAAAATGATAGGATGGATTATTTTAGCAGGATTTATTGGATTGATGGTTATTGTATTAATGTCATTACATAGAATTGTTAGACCAAGCGAAGCACATTTAATTGTTAGAGCTTCAGGAGTAACAGGAGTATATTCTGCAACTAAAAAATTTAGAACAGATAATGCCGGAACATCATATTTTCTAATTCCTGAATTTATTCCACACTTTGGAATGACTATTACACACCTAGATGTAACAATTAAGGAATTAAACTTTGAACAAAACACTGTTGAACAAGACCAAGCAGAATATATTATTTCATCTTCTACTAAATATAGAACTGTTGATGCACAAAAAAATGCAGAGTCAATTCTTAGTGGTGAGGATTTAGCAGGACAATTAAAAGATATTGTACAAGCAGCTGTTAGACAAGTTACAGGTAAATATGATATTGTAAAAGCGAGATCGGAAAGAGAAGAAATTGCTACAAAAATTCAAACAGCTATTGGAAAAGATTTTGAAAGTTGGGGAGTGGAATTGGTTAATTTTGTACTTATCGATTTTAAAGATGTTGAAAATAAAACAGTTATTCAAGATATTTCTAAGAGAAGAGAAATGGAAATTCATTCTACTACAAGAATTCAAAATGCTGCAAAGGATCAAGCTGCAAGAATGAAAGAAGCTGAAGCGGATGAAAAAGCTAAAGAGAGAGAAATTGAAAGGGACAAAGTTGTTGAAGAAAGAAAGCAAGAGATGGCCCAAGCAATTGCAGAAAAAGAAAAAGTAGCTCAAGAGAAAGCATTTGAAGTGATTAAAGTACAAACAATTAAACAAGCAGAGATTACAAAAGATGCTGCAATTGTAAAAGCCGAAGAGGATAAAAAAGTAGCTATTGTAAAAGCTCAACAACAAAAGGAAGCTGAAACTATTCTTAAAGAACAAAAGAGATTAGAGGGAGAAGGTGATAAACTTAAAGCTGAAGCTATTGCTAAAGGAGAAGCTGCACCTATTAGAGAAATGGGTAATGCTGAGGCAGAAATCATTTTAAAGAAATTAGTTGCTGAAGCTAAAGGTAAAGAAGATTTACAAAAAGCACTTAATAAATTTACACCATCGGCAATCAATGCACTTACAGCAGAGTTACAAATTGAAGCTAATAAAGATGTAGGAATTGCAGGAGCTAAAGCGTTAGAACAATCAGAGATGAAAGTATTTTCAGGAAGTGATAATGGTGGAGGATTCGATACAGGAAAAGTATTAGCACAAATTGGAGTATCTAATTCAGGATTAGAAAATGCCATGCTTAATAAAACTGCAAGACCACAAGATTTAGGATTTACAGCACTTCAATTAAAGGATATGTATGATGAACAACAAAAAGTTGAACAATCATCCAATAAATAAAAGATGAAAATCGAGAACAAAGTTCAAGTTATGAACGGAGCGAAGAGAAGTGAATATTAGTAAGGTAATATTAATTTACTTACTATTATTCTTCGGAGTTGTTGGTGCATTTTATTTTCCATATGATATATTTGAAAGTGACGAATCTACATTGGTTATTGATGATATAAAAATATATGATAGAGCATTAACTCCTGAGGAAATTCAAGAAGAATTATATACTACAAATACATCACATAACGATGGAACATTGAACGATAAAGAATTTAATGATGGTTTAGTATATCATGAATCATTCGAAGAACAATTATTACCAAGTAATTTAACAGGTAGTGAAATATCTATATTATCTGAAGAAGCACGAATAGTGTCGATTATAAATAGTTGGTTTCCTATATTGTTTGGAATGATGTTCCTTATAGTTTTTGTAAATGCATTGACTAGAACAATTTCACCTAGTGCCAATAGGGATTCAGAAGATGATGATAATGAAGAAGATTCCGATGAAGACGAAATTGAATGTTTAGAATGTTTAGAGTGTGGTATAGAGTATGAAAAGGAAGATAGTAATGCTACAAGATCTGATAGATTCTGTTCAAGAACTTGCGAGAATGAATCTGAGATAGATCCAGATTATTATAATTGTGAAAGTTGTGATAGAGAGTATTATGTAAATGATTCTAATGCAAATGATAAAATATCTTATTGTTGTAGAACTTGTGAGAAAAATGACGAATAAAAGTAGTGAAGAGGTAATACAAGTAAGTACATGTAATCTATCGAGTTGGAGAAAAAAAGAACTTATTAAGTTCTTACATCAACATAGATATTCTTGGGAAGAAGTAATAATTGATTAATAAAAATGGCACATAAAACAACGATACAATATATAGAAAAGATATCTAAAGATTTTCCTAATGGGCAATATTTTAAAGTTAAAGTTAATCCTCAGACAACTGGAGGATTTTGGAGTATTGAAATTGATTGTTCTGAAAGGACACATGTGATAAAAGAAATAGAGCATTTTAGTAGATTTGTCGGACATATGTTTGGGGAGAATGTATGTATGGATGTTAAAAATAATATATTAAAAATTTGGTAAAAACAATAAGTTTATAAATACTTAAGTATTAATATAATTAATGGGTGAAACGAAATGGATACTGAGCTATTAGAAAAAATAAAGAATACTCCTGGAACAAATGATAAGATCTTTTTATCAGTAACAGGATTTAAAGATGATGAACATTTGTACATGACTGAATGTTTTAGTAAGAAAATATATGGAATAGCAAAAACAAGTATTGCAAAAGCTATTGGATATGATAAAGAACATTATGGAACATTTGAAGATCTAGGAGAATTCTTAATTACAAGACCACTTGGAGGATATGATGTTTTATCTTCTGAAGATTCTGATTATAGCTTAACTGATTTAAATAAGTTCTTAGATGGTCTAGAAAATATATCAGGTGATGATCAAATTAATGAATTACAGAATAGATTAATTAAAGTAGACCCTTTATATAGACCTTATTTTGTAAGAGTGTTACTTAAGGATCCTAGGATGGGAATATCATTAAAGACATATAATTCTATTAGGATTAAATCTAAGTTGAAACCTATTAAAGTACATATTGTAAAATTAGCTGAGTTACTTGAAACATCTATTCCACCAAAACCTGATGATTTTGCTAAATTAAGTTTTCCTGTATATGAAGAAAATAAAGAGGATGGAATCAGAATTTTGGTTGAATACAAGAATAAAACCGTTAAGTTAACTTCAAGAGACGGTAATGATATTACAGTGCAATATCCTGAGATAGTTAAATATACTAAAGGATTATTTGATTATTATAATGATGTAGATTCTATTACTCTTGATGGTGAAATCGTGTCATCTAGTTTCAATGCTTTACAAAAAAGAATGAACCGACTTGAGGGAAATTTAAATATAGATTTTGATCTTAAATTAGTAACATACGATATTACTGAGATCAATGGAAAGGATTTAATTGATTTTCCATTAGCTGATAGAAGGTTACAATTAGAGACAATCAATAAATTAATGCCCGAGTTTATATTAAGTGAAATGATTGTTTGTAATACTAAGGAAGAAATATATGAACTTTTTAAAAAAGCAATTGATAATAAGGAAGAAGGTATAATGCTTAAATCACCAAAATCTAAATGGGCAAAGAAAAAAGATGATAGAAAGGATTGGTGGAAGGTAAAGGATATTCGTGAAAATACATTTGAAATTGTTGATTTAGATTATGGTAATGGTAAGAACAAAGATGTTTTCACAATTGTATATGTAAAGGATAAAACAGGTAATATTAATTCAAAGGTTAGTGGTGGGTTATCAGATGCTGATAAAAAAACATTAACCGAAAAAGGAAAAGAATATTGGATTGGTAAATGTGTTGATATTCAATATAATCAAATAACATCTAAGAACTCTCTTAGACATCCTAGAATAATTAAATTCCGGTTTGATAAAACTGTTGCAGATACTATAGAAAATGATGATTAGTAAAAAGACCAGAAAATATTTAATGTTAGATACTTGGCAGAATAAATTATTATTTATTCCAAGAGTTATTTTATATTCATTAGTATTTATAGGTGGAGCTGTAATAGTTTTATGGTTTTGGATAATGAATAAATTATTAGGCGAAGAATGATGAAATATACAATAAAAATACAAAGGGTTAATTTGAACATACAAAGTAGAATTACTATACACTTGGAGTATAGCAGAGGAATAATCAAACGTTGTGTTAACATCAACAATACGATAATTAAGCAAGTATTTAGATACTTGAATAGTGAGATAGTACATTATACAAAGAATTAGACTAAGTTAAATAAAAATGAAAATAGATAAAAAAATTATTGAAAAATCAAAAGAATTTAAAGTTTATTTAAAACAAAAAGAATATTTTATAAACAAATTTAATAATAAAGAATTAACTAATTTAGATTTAATTAATTTAATAATTGAAGAAAGAATAATGAGATTCGAAACTTATAGAAAATATGTAGAACAAAGAAAAAAGAGAATAAATTTAAGTAAAAAATTAAATAAAATTAATGCGACAATTAATTAGATTAAGACAAATGGAAAAAATAAATAAATATGAAATAACAAATAATACTAATAATTATGCTCTAGGTTATGAAGAATCAGAAAATGGAAAATGGTTAAAAGTTGAAGATGTTGAAAAAAGATTATTAGAAATAAAATCAAGAGTTTGTACTTGTGAATTTCCTGAATCTATTTGGAATTGTCATGGGTGTAGGATAATTGAAGAATTATTTGGAAAAATCGAAGATACAATCAATTGAATTAAGACAAATAAAAATGGTAAAAATAAATAAAAGAGAATGTGATAAGTGCGAAACATTAGAAAATGTATCAACCTATAGTAAAGATTCAGAGAGTTATGATTTATGTGCTAATTGTTTAAAAGAAAATATTTTTTATCAATTAGGAGCTAAAAAAATACTTGAAGATATAAAATATGATTTAAATGAATTAGTTGAAGACTATGAGGATACTTACAATTAGATTAAGTTAAATATGGCAGAAAAATATACTAAAACTTGGTGTTGTGTTTGTGGTAAAGAAACAATTCATACATATAAAATAAGGCATGGGCATAATCAACAAGAAATGAAAAAAGCTCAAAAAGAATTACTTGAGGAATACTTTAAATTTGAAAGAAAAGATAGAAATTCTTTTATGATTTCAGAATTAAACAAACTTTCAAACAATTAGAAAATGACAAAAGGAAAAAAAGTATATTTAACAGAAGAACAAGCACTTGAATTAATTGAATTAAGGCAAAAATTAAATTTAGAAAAAAATTTAAGTGGAATAGAATAAATCCTGAAAAGATACAAATATATAATTTAATATATACTAGAGCTCAAAAAGAATTACTTATGTCAATACTTTTACATAAAAAAAACAACACTCTTGATAAATTTATAAATAAAAAAATAAAAGAATTAGAGTTAGACAATTAATTAGAAGATGACACAAGAAGAAAAACAACATTTAATAACATTATACGAGGGAGATGCAATTAAAATAAATTGTGAAAAAGAAATTAAAAACTTCTTAGTTCTTAATGGGAGATTAAGAGAAACAAATTAGTTTCAATCAATTAGATTAAGTTAAATATGGCAGAAAAATATACTAAAACTTGGTGTTGTGTTTGTGGTAAAGAAACAATTCATACATATAAAATAAGGCATGGGCATAATCACAATCAATTAGATTAAGTTAAATAAAAATGACAAAAGATAGAGATATAAGTTGGAATAAAGATATGGGAAATACAATGTTAAATTTAGCAGATAATGAATGGATAACTTTCACAGTAAAAGGAAAAAATATGATTATAATGAACAATTCCAAATTTAATACTATGAAAGAAGAATTGCCAAATAAAAATAAATTGAAATCAAGAATTCAAAAACTAGAAAGGGAAATAGTAAGAAAAAAACAAGACGATGTGAGTTAAAAAACTCAGAATACAATTAATTAGACAATGAAAATTAGTAATACATTTAGAAAAAGTATTCAAGAAAGATGTTATGAAAATGAATCTGGAAGAATTATAGTTCCTACAGATATTTTAAATAAGTTCATTAAAGAAACAAACCAAGAAAATGAACTTAGAGGTCTGGTGAGAGGTCAAATAATAGATATTGCTAGAGGAGACAAATAATTAGATTAAGACAAATGATAGAAACAATAGATACGGTTGAAACAATAACAACAGACAAAGGAACTTATAAAGTTCATACTGATTGTTATAATCAAATTAGAAAAGAAGCTCAAAAAGAATTACTTGAAGAATTAAAAAATGGAAAAAGAAATAAAAATAAATAAATTAAGAGATAAAGGATTCTGTTATTTTGAGATTGCAGGAATTTTAGAATTAACATTAGAAGAAGTTAAAAAACTTTCAAACAATTAGATTAAGACAAATGAAAAATATAAAACTAAATAATCAAGAAATAAAAGATTTAATTTATGCAATAGATAATCAAGATTATTTAATTAATGATGAATTAGAATTAAATTTTTATTCAGAAAAAGAGGGTACGAGATTAAGTGATAGTTTATTAAATATTCGTACAAAAATCAATGCGACAGATAATTAGATTAAGAAATGGTAATGAAAGAATATAAACAAAGTGTGGTTGTAATGAATTTTATTTCAGACCAATCAAATGAAGATATTGAAACAATGATTCAAGAGTTTTATATAAAACATCAAAAAAAAAAAATGATTGGAATGAATGTATTAAATTTAAAAGATAATATAAATAAATTTCCACAAATTAAAAGAATTTGTGAAGATACAAGCAATTAGATGATGAAACCAAAAAATAAAATATTAAAACATTTGAAAGAATTAACATTATGTTATTGTCCATCTAAAAAAGATAAATGTTATAATTGTGGTTCTGAAAATTGTATATTATATAGGAAAGATATGAGAGATAATCCAAGTGTAACTCAATGGTATTTTTGTAATGATTGTACTATTGAATATTTGGATACTTATAATTAGAAAATGGATACAGAAAAAAAAAAGAAAAAATAGATATATTAAAAGGATATATAAACATTGCAAAACTTGATTCTAAATATTATCAAAAGAAAATGGAATACTGTTTAGAAGAACAAAAAATTTATGAATCTGAATTAAACGAACTTTCAAACAATTAAAAAGTGGATAGATTAGAAGAAATTATGTGTATCATTTGTATGTTTAGAAATGATAGAGATTTAAGTAACGAGCAATTCGCAATTAAAATTGATGAATTTGAAAAAGAAATTAGAAAATTAAAACTTTCAAACAATTAGACGATGAAACAAGAAATTAAAGGTATATTGAAAACAATAGATATTTTAGATTTAAATTTAAAAAATTTAGAATTAAATCATCGACAAGAAAGTTATGCTTATTACTACTTTGAAAATTGTAAAGAAGAATGTTTAAATGAAGTAAAAAAATTAGAGGACAATTAATTAGAAAATGGATAAAAAAGAAACGACAACTAAAGAAAAAGAATTATTGGACCACTTAGAATTAGCATGGGGAATTATTGCTAATGCAAATAATGGAAACTGGGAAGAGTTACCTAAAGATTGGGTAAACGCGGCTGAAAACTGGAGAGATAAATATTATAAAGATATTCTTTCAGATAATTAGAATTTGACAAATGGAAATAGATAAAGAAGAATTACAATATATGATGATGGAAAATTGGGCATTAGAAAATAATGAAGATTGTCATTTAGCAACAGTACAATTCTGCGATAAATGGGGAATTAATTTAGATGAAATTAATATGCGTAGAGAATACATTTAATTAGATTAAGACAAATGATAGATGAAGAAAAAATAAAAATGTATGAATCTGAATTATTCCGAATGTCTGGGATATTTTTTATTCAAGGAATATTATGTGCAATTAGTATGTTTGGATTATGTTTAACATTATTAAAAAATATTACTTATTGGTATATTTTTATAATTCCAATATTTATTATATTTTTAATATTACAAAATTTAGAAAAAATAATACTAAAAAATGAGAATGCAAATAATTAGAAAATGGATTTAGCAAACAAATTAACAGAATTATTTGAAACAGACCTAGAGAAATTTATTGAATTACATGATAAAAATAAATTGAAATTTATTAAAAATAATGATAAATTAAGAAATGACTATAAACAATTAAAAAGAAATTTCACTCCTGATATGAATTTAAAGTTTTTAATAAACTTACAAAAACATATTGCAAAAATCAAGACGACAAACAATTAGAAAATGACAGAATATGAAATAAAAATAGAAATAAAAGAAAATGAAATATTTTCAAGAAGTATTGAAGGTACAATTATAATCAATTCAGCATTAGCTAGAAAAGAAGTTGGAAATGTAATAGTTGATAGAATTAAAAAAACTTTCAAATAATTAAATAGAGAAATGACAAAAGGAAAAAAAGTATATTTAACAGAAGAACAAGCACTTGAATTAATTGAATTAAGGCAAAAATTAAATTTAGAAAAAAATTTAAGTGGAATAGAAATTATTATCTTCTTGAGGATAAATTAAATGGAATTTAAAAATGCCTGATTTAATAATTGAGAAAGCAATGTCGTATCCAATTGATGATGTATTTCATTATGATTTAGAATTAAAATGTAATTTCAAAAAAGATAAGATGACAACAAAAGAGTGGGATAAATTTGATGAAATAAGATGGAAAATAATGGAGATCAATAATCTATTTAGGGAGTTAAAATAAAATGCCAGTGTTAATATGTAGTAATTGTAGTAGACAAGTAAGAGATAGTTTTCATGAAGAACCTATCAAGCACCCTAGATTAAAGGATGGATGGTGTAACTGTAGCGATAAGTTTATAAAGACTTAACTGTTTATATATATTATCAAGATGGAAAAAGAAGTAAGAGAGAAAATTAAAAGTTTTATAGAAACATATCCAGAGGATATGCGATACAATGTTAAATTAGGGAACTGTGTCGCACTAATGGAATGGTCCTGGTCACAATCACAAAAGGAAATTCTAAAAACGAGTGAAAAATTTGGGTACATTACTTCTGAACAAATCGAGAAGATCATAGCTAATAAATGAAAAATAAATTTTATTATTTGAAAGATAAAGATAACAATATAAAAATCTCACCTGTTACAAAAGAGTATCCAATGTTTTGGAATACTAAAGGTCGTGCTGAAAATTATGCAAAAAAACATGCTAAAGATTATACAGTATTTGAAATACAATTGTGAAAAATGGGAATTAAAAATGAATTAAGTATTTGTGTTATGTGTAAGGAACTTAAGAATCTACCAGTAGGTAGAGTTACATGTGGATCAATGTGTGCTAAGAAATATAGATTATTAAACACAATCGAAAAAAGAGAATTATTATATAAATAAACATGGAGCTAAATAAAAAAGATTTACTATCGAACGATTTCAAAGAATATAAGGATAACCATTTCCAAAAAAGAGTATGGGAAGGGTCTAATACAAAATATTTTATAAATGTTGAATATTATGAGTTCGATGCATCAGGCATTACGTATAAATCGTTCGAGTGTAAGGTACAATTCATGCACGCAGTATATAATAAGAAAGACATCTGTTACAATTATGATTTTAACTGTTCTGAATTTACCATTAAAGAAATTGAAGGTATCGTTGAAAAATTATTTATAGATGCAAATAAACCATATTACAATAAGGAGTGAATAAAAAAATGAAACAAGAAAAAGATAATGATTATATATCAGAAGCAAAAAGATTAAGATCGCAAATAGCGCAGGGACAACTATCAGTTAATGATTTAGTTGGAATGATAGTTGATTCAAAAAAACAAATAGATTTTTATAAAGTTAGATGTGTAGAAATTAAAAAAGAATTAAATGAATTAGAATGTGATTATCAAGAAATGGTAGATCATCATGATACGGAAAAAAATGAAAGCTAAAACAATACTTGATTGTTCAGACCAAAAAAAGAAGGTCAGGTTTTTAAATTCGTTTAGTAATTTGATATTTAAATATCAGGATGAATTAGGATGTTCATATCGAGATATGCTTGAGTTTACAAAAAAGAAAATAGAAGCGGATTTATTATTTGCTACAAAAGATGGATCTATTAATTATAATTTGGAAGAAAAAAGAAATGCATGTAAAATGAAATAGAATGATATTTAATAAGAAAGCTGGAATAGTAGGAGATATAACAATTGTAATATTAATATTATTCATTGTAGGATATATATTATTGCCAACTGTAATGTATGAAGATGATGATTCTGGATTTACTAAATATGGATGTATTTTTATAAAACCGCAATACAATGAATCGGGGCCGGCTAGAAGTTGCTTTACAAAACATTGGAATTCATACTGTAGAGAAATAGCGCCAAGTGATTGCCCTGATTATAATGCAAATCAAAGTAAATCATATAATCAATATAATAAAAAATGAATGTCCGAAAGCAAAGCTTGAGGTTATGAATGAAGTCCAAATGAAACAACGTGTAGAGAGGAACGAACGAAATGAATGTAACTGATACAATAACAATGCAAGTGTACGATGATGTAAAATCGTTTTTAGTGGATGCTGGACAAATAGCAGCAGATGGAGCAACTCAGGGATTTGAGATAATGGTCATGAAACATTTCTGGGTTGATGGTGTAGTTACACTAATATTATCTATTATAGGAATGATAGCATGGATATTCTTTTTTATTAAATGGATTAAAATATTAAAAGAATCGAGGGAAGATGTATTTATAAGTGCAGCAATGTTTGGTGGAATGATATTAGTAATGTCACTTATAGGATTAATATCTGCCTTATATAGTGGAGCAGCAAATGTATTTATTCCTGAGTATTATGCTATCATGGATATAATTGAAGTTGTCAAATGAGACACACTGGAAAGAAACCGGTAATTGATTATATCGAACATGCTATCTATGCTATCTCTAGAGATATGTTAAAAATTAAAAAAGGAGTTAGAATAATTGATGGTATTAATGATAGTAAGAAATTGTTTAATATTAAAATGCAATTAAAAAACTGTCGTGATGATTATAATCGAAGTCGAGAAAAAAAGATTTAAAAGATTTAAAAAGTATTTATTTAAAAATACTTATAAGTCCAAATGCTGCAAGTACAATAATTCCTACTGCAATTAAAGCAAATCCTGCGAACACAGTTGTTTGAGTACTTGCTACTCCGTCAACATATCCTGTATCATCCATTGTTAAGGATGTATTATCTACACATGGAGCAACTACTGGTCCTCCTAAACATGCATTATCTATTTGTGGAGTTGGTAATGCGTCTTTTACTTTAGCTATAACTAAATATCCGATCATAATTACTATTCCGATTCCTATTGCCGCGATGGCTATTTCCATAAATACCATTTTTATATGATATTAATATTATAGCACTTACTCTTTATATATGTAATTATTTATGACCACTAGATAATAATTACATATATAAACCTCCAGCGATATAACTTACTATCCTGAGAGAGGAGATGTAAAAATCTTCGCACTCTATAACGGTATTAAATTAAAATGGTATTCATGGAAATCGCAATCGCAGCTATTGGAATCGGAGTGGTTCTAATGGTAGGTTACTTAGTTGTAGCTCAAGTTAAAGCAGCATTACCAACAGAAAGTTTGGATAATGAAACAATTGATGGAATTAATTCCGCGCAAACAACTGTTTTCGCAGGTTTTGCATTAATCGCAGTTGGAATTATTGTTCTAGCAGCATTCGGTCTAATCAGTATTTTTAAATAAATACTCTTTTGGCTTTTCACAATTCAAACTAAAGGTTTATAAACACTTAATTATTAATATTTCTTAATGACAAAAACTTCTTTAAAAGTTAGATTGCGAATCAACAAATATAAATACAATATTCTAAAAACATTATGTTTACATTCTAAAAATCTTTATAATCAAGCGAATTATTTAATACAACAATATTATAAATATACTGGAAAATATTTAACTTATTATGATATGTATTATATTATGCGAAATCGTGAAAATTTAGAACATGAAATTAATTTTAAAAAATTAAAATCTGGTGTATCGCAACAAGTACTAATGATACTAGATACAAATTGGAAAGCATATTTTAGAAGTGTTAACGATTGGAAAAAAAATAAATCAAAATATAATGGGTTACCAAAACCGCCTGGATATATAAAAGAATATAATAATTTAGTGTATACATATGTGGTATTTCAAAATAAAAATAAATATATTCAGTTGGAAAAAAAATTAGGAATAAACATAGATATACCAAAACAATTAATAAATAAAAATATAAAACAAATAGAAATAATTTCACGACGAGAATGTTTTGAAGCTGTGTTTGTGTATGATGACGCAGTAAAGTATAAACAAATTGAAAAGAATGATAATGTATTAGGAATTGATTTAGGATTAAATAATATAGCTACTTGTGTCAGTAATAATATAAAACCGTTTGTAATTAATGGTAAACCGTTAAAATCAATAAATCAATATTCTAATAAAAAAATAGCAAAAACTAAAAGTTGCTTGGAACATAGGAATACCGTTAAGACAAGTAAGAAGATTATACAATTATATTATAAACGTAATAATAAAATTAGTGATTATTTGCATAAGGCTAGTAGACTAATAGTTAATAAGTGCGTGGAGAATAATATCTCCAAAGTAATCGTTGGTGATATAAGTAAATCACTTACCAAGATTAATCTTGGTAAAAGAAACAATCAAAATTTCATAAATATCTCATTAGGCCAGTTTGTTGATAAAATAAAATACAAACTTGAGAAGCACAATATTAAAACAATTATAACTAATGAGAGTTATACATCAAAGTGTTCATTCATTGATAATGATACACTTCCACAGAAATTAGATACCAGTAAGAAATTTGTATTTAGTGGTAAAAGAATTAAACGTGGAATGTATAGAACTAAGAATAATATCTTAATAAATGCTGATGTGAATGGTGCTTATAATATAATTAGAAAAGTAATACCAAAGTTTGATATTAATTTATTAAAGGATGGTATAGAGGGAGACACTATGTGTCGTTGGTTACACCCACATAAATTAACTGTATAAGTTTACAGTCTTTATGGTATTCAAATATTATTTAAAACTAAAGGTTTATAAATAATTAACTTCATATATATGTATGGAGGTTAAGTAACTTGATAATAGAAATTTTTATTCTGCTACAGTGTTTTACAATAGTTCTATTTTTACTAGCTTGGTATAGGCAAGAACCGATGATGTGGGTCTTGGGGTTTATTTTCTCTGCAATAAATATATTTGCATCGTACAATGTTGAATATGTTGTTATGACTTTTAGTAAAGGAGTTCTCGAACAAAATATGATATCGATGAGCTACCCAGTAGTTTCGTATATAAATATGATTTTTCTCGCAATAAGTATGTTAATGTTTTTTTGGGATATATTTGATCCTAGGAACGAGCCTCTTCAAAGAAGCGATTAAATAATAACATTATAATAAAATAAATATGGTAGAAAATAACGAAAATAATATAACAGGAGCTAATTCTCAAGTAGTTGAAGCTGAGCAACCGCAACAACAATCAGTGTTTCCATCTAATGTACAAAACACTGGATATAATATGTATAGTGGAATGTCTAATGAAAACTATCCAGTAGCCGAAGGAGATCAAATGATGAACTCATTGATGTCTGATAAAAATATTCCTAAATCAGTATTGAATAAATATTGGTGGGTATTTGCAAAAGATGTTGTTTTAACTTTCTTAGATAAAGATAGAAAGAAAGCTAAATTATTAGCATTTGATATTTCTAGAATTAATTATTTACTAACACTTCCTTATTATCAATACGATTGGAAGATCGAACAGGAGTTAGATAATATTAGAAATATATACGATATTAAATTAGACAGAGCGTTAGGGACAGATAAGTCTACACAGATTAACGAGAGAATAGCACAACGTTCACAGTTTAGTGAACAAAGACAAACAATGTCCGAAGGGGGATCTGGAACCGTTAGAGATGGTTTTTTATCCAGGATGCTTAGAAGGAAATAAATTAAAATAAGCATCACATTAATATAATATAAATATAACAATGGTATTCAAGAAAAAAGTAAAAGAAGAAGTTATTGTAGATCCTATGTCAAGTAGTCCATTTGATAATATGAAGGAACCAAATGTTCCAAAGATTAATACTGAGTCTGTAGAAAAACCTATAGAAGAGATTAAAATAAAAGACCCTGTTGAAACACCAATTGAAAAACCTATAACTATTAAAAAATCTGATGAAGTTATAGAACCAAAAATAACAATTAATTCTGCAGCAAATATTGAGGAATCTCTTGAAGAGGTTGATGGTGATGAAACTGTCGAGATGTCTGAGGAGGAATTCGAAAAATTGAAAGCCTCAGGTGAACTAGGTGAGATAGAAGAAGATAATGTTGTTGATGCTTTACAACAAGGAGAGGAAAATATTGAGGAACTTAAAGGTAAATTGGAAAGACAAAAATTAGCAGATGATGTTAATGAAGGAACCTTTAAACCTGATAAAATTATTGAACCTAAAACTACTCCTAATGTAGAATCTAATATTCCATCACAAGAAGAACTGATTGATATTATTAAAAAACAAGAAGCGCATAATATTCAAATGCAAGAAGCCATGGTTCAGCAACAGCAATCGATGCAAACTATGAGGGCAAAAGAAGTTGGAAAGGTACAACCAGTAAATAATACATACAACGGTAGAAATATGCCATCAGCTCCAGATAGAATCGATGATAGTAATGGACCAATGCCAGGAGCTAAACCAAAATCTAAATGGAATATTTTATCCAAATTAAAAAATGATGGTACTCAAATTCCGAAAGTTATACCTCAAGGACAAAATATAAATAGTTCTGATTTAGTTGGTGGTGGACAAGAGAAAGCAATTAAAGCAAAGAAAGACTTTGATATTATTTGGAAAATAACTACAGGAGTATTTGGATTTTCCACAGTTGGATTACTTGGTGGAATGTTTATGTTTAATGGATCTATGGTATGGATTGGTGGAACATTCACATTTTTTATATTGTTCTTATTGATGTTTGGATTTATTATGTATCTTGGAAAAAAGACTCATGCTATGCTTGAGTTTAAGGCTATGGTTACAGGTAAACCTATTTCATTATTCTTTACCGACCATAAAAGAATTGATTGGAAAGTTATTGAACCCGAGGGAAACATTTTAGTTGATGAACAATATGGAGCTTTCTTAGTAAATGAAAAAGGTGCTTATGTAGATCAGAAAACTAAAAATGTATTCTTAGCATTCAATCCGGCAATTGGATCTAATGCAGCAGTTGAGTGTTTTAAAATTACTGATGTATTATCGAAAGTACTTAGAGATGAAAAATATCTTGCAGAGATTAGAGAAGCTTTATTACATGGTGAATTAGCTGGAGAAGATATCGTATTTCAAATTAATGGTAAGGAAGAAAGATTAAAGAGATTTGATAAGCTTAAAGAGAATGTTGATTTCTCACATTTAAAATCAATACTTAATACATTAATTCCACATGCAATTAATTCAAAAATTGAAATGACTGTGCAGCAAAGAATGGGTGGAGCTTCAAAAATAAATACAGCACAAATTATACTTGTGGCGCTATCTATAATTATGGCTGGAGGATTTGTTATCATGATGCTTAACATGTATGGTGGAGGTGGAGGTACAACAACTATAGTTAAAGAAGTTGCAGCACCAGTAGCAGCTCAAGCAGCATCAACAATAGCAGGATAAATAAAATGAACGAAGAGAATTTTAATTTACCGACTGAAGTGCAACGAAAGGAGGATAAATAAATGGCAGCAACAGGAAATAATAGTTGGAAAAATTACTCGGCAAATTATGCATCGACAGGTCAAGAGATTAAATCTCATTCATCTGTTTTATTTAATGAAAGACTTAATGCTTTATTTATGATGTATGATACCGAGGTTATTGATTTAGATATTAAACCAGACGTTAAAAAGATACTTAGAGCTAGATCATTACTTTCAACCATTTGGAGAAATGTTAGACCTATCATATCTAATAATCCAAAGGCTAGACATATTATGAGTATGAATACTAAACACGATGGAGTGTATACTCCTGATATGGGGTTTAGTCATATACAAGAATGTATAGCTGAAATGGTAATTCAAAATGATTATGCATATCCAAAATTAATGTATACTATACAACAGATACAAAATATTGAAACAATAATCAGAGAGGTTATGCAGTTTTTCAGTTACTTCATTAGACAAGACTCATCACAGAAACCTGATATTAATGTGGCATCACAGAAATACCAGAAGATGGCAGACGAGAAAACGGTTGAAGAATTTAGAGATACACTTGGTGATAGAACACAAATCGCCGATGAATCTCATGAGAAGCCTGTAGGTGATGAGTTTTTTGATGATATGTCAGATTACTTATTATCTGACAAATCGCAGGATGAAGACGATATAAAATTTGCAAATGATACACACGGTGAAACAAAATGAATAACTCAATATATATTAGTAAGCTTTCAGGCATAACTATACCTGAGAAACAATGGAAACTTATGACAAGTGAAGAGAAAATAGAATATGAAACTAGATATAGTTTTAATCTGGGAGTTAATCTTGGAATAATAAGTAATTTTATTTTAACAACTGCTGTCGTAATGATGTCGTACGCTGTATTAATATTACAACAACCTGAGAACTTACAGGATTTAGCAACGATAGGGAACTCTCTTGCCTTATTAATAAAGGCTATTTGGATAGTAGTTTTATCTATGATATCAATTGAATTAGTTACAACACTTTGGAGATTTTATAAGTTATTGAATTGGAAAAAGACTCTTAATTTGAAAGATAGAGAGGATGATAAATAAAATGGTAATGAAGATCGAGAATGAAGTTCGAGTTCTGAATGGAGTGGTAGCGAAATGAAGACAAAAACAATAACAATTAGAAAAATTAAAAGGTCGTCAAAGCCAGTTAATGTTAATCCTGGAATAGTAACTATGAAAGCTGAGAAGTCTCCTAAATTACTGCGTAAGAGTAATGCAAAGCCTATAAAGAAAACAACTAAGTTGAAAGTAAAGAAATGTAAGCCGGCAAAGAAACTTAAAAAATCATTAGTATCTGCAGGTAATAAATTTAAAAAGGCTATACTTTCAAAAATTTAAAAATGGAATCTATAAAAAAATCAAAATCTGATATGTTAGAAATATCTGTACCAAAGGAATGGATACAATCATTTATTACTGCAGGACAAAACTATCAGAACAGAATTGAGTATTTAGAAAGAGAAGAAAAAATATCAGCATATAAATTGCAACGTATTAGGGACACTACAATGTACGACCTTGAAGCTGGAATGGAATATTTTAGAACTTTATTAGGAGTTACAAAACAAGAGGATACCGAATAGATGTCTGCATTTGGAGAGATAGGAGAAGTATCTGTACTTATTGATTATGAGGAATATATGAAACGTCTTGGTCACAAACCATCATATATATATCCTTCAATGGTGGCACTGCGATGTTTCGTAAAGGAAGGATATAATTGGGAGAAGTATGAAGACTATAATAGATTCTTAATAAAACACACCGTTAATAAAAGATCTACTGCTTACTTTGATGTATTAAAGAAATTTGTTAAATGGAAATTTAAGGAAGATAGAGAATTAAAAAATATAGTACTTGAATCTATTCAGATGACAGGTAAAAAAGCTAGAGATCCTAAACCAAGAAACTCTATAATTACCGAAGCTGAACAAATGAGAATAATTCAAAACATAAAAACACCAAAACATCAATTAATAGCATGGCTTCAAAAAGAATCAGGTGTTCGTGCCGGTGATGTACTTCGTACTTTAAAAGATAATTTTAAAATGGGAATGTATACTGATGATGATGGCAGTGTGAGAAAAGTAATGGATATTGTATTTGTTAAGAAAGGTGACAGAGTTGCAAAGATTCCTATTTTTAATCCACATTTAATTCAATACTTAAAAGTACATTTAGAAAATTTAGATGGTGATGAAGATCTAGCGTTTATTAATAGAGATGTTGTTAGTAAAAAAAATAAAGATAATGAATATGCACTTATTCGTAGAAACTATAATTTATATCATGCTGATCTGAAACAAGCTTGTGATGATCTTGGATATGACTCAGGACAATTCTCAACTCACGATTGGAGAAGAAATTTTGCAAATAGAATTTGGGTTGATGTTCTTAAGAAAAATGATATCGTGGCACTCCAACGTGCGATGGGTCATTCACAAGTTGAAACAACGGCAATCTATTTAAGACAATCAGGATTACAAAGTAGAGATATATACAAACAGTCATATGATTTATCTAAATAATTATAATTATTTAGATAATCCAAACGAAGTGTTAGCGAAGTGCAGATTTATCTAAATAATTAATGTAATTAGTACATAATAAAAAATGGGATATAAAAAAGGACATAAAGGATTTACAGGAACAAAGATAAAATCACCTATGCAAAAATTGGTTGATGAATTTAATAGCTTGAAACAAAAAAATTCAAGAAAACATGAAATATATTTAGAGATTATGAAACTTGATGCTGAATTACAAAATAATAAAAAAACAGTGGCAGCTAATTAATATTTTAGGGTCTTATGATATAACTTTTTAAAAAAGTCTTCTAATATAGGCTCTAATTAATTCTATATATGTGAATATATTATCATACATTTCTAAACCATTAAATTCGAGTAGTACAAAGGTTTTAGTATAATCTAAATATATTACATTACACCAACAATAGATAACAAAAGGTTTATAAAGTATTAAGTGTTTATAATATATAACATGGTAAATACTGTTATAGAAGAAAAGAAAGATTTAATTAAATTTAATAGCGAGAATAAAAAAGATCTAATGAGATTTGGATTAGATATGTTTATTGAGAAACAAAAAATTATGAAAGAGAACACTGCATATTTATGGGACCTAAAAAATAAATTTCAAGATAAGGTACAAAGAGATCAAACTCAAAAAATGCATTTAGCATATCAATTAAAATATGGTAACAAAGATATGATTGGAAGTGAACGTAGTGTTGGAAGACCTAAGAAGAAATAATTATAAATGGCTCTAGTCAAATGTGATTTATGTAAAGTCAAGCAATCATTTGCTTTCTGTTATATTTTTAAATGTATTAAATGCGAACACCACAAATTCGAATACGAAGGAGAAATTTATAGAAGTGGTCATGATGGTGGTAAGCATTATTCAAAAGAATGTGAAAAAGATGAAATTTGATATAACTAAACTATTTAGAAAATCTGAATATGAAAAGGAAATCGAAATAGAAAAAAGAATTAAACGTGAGTACTTAAATGTTGCATATAATATTTTAGATAATGATGATTTTAGAAAAATATACAAACATATTCGAGGGAGTGATGAAATAGAAATTGATAATTTATTATCCACCTCTATAAAAACAATAACTAATAAAGAATTAAGATATTGGTATTTTTATATATTATATAATTTAAATGATTTTCAACTTGATGAATTATATGATGCCACAAAATATATAGTTAAAGAGAATAATATAAAAGTCGAAGATTCTAATAAGGAAATTAAATAATATAAAAATGGGAAAAGAAATGATAATTGTAACTCCAGAATTTCTAGAAGAAATATCGATGCATATGACACATGGAATATTATGTGATAAAAAAGTACGTAAACCTAATGGAAGTATTGATGGTGAATTAGTTAATAAATATATTTTAGAAAAACTAAAGAAAGTTTATATTTTGAAAGTTTATATTTTAGGAGCTAAAGATAAGAACATTTCAATTAATAAAAATGAAATCAAATAAGATACTAACAATAAAAGATCAGATTGGATATGTAGCAAGTATATATGGATCTGATGATCATGCTGAGCTAGCAGACATATGTAAATCAAAAGATTGCGAACCTATGACTGTAGTAGAACTTGAGGATCTTCAGGATACACTTAATAATTTTCTTATCGATTACTGGAGAGAAAGTCATGAAGGTGATAAGTATAAACAATATATTAGCTGTGATGATTTAGATTACTTGGTTAATAAACATTTTGGAGCAATCATAGATATTAAGACTCTCCAGGAACTTGAAAACCCTTTTCCAGTCCCTGCTGAATGTGATTATAGTAATTTAGATGGTAAATGTAAAAATTGCCATGATAAAAAAGAAAATGAATAATACAAAAGAAGAATTTATAGAAGATACTAAAGGTCTAAAAGTACTATGTGCTCGAATCGTTAAAGGTGATAGTACATATCAAGATGAAGACGAATGTAAGACATATATTCTAAAACAAGGGTACACTAAAGAAGAATATAATATCTTTTTAGAATCGCTAAATTTTACATATGATGATGGTTATGGTGGACAAGAGCTGTTTGGAATTATATGGTGTGAAGACAGTACTTGGTTATCAAGAGGAGAATACGATGGCTCTGAATGGTGGGAAGTAAATAAATATCCTGAAATTAGTAATGATATGAAAAGATGAAAATGACTTACAACCTAAAGGATATAAGATAAATGAAATTCGATATAAAAAAATTAAAAAAAGAATACGATAATACAGGTAAGGAATCTATAAATGATGTTATTAATAAAAATGCCAAGCAAATCTTAGAAGATTATGATGAGTATTATGACGATGTAAAATATGCAATATTAGTTAGAGCTATTCAGATCATGCAAGAGAGCAATACAAGATATGCTGTTTATGATAAGGTAGATAAAGTCTTTAAAGATAATAGTGAGAATAACTTGAAAAAGGTTTTAGAAATACTTTCAGATAAATGACTTACAACCTAAAGGATATAAGATAAATGAAATTCGATAAATTACCAATAGAAAATCTAGTAGAGATCGATGTATCAGATATGAAAGATAAACTGCTTCATAGTGATAGCTGGGATAAAATAGTATCTATTCGAGATTACTGTGATGAGTTACTAGAACACTCAGACGATGAATATCCGAGACCTAAAACTATGAACCAGACTATTAACTATATCATAAATAAGCTAGAGGATATGAGAGACGAATGAAATATGAAGTGTCTAAATTATAAGTGTAATATTGAATTTGAAAAGGAACATAAGAATCATAACTTCTGCTGTATTGGATGTAGACGTAGACAATACTATCAGGATAATATAGTTGCTATGAAGGCCCAGCATAAGGCGGATCGTATTAAACATTTAGATAGATTCATGGCTCGTGATAAAAGATATAGAGAATCTAATCGAGAGAAACTGCGTCTTAGAAGTCTTGTATATGAAATTGAGAATAGAGAGAAACGAAGATTGAAATCGAAGAAGTATCATAAGACTCATAAAGAGCATGGGAAAGCTTACGCAGTAGAATACTATCAGAATAATAAAAAGACTCTATGTTTACAGTCTAAACTATTTTCTAGATATAATCTATCTGTACCTATGAAAGAGATAGAATCAGATTATTCTAAGTATGAAGCGATGTGTTTATGAATTTAGTAATTAAAAATGTATGTTAAGAAAATTAAAAAAAATAAAGTATGTATAGTATGTAATGAGAAATTCATAGCTGCTAGAAGTGACACAAAAGCATGTTCTAAAAAATGTAGATCTAAAAAATATGTTGATAGTAATAAAGATAAGATTAAACAATATAATGCCGATCATAGTATGAAACATAGAAAATATATGAAACAATATAGGATAGATAATCGTGATAAGATTAAACAATATAATATAGATAATTCTGAACATATTAAAGTATATAGAAAACAATATAGAGCAGATCATATAGAACAAACAAAAGCGTATAAAAAACAATATAATATAGATAATGCCGAGAGTATTAAAGAATATAGAAAACAATATAGAGCCGAATACGGTGAGTGGCTCAAGGCGCAAAGTAAAATATATTATAGAGAAAACATAGAACAGTTCAAACAGTATGCTATAGATAATTCTGAGGGTATTAAAGAATATCAAAAACAATATTATATCAAATATAAATGTATTATTAATAGTAATAGAAATCTATATTATAACTTAAATTCTGATCGTGAAAGGTTTTATAGTTCATTATATAATAAGACTCATAAACAGGAACGCACTATATATAATAAAAAATGGAATACATTAAATAAAAAATATATATCATTATATAATAAGATAAAAAATAAAACAGGTGTATCATTACCTATAGTGATGATTCGTGAAGGATATGAAGAACTATCTTCAATACATATATAAAGATGGAATATAAAAAGATCGAGAAACACAGCGTAGTAAAGATCTGTGAAATATGTGGTAAAGACTTTATAGATGAAACTAAAAGTCACTGTCAGAGAATCTGTGGATCGAGAACTGAAAGTTCGAGTTCCGATGGAAGCGAAGTGAAAGGAGGGAATAAAGAATGTCAATTAGAAAGAGATAGAAGACGACAGAGAGCATATTATAAATCTAATGATTCATATGCTGCAAAAGCTAAAAGAGCTACTAAAATCTATTATAAGAATAATACTAAAAAATGTTTAGCATACCAGCAGCTATATAGAATAGAGAATCCAGAGGTTATTAAATATCATAATACGAACTGGAATAAAGATAATAGGTCAGAGTATAGTAGAAAATATAATAGATCCTGGAGATTAAAGAATTTAAAATATGAACAGTTAAGTGATAAAATAAAATGGAGAATAAAAACTACTATTCCTATAGAAATTATACGTGAGAAATATTCAGAATTATCAGATACATTTATAAAATCCGCATAATACAGTAGCATTATGCGGATTTTATAATATATAAAGATGGAAACTATAACACTAACTGAACACGAAATATGTGAAAAATTAATAGAATATATAGAGGATATGCTTAATGAAAAGAAAAATGACTTTAAGGTAATGAATAAAAATGATAGAGTTATACTTACTGAAGTATGGGAACTTATGAAAAAAAAAATAAAATAAAAGATGGAAGATAATCACGATAACATAATGTATCCGAAAGCATCGAAGACCGAAGGTCTGAGTTGCGATCGAAACGAAGTGAAGAGAGCAGTTAATAAAAAAGACTGGAAATTAGGTGATAAATTTATTAATGCTAGAAAATATAAATCTGGAGAGGATACATTTATTTACACTATATATCAGTTTCATAGTGACTGCACTAACTTTATATGTGCTAGATCAGAAGATGATTCATGTGGAATTTTATTTGAACCTGGAGAGATTATACCTATAAATGGAAAAATGTATATAGAACTCATGGATACTAGAATAGCTAGAAAGGAACAGGAAGTAGCTGATCTACGAGCTGAGAGAAATGATATATTATATGGATTTAAAAAATGATGAAAAAAATATCATATACGCAGCAGGAATTAAAAAATCATAAGAAAGCATACATATCCATAGCTCTACTTTTCGGTGGGGGAATATTAATAGTCTTTGAAAGTATGTGGACATTTACTATCGGATGGTTCTCTATATGTCTAAGTTGGTTTCTTATTGCAGCTACAGCATACTCGCATGGATGGGAATTAAAAAGAATATCCGAGCACGAAGTGCGAGATTATGACCGTAGCGAAGTGGAGAGAATAAGTATGGATGATGACTAATATCTTAATTACATATACTTCTTTCATTTCGCTACGTTGCACTACACTCGTGAATATTATTAAAGCTAACGCTTTAATTACATATATAAATTATTAACCATATATAATATATATGAATGAATTTCTAAAGACATTAATAGAAGGTCTAGTATTTACATTATTAATTATGATCATTGTGTTCTCAGGGATTTATGGAATGTTATTCGTGTTAGATACTAAATATAACACGCACGTCCTTACAGAACCTCTACCAGTTTTTAAACATAATAATATACAGAATTCTCATAGTGAATATAGATCAGGCCTATTACATCATATGGCTAGGGAATTAAACTATACAGTGAATGTAGTCGCTGGAGCAAGTATGGAGCCTACTATTTTCGACGGTGATAATTTTATATGCGATCCTAAATTAACTCCTCAGATAGGAGATATAGTTCTAGTTAATAGAATTAATAATACCGAGTATGTACATAGAATACGCGCTATTTATTCAGATCATGTAGTTACTCAAGGTGATGATAATAACTATATAGATCCAGATATTAATATGTCTGATATAGAATGTGTGGTCGTAGGTGTATACTACTGATACCTCATTACACTTCACTATCAATCGTAACCTCAAGCTTCGCTCTCTTCACTTCGTTTCGATCGTAACCTCAGACCTTCGGTCTTCGATGCTTTCGGATTTTCGGATACTACTAAATAGAAACATTTATAAATACTTAAGTACTTATATATTTAACAAGATGATGAATGGTAAATTAACAGATAGATTAAAACATTTAGATACATTAAAAGCTAATGATCTAAAGGAGATGGAGGACCATTATCAGCGATGGTCTCGTAAATGTGGTGAATGTGACTGCTGCGATTTTAATTATTCCTTAGTTCAAATATATAGATTCGAATCAGAATATCACATACAGGATAGGCGTAAAGGAGATATTCATGATAGAGTAGAATCATATTTAAATAAATTAAATATACATCCAACTGTATATAAGAAATAAAAAATGCAAAGACAATTACTAAACGATACCAAAAGATTAATAGGTAAATACAGAAGAAATTACTGTAATAGAAAATACGAAGCTGAAGATCTAATATGTGATATTCAGAACAGGCAAACTGCGTGCGCTGTAACTTTCGAAAAACAGATAGCTGATCCTAAGGTACTTAAAATCTTTAGAGAAGTTTATGGTAACTATAGTAAGGAAGGTCTCGCTAGGCCTATACAGCGAGTTATAGGAATAAGTAAATAAAAGATGGCAAAAGAAATAAAAGTGTGCGCCGCATGCGATAGAGATTTTAAAGTAAATAAAGATAGTCATATAATTAGATGTCCTATATGTAGACAAGCTAATAATAATTATAAATATAATTATAGAACTAGGCGTTCAGATTTCATTAAAAAATATAATACTTACTTCGATTTAAATCGAATTAATAGTACAACCGGATTCTTTAATCTAGGACTTAATAAATGCTCATTAGAATTAGGAACTAAAATAGATAACATACAGGATTATGATAAACATATAGAACATATAAGATCGATAATTTCAAGACTGCAAAGTGATATCTTAAAACTTAAAGTATTAAGTCATGAACGGAACGAAGAGAAGTGAATATTACTAAACTAGAATCACTAAAAAATAAAAATGAATGAAATCATTATGAATAATATAGTAAAAGAAAATATAGAACTCAATAATAAAATAGAGATTTTATCAAATACAATAGAGACTTTAAGGATAAAGATTAAAAATCAAGCAGATCATATTACTAGAGAAAATAAAATTAGGTCAAATGAAAGGCCTAAGATTATAAAGATAGTATCTCCTACTAAGGAATCTGAAGGTCATGAGATTAAAAGATTACATAAACTCATACATAACTTAACTGAGAAACATTTAAAATTACAAGAGAAATCTGTAAAATATATAGCAAGGAATATGCAACTACAAGATGAACTTAAGCGCGCATCTTATTTAGATATTACAGGTAAATTCATATTCGCTAAATGTAAATTAAAATCCTATACAGGCTATGTACTTAAAGAAACTCTAAGACATATAATTATCGAAACAACAGCAGAAGATCCATATCAATATATATTTCATAAGAATGAAATAAGAGGCGTGAAGATCTTTCATGATTTATATACTGAGGATCGAGAGACAAAAACTGAGTTTCGAACGAAACTCCGTGAAGTGAGGAACTAACAAATATGACAATAGAAAAGAAATTAGAATCATTACTGCATGTGGGAGATCTATGTACTAAGTTACAAGAAAATATGTATTATAAAATACAAGACCATTATAATTTATCTGATAAAGATATGAAACATAAATGGCTTATGTACCAATTCAAATCAATGCAAGAGGATTCAAGTATTAAATTAAATAAATGTTTAAGCGATATCGAAAATACTGCCATAGATAATTATAACAAAGATCCTAATGCTATGGGATACGTATATAAATTTGACAAGAGGTAAAGATAATGGAAATAAAACAACTAAGAGAAATAATTAATAAGAAAGCATTCGATAATATGAATGTAAGAGTTATGGTTGATGGGCATAAAGTAAATGAATTACATATAGGAGTAATTAATAACGAAGAAGGATTCTGTAATATCATTCTCAGTTTCTCAGAACTTTAATATAAAAGCATGGAAGAACTAAAAATAACTAATAAACATGAAAGAGATAGTAGGATAGTTTTCGATGAGGAACCTCATATATACTATATAGATAAAGTAGCTTATGATATTTCTGTTACAGGATTTATTCATAAGTTCTTTTCAGAATTTAACCCAAAAGAAATCATAGATAAGTATTATGATAAATGGCAACTAGATCAGTCGAGTAAATATAAAGGTATGAGTAAAGAAGATATAGAAAAGTCCTGGACAGATAATGGTAAGCTGCAGAGCGAACTAGGAACTAAGATGCATCTAGACATCGAGAACTTTTATAATGGAAAAGAAATCGATAATGATTCGATTGAATTCGAATTCTTTTTACAATACTTTAGAAAGCATATATACTTAGAAGCATACAGAACCGAGTGGGAAGTTTTCGATGAGAAGCTTAAACTTGCAGGATCTATAGATATGTTATATAAAAATACTAAGACCAATAAATATGTTATATGTGATTGGAAAAGATCTAAAGAAATAAAGATGCGTAATAACTTTCAGAAGGGATCGAGTCCAGTTAGTCATTTAGACGATTGCAATTTCAATCATTACTCATTACAATTAAATGTATATAAACGATTACTAAAAATCAATTATGATATAGATGTAGAAGAAATGTTTCTAGTAAGATGCCATCCAAACGCTTCAGACTATGAAAAAATTATAGTAAGTAATATGGATAAAGAAGTAGATCTACTTTTCACTTTTAGAGAAATGCAACTGAATAAAGAAATTGATTTCAAATTTGATTGTATTTGAAATTGAAATCAAAAACATTTTAATTCAAAATAATTTTTACTAGGCATGCCTAGACCAGCACTAGAAAATCTAGGCATGATCTTGTTCTCTAATTTTTCCTAGGCATGATCTTGATCTCGATTTTTTCAAATTCTTATAAAATCAATTTCGTATTTAATATCAATCGATTTCGAATTCAATTAAAATCAATTTCGAATTCAATCGAAATAATAAAACACCCATACGAAATCGATATAATACACTATTGAATAAAACACGAAATAAACATATTTTTCTAAGTAGTAAAAAAGTTTTTATTTTTCACTTTTTAGTTATAAAAATATACTCAAAAAATAAACTTATACTTTACTCTTTTATAGTGGTTATAAAATGTTATAAACATTTAAGTAGTTATTTTATTATTAAGTGAAAAGATAAAACTTTTTATTTAAACTTTAAAAAATAAAAATGAATAATATAAAAATAATAAAAAGTTTTGATTCATATAAAACTTATATTTTAGGAGTTAAAACAAAAATGAATATAAAGCAATTAAGGAGCTTAAAAAAGTTTTTTAATATGAGTATTATAAAAAGTAATAATCTTTATAATATGGACTTACTAAGGACTATAAAAAGGAGTTATAAAAATGAATAAAGAAATAAAAAAATATGAAGTAAGAGAAATAAACACAAGTGAAGTAATGTATAAACATTGCTTTAATAATGAAATTATTTATTTAGGTAATGATTTATATTTATTAGATATTGACAGTTTAGGCGATAGAGATTTTATATTATATGAATTTGAAGAAGATTTTATATTAGAAAATTCTACAAAAATAAATGATTCAGATTTAACAACAGAAGATATAAAAAACGAAATTAAATATTTAAAAACTAGTTTAGAAAATGATTTAGCAATTATAAAAAGTTTAGAAAAATGAATAATTCAAAAATATATAAAGGTTATAAAATTATTTTCGAACCAAAATTTAAAGGTTTTAAAGTAAATGTAAGTAAAAATAATTCTTTAGAAAGTGGACAAGAGTTTTTAAGTAGTAATATTGATACTGCTTTTAAACTTTCTAAAGAGTGGATAAATTTGGAGTTAAAAAAATGAATAAAAAATATTATAGTATTGAAGAGTTTAAAGAATTAAAGGAATACTCAAAAGAGTATAATAATATTAAAAATGATTTAAAGGATTTTAAAAAATCTTATTGTTTTTATATTATAAAAATTAATAAAGAAAATATTGCTTTATTTGTATTTGATAAATATGAATATAATATAAATTTATACTATCAAAACGAAATTATAATTTATAATAATTTTGATAGTTTTGATTATTCAAGTATTGAAAAAAATTTAATAGATGAATATTATTTAAAAGATTATATAACTAAAAAACTTGAGGTTTTAAAATGAATAACCTATTCAAAAAAGATTTATTAAAACCTAAATTTAAAGGTTTTAAATTGTCTAATAAAACAAAAGTTAAATTAAAATTTATTATTAAACATATTATATTTAATAAATTTTTTAATCATTTATTTAGTAGAAAAGAAAATTTAAATTTATATAATGTTTTAACAAGTAAATTAAACCACAGAAAAATAAATATAAAAAAACATTATATTATTATAAACTAAAAAAATGAATATACCAAATATATTAAAAAATAAAAGAAACGGCGACTTTATAGAAATTGAGTATAAAGAAAATTTAAATAATATGGAGTTAAGAAAATGAAAAAAATAAAAATTTCAAATAGTGACGCAGTTTTTAAGAATATTAAAAAACATTTTGATTTATACCAAGAAAATTTTATATTAATTGGTATAAATTCAAATAGTGAAATATTATTAAATGAAGTAATTTTTAAAGGGGGTGTAAATAATTGTAACATTGATTTAAAGATTATATTTAAAAAATTATTATTAAATAATTGTACTAGTTTTTTTATTGCACACAATCACCCAAGTAAAAATTTAAATCCAAGTCAATCAGATTTAACAATAAATAATAAAATAAAAAAAGCTAGTGAAATATTAGATTTAAAATTATTAGATAGTTTAATATTTAGTGATAATAATTTTTATTCGTGTTTTGATAATGAGGTTTTATAAAGTGGTTAAATCAAAAATTATATTTATCAAAACTAAAGAAAATTGTTTTAAACAAATTGGGAGTTTAAAATCTTTACATTTGGTTAAATGTAAAGTCATAAATGAATATATTACTTTAAATAATATTGTAAATAGACATAATCAAATTAAAGAAAATACTACTTTAATAATTTTACATAATAAAAAAGAAGTGGAATTTAAATATAAAAAATCTAAGGAATTTAAATATATAAATTATGATAAATTACAAAACTTTTATTTTAATTTTTTACACGGATTTTTAAACAACTTTGAAAATATTTATATTATATATTTGAAGAGAAATAAACAATATTTAAAAGTTACACCTTTTAGTAATATAAATAAAAATAGAGATAATTTTAAAGACATAATCACACCACTTTTAAAATTATATAATGATTAAAAATAAAGAACGATATTAAAAATTTAATTTAAATTAAAATATCTATTTGAATTAAAACGAAATTAAAGAACACAAACCGTGCCTAGATCTCGATGCCTAGATTTTAAAGAACAAACTGTGCCTAGATTTTTTTCTAGGCATTTAGATAATCATTATTTTTTAACTATCTTAAAACATACCTTAAACTATAATATACTTATACTTAGAATATATAAAAGCATATAAGAAGACTTTTTTAAAAAGTAATGTTATGACATAACTTAAAACCTTTATACTTAAAATTTAAAATAAATATTATAGTGTCACTTGTCATTATATAAAAGTGTGTGTAAAATACACCACCTTAACGAAAGGTTTATAAATACTTAAGTACTTATATAATTATCAAGTGAAGAGATAAAAACTTTTTACTTAAACCTTAAAAAATGAAAAAAGAAATAAATAAAAAAACTTATGATTTAAAAAAATCACAAGATAATAAAAATAGTGAAGAAGTTATAAAAGCTAATATAAAAAATGTTAGTAAATTTAATTTTAAAAAAAGTAATGAAATAATTAAAACTAATAATAATAAATTAACAACTTCAAGAGTTGCAATAAATAAAAAAGTTGAAGAGTTTAAATTTAATTTGGAACAAAAGACAAAAGAAGAAAATAAAAAACTAAGAGAAGAAACAAAAGAAGAAGAAGAAAACCAAGAGATTATAAACAAAACTAGAAGAGAGTTAAATTATAGATTTAATTCTTTTTATAATTTTAAACCAAGTGTTTTAAACAATATGGATAAAATTAAAAACTTTGAATTTTATGAAAAAGGCGAAATTTTAAAAACTTTTAAAGACGATAAAAAAGAGGGTTTAGTTTATTATCAAACTAATAATAATAATGTTAATTGTTATAGTTTAGGTTTTAGCTTTTGGAGTATTTACGACACTTTAAATTTATTAAATAATAGGTCAAGTGTTTTTTATCAAAATAAAATATACTTTTCAAATAGAGTTAGATTTAATTATAAAAATGAAAAAGATTCTTTTAATTTTCATACCGATTATTTAATAAAAAACTTTTCAAGTATTACAGAATTAAAAGAATATTACGAAAAGAACAAAAATAAAATCGAAAACAATATAAATAAAAAACTTGAAATTGTAGAAAAAGAATTAAACCTTTATAATAAATTGTTTAAATCAAATTCAGATTTTAAAAAACATTTCCAAGAAGAAAAACTATATTATATTATAAATAATTTTGGTTCAAGTATAAGAGATAACACTTTAAAAGATTGGGATAAAAAAAATAAATCAAATTACAATAATGAATTAATCGAAATACTAAAAGATTTAAATTTAAAATTAGACTTTTCAAATAGATTTGATATTAAAGTTAAAGAGGTTTTATAAAATGGTTTCTATGCAATATATAAAAGAATTAGAATTACAAGACGGAATAAGTTTAAACGCTTATTTTGAATATATTTATTTATCTTTAATTAATGGACAACGAACACAAGTAAAAGAATTAATTAATAAATTAAATAAACCACAGAAATTAAATTTTCACGATTATTTAAATATGGTTTATCAAAACACAGAATATAAAAACGAATTAATAAGAGGTTTAATTTAAAATGGAAAATATAGAAAAATTAAAAAACAAAGTTAAAGAATTAAACAATATTATTTATAATATGGAACAAGAAAAATTTTTAACTAAGGTTGAATGTGTAAAATTTAAAAATAATAATAATGGTGATGTTATTAATTTATTAAGAATATTAGATAAAGAATTAAAAAATAAATTAGAAATTAGAAATTTATATAGTTGTAAATTAAAAACTAAAAACTTTCTAGTGTCTTTTAATTATTGTAATAGAAAAAATAAAATATTATTTACTTTTGAAAAAGGTTATTTTTCTCATTGTGAATATATAGACATAACAACAATAATTAAAAGATTTAAAACTTTAAGATTTGAATTATATTATAATATAGAATATAAAGAAATTAGCTTAAATATAAATATTAAATAAAAATGGAACGAAAAGAATATTTATTAAAAATAAAACAAACTAAAGAAGATATAAAAAACGCAGAAACTAAATATAAAGATTATTCAAATAAAAACGATATTATACATAATCTTAAAATAAGTTTAGATATACAAGAATTTAATTTAAAAGAGGGCAGATTTTAAAAATGGAATATTTGAAAACTAAAGATAATTTAAATTTAATAGGAAAGAGAGCAAGAATAAAAAACAATGTTTTAGGATATTGTAGTTTTTTATATAATTGTGAAGGAATTATAAAAAATGTTAATGATAAAATTTATCTCGAATTTAATAAAATTGCATATAGAGATGAAACAGACAAAATAAATAAATCTCCTTTTGGTATGAATGGGGTTTATATTTGTTATGGAGTTATAGAGGTTTTAAATTAAAATGAGTCAATATAAAAAAGATTTAATAAAAGAAATGAAAAGTTTTAATATTGAAATTAATAAAAAAGGTATTATGAGCAAAGCACATATATTATTAATATTAAATACTATTGATTCAATAAACGATTTAAATACTTTATATATTATAGGTCATAGCTTTTTTGAACAATTAGTATTTTTAAAAATTGATTCAAGAGATTATTTAAAAGTTTTACAAAGTAGATACAATATTAAAAAATGAAACAGAAAACAGAAATTAAAATAAAAACTAAAAGAGAAAATAAAGACTTTTCAAATAAGGATATAAAAGAAATAAGAAAAGAAATAAGAAAGAGCGTTAATAATTCACAGACTACCGAAGAAGATTTAAATTTAAAGCTTAATGAAATTGATAATGTTTTAAAGAACAAGAAGAAAACACATAATAAATATTATATGAGAGAATTATAAAACCTATTGGTTTTATATATCGACTAAATAAAATGAAAGGAGAATTATAAAAAATGAATGAGGAACAAAGCGAAGAATTAATAAAAGTTTTAATTGATGTAAAAGAAGAATTAAAAAATATTGTAAAGGTCTTAAAACCTAAGCAAGAAATAAAAACCGAAATAGTTAAAAAACATTTATTATCTATGCAAGAGCAAAGACTTATAAGATTTAAAAATTATGTTACTTCAAATAATTTTTATAATACATTAACAGAAAAACAAAAAGAAGAGTTATTAAATTTAAAATGATGAAACAATATAAATATAAAATACAATGGTTAATTGATGTTAATAAGGACTATAAATTTAATAATGAAATTAAACAATTATTAAATATTATAGGAGTAAGAAGTTTAGATAAAATTGTTTTAAGAGATAATGATTATAAAATTATTGATACATATAATAGTTTTATTTGTTTTCCTTATGGCTTAGCAGAAAAAGAAACTTTAAAATATATTAAAAAACAAGTTAAGAAAAATAATAAAATTGTTTATGTTGATTTTGTGAGGACTTAAAAAAATGAGTTGTAAATATAAATTAAAATCTAATAAACATAATTTAAATTGTTTATCTTTATTTGAAGTTGTAGAATATATAAAACTTTATGATAAGGATAATACTATAAATAAAATTGAAATAACAAAAGACACAATAAACAAAGAACAAATAAAACAATACTATAATATTTAAACTTATTATTACTTTTATATATTGTTTATTAAAGTCTTATTAGCTTTGATAAACTCATTTTTTAAAAGTTTAAGTATTAGTACAATTTTAAAATAAAGGTCTTAAATAAACCTTTATATAATTCTATTAAATAAAACAAATTAGATATATAATAAAAAATATTTTTATACAGATCATGCCTAGATTGAAAGTATGCCTAGATTTTTAAACTTACTTAGATGCCTAGAGTGAAATAATATTCACTACTTTAATATATTATATTGTTCTTAAAATAATTAAAAAATTAATGAAATTATATTATAATTTAAATTTAAATCAAGTGACATAAGTCTAGGCATCTACTTTAAAGTTGTGTATAGAGTGTTTTAATACTTGTTAGTATCTTATATTAAATATTAGAAGAGATAATAAAAAAGTAATGTTATGACACCCTAAAAATTAAAATACTCTATACACTCATATATTTAATTATATAAAGTGTGTGTAAAATACACCACCTTAACGAAAGGTTTATAAATACTTAAGTACTTATATATTTATCAAGTGAGAGAGTCACAACATAGACACTTTTACTTAAACTAAAAATGGATAACGAAAATAATAAACAAAACAAAAAAACAGAATTTAAGGATTTAACAATTATGTTAAAAGTTGGTTGTGTTGGTGGAGTAATTACAATTATAAGTTTTACTATTAATTTCTTTATAGGATTCTTTGGAGCTTTAATTTAAAATGAAAAATATAAAAGAAACTACTATTAAGAAATATATATGGAACTATATTAGAGATAACTATTCTAGTGAAATTGAAGAGTATAAAAAACACCTTAAAGAATTTGAAATTAAATTGAATTTGAAAGAAGAAATAATTGAAACTGTTTTACAAGGATATGATGAAAACCATTATGGAACAGAATTATTAAATGGTAGTGATGAAAACGATATGGATATGTGGGATAGAGTAACTAGATTTAGAGATGAAGTTGAAGACCAAGATTTAGATGACTTAATTAAGTATATGGATAAAGAAGAAGAAATATTTTGGGATAGGCAGTATATAGATAGCGATTGGATTATGGAAGATATTATGCATGAATTCAAATGGGATAAAAAAGATTATGATAAATATACTAATTATTGTGATAGTTATCAAGGTAGTTTACATTTAACAAATAAATACTTCGAGGGTATTAATTCATTTAATCAAGAGTATAGAAATAAAAATGATATTGAAGAACACTTAGCTTATAATTTCGATTTAATAGAAACTATGAATATGATTTTAATTGAAAACTATAAAGGGTATGATGTAGATTATAAAGAATTTAGAAAAGAAATATCAAATACAAAAACTAAAGTTAAAGAGGAATTAGAAAAAAGATTAAAAGAATTTAATAAAGAGAAAAATACAATTCTAAAAGAATTAAAATTAGTTGATTGTAATAATATTTATTTAGTTGGATTAATTGAAAGTGATTTAGCAAGTAAAAATATAGAGATTAAAAGTATTATAGAGGTTTTAAAATAAAAATGGTAAAAATTAATGAAGAATATATTATAGAACAAGGTCAAGAAGTTTATGGGGATATTAGAAATACAATAGATGAAGTTTTATTTAATGAGGATTATTAAAATGAGTGTAACGAATTTTAATAAACTGAACGAAACGAAGTGTAGTGAGGAATACTAAAATGAATGTAAAAGAATTAAAACAATTACTTACTAAGTTTGATGATAATATTGAAGTGTTAATATCTATGGATAGTGAGGGAAATATGTATCATAATTTAGATGATATTTATCATAATAAAACTCAATTGGTTTTATATCCAAATGATGAAGATATAGAGGTAGATTAAAAATGGAAATTAATACAAGACTTGAAATGAGCGAATTAATACTTGATTTAATTGTAAAGAAAAGAAACACAGATTTAACACCAATTGAAAATAGAAGTTTAGAAATATTACAAAGAGTAAGAGAAGAGGATTTGAGCGATAGTGAAATACCGAATGAAGTAAAACGAAATGATGATAATTAAAAATGGAAAAAGAATTAAAAGAATATTATGTAGATTTTGAAAGTATTATTGTTATGGCTAGAGATATAGAACACGCTAGGGAATTAGGATTTGAGCATATAAATAAATGTGATGTAGAAGTTACAAATATAGAATTAAATTAAAAATGGAAAATAGATATAATTTAAGAATTGGAAACGATAGTAAGATTTACATTAATGGTGAAGTTATTAATGATGAAATATTCACACAAGAAAAATGTGGGTATGTTGTTGAAGAAAGAGATGAAACTATTAATAATCTAATTAATTGGATTAGTGAAAATTCAAGTAATCACGAAAGAGAATTAATGAAAGATGATTTAAAATATTTAATGAGTTGTACCGATAAATATTTATTTAGTGATGTATCTACAAATAGTTATATTTTAGAAGAAACTGATATTTGTGTATTTGATAATATTTGTGAGGACATTTTAAATTTAAATCGAAATGGTAATAAAGTTATGAAAAGATATAATGTATCTTTTTTAGTATATGAAAGAGTTTGTCAATACATTGAAACTGATGAAACTGATGAAGATAAAATATTTGAAATGGCAGTAGATAAAGCGACAAAAGAACAAGAAAAAGTATATTGGCAAGTTGATAATCATATGATTGGAACTGATGTAGAAATTGAGAATTTGAGCGATAGCGAAATACCGAATGAAACGAAGTGTAATAAGGGGTTAGATTAAAATGGGAAGATTCGTGACAGGAGAAGGCTTTGAATGGAAATTTGCTTTTGGAACTCAAGATAGTAGTTTTGGAGAAGTACTTGAAGAGATATTAAATGATGATGATGATAATTATGTAAATAGATTTGTTGGAACACAAAATCAAGGAGAACAATTAGAATTGTATATTGATGATATTAAAGATTTAATCAATATAATTAAATCCTATATTGGAGAAGACTTTAAAATTATTGAGTGGGATAAAAAAGACACTTATTCAAGTGAAGAAGAAACACGAAAAGGAGCAGATAAAAAATATTGGGATAAATTAATGATGTTAAAATTTCAAAAATATTTAGAAAAAGAAAACTTTTGTGAAGAATATTTAAACTTTTATGTGGAGTATTAAAAAATGGTAAGAGATGTAAATACAAATATATATTTAAGAGCTTATTATAATAAGTTTAACTATTATAATACTCGAAAAGAAATTGAAAGCTTATCAAGATTTTCAGATAATGATTTAAAATATGGTTTGAAAGTAATGCAAGATAATTCATTTATTAAACTTAAAAGTGATAGACTCCTTTATATTTTTAGTGAAATTGTTGATGTACTTGAAAACCTTAATACTTACAAATGTGAGAAATGCAATACAATATATTATACTAAAGAAGATTTAAAAGAATGTGAATGTTTTATATATGAGGAATTAGAAAAATGAAACAGATTAAAAAACAATTATTATATATAGAAAATTATGATACCGAAAATGAAAAAGATATCATAAAGGAATTTGATACTTTAAAAGAAGTGTTTGAATTTATTGATAAAGAACAATTAGAAATATATACTATTTATGTTGAAATTGATAACAAGTGTTATAATATATGTACCGAAGAAGAGGGGTTAGAATTTAATTAAAAATGAGCTTTGAACATAACGAAATAATTGAGAAAAAAGATTTTTATTGTAGAACTTGTAGTGAATGTGGGAAAGGAATGAATGAGGGTTTTTTAGTTGGTGGTGGAATGGAATACTATTGTACTGATGAATGCTTACATAAACATTACACTAAAGAAGAATGGGAAAATGAAATGTATAGTGATGATAGTGATGAAAATTATTGGACAGAATGGGATATTGATGAAGAGTATGAACAATATTTAGAAGATAATAATTTCGAATTAAAACAGAATTACATTACAAATAATCAAGATATTAGAATGATAGAAAAACATATTTATAATCGTGATTATGATGACCTAAGCGATTATGGAAAAGGTATAAGAGATTTACTTAACTATCTAAATAAGAGTGAAGAAATAGAACAAAAAGATTTAATATATTGTGAACTAAAAGCGAGGAATAAATAAGAAATGGTAAATAAAAAATTAAAAAATTATAGAGTTTTTATGGTTAGAGTTTTTAGAAATGTAAAGTCATATGAAGTAAAAGCAACAAGTGAAAAAGAAGCTGAAAAATTGGCTGAAAAGGTAGCATACAAAACTAATAATCAATATGAATTATTATACAATAGTGTAGATAATGGATTTTGTGAAATAAATTCAGTAGAAATTAAAAAACTAGGATATCATATTAGCGATGAAACAAAACCTTTTAAAGTTAAAAAAATATTTGAAAACGATATTGGGAAAGTATATATTAGCAATGAATAAAAAATGAATAAAAAATGAATAAAGAAAATGTACTTGTAAAACCAATGAGTGATATAGATTATTTACAATTTAGAATTACTGATTTAATCAATTCTAAATATAATATAGAAACAACAATTATTAATGTAAATAGATTATTTGAAGATTATAAAACTAAAGAGAGTACCGATAAAAAACTAAGAGGAATTGGATTATAAAAAAATGGTGAAATTAATAAATATAGATAATTGTGTAAGTGCGTGGAGTGTTTTTGAAATTTCAAAAGAATTAGGATTGACTAATGAATTTGAAGAATGGAAAAATCAATTAGATAACACCTTTGAATGTTATGGAACTTATGAAGATGAAACATTTAATTGTGAGGATACAGAACTACTACATAACTTCTTAGTATTTTGTGGTGGTAATTATCAAATGATTATAGGTAAGGTATTCGATGATGATTTATTTAGAGTGATGAGGGTATAAATAAAAATGGTTAGATGTATAAAAGTTATTCAAGAATATACTATTGGTATATTTGAAAGAGAAGTTAATAAGGTTAATAATGAAATTACTAAACTATATGGGATAAAATATAATACTATAGTATTACAAGATAATAGAATTGTGTATATTGCATATATAGATTATGAATAAAAAAAAGAAAATGGTAGAAATGATAGAATTAAAATTAGATGAAATTGAACAGATGTTTTGTGAAGATGAGGGAATACTCTCTAAGTATAGTGAAGTAACAAAAGATACTATACTTGATTGGTTAGTTGAAAAAGGATATTATCACGATATACAAAAATTATATATGGTAGAATATTATTCAGATGAAACCGATTTATCACATACAACTTTTGAATTATTTAAATCGTATGAAAATGCTAAAGGATTTACTAAAGGATTAGGAGAAAATGCTATACATATTGCTAGTGCAGATTTTGATATGAGATGTGTTTGGATAGAAGATAATCATTTACAATATAATGATGTTAGTGAATTATATGATTTAAATTCTATGGAAATCTTAAAAGAATTTAAATTAAAAATCATTTCTGATAGAGAAGATTTTATAGAAGAATTACTAGGAACATTTAGAGAAGATGTTGTAAGAGAATATGCTACTGAACATTTTGAAAACTTATTATCAATAGAAGAGAATATAGATAAATTTCAGGAGTGGATTGTAAAATGAAAATTACAGAAAAAACTATTAGAAAACAAATTGTAGAACAAGTTGATTTTTTGTTTAATACCTATTGTGATTATATAGAAAAAGAAAACTATTCACAAGAAGAAAATGATGAAATTGAAAGTATATTTATGTCTTACAGAAATGTAATTGCAGGTACAGAGTGGATAGGAGAAAAACAAGAATATGAAAAATATGAGGTTCGATAAAAATGAATGTAAAAGAATTAATTAAAGAATTAGAAAAAGTGGATAATAAGGAAAAAGAAGTATATGTTTATGATGATTGTGAAATATTTGAAATTGCTTTAGTTGATTTATCTATTAGTGATAGAGTCGATATTAATATAGGTGGATTGTAAAATGAGTTATTATATAGTTAAAGTAAAAGGAAACAGCGAAGAGTTTATAGTTAATGGAAATAGTGCAGAACATAGTATTGAACTATTTAATAAGGCTTATGTAAATGTGGAGTTTGTAAAATGAGCTATAATTGGAATGGTATGATAAAAATAAACTATGAAGATTGTTTAACTTTGTTTGATAATGAAATTGAAACATTTTTACTTTATGATGATAATACGGAAGCCGTAACAACTTCAAGACAAGAAATTTATAAACACTATAATTTAAGTGGAGAATTTGGAATCGAAAATGTAGAAGACATTGAAGTAGAACAATGATTGAAGATTTAGATATAAAAACAATTATACCATATTATGAAGTAAAGGGGTGTTTTGGATATGAAACAAAATCTAGTATGAGATTACTTAAACCTATTATTAATTTCTCTTCTAGGTTTGAAGAAGTTACAACTCATATTAGTAAAGTACTCAAAGCTTATGATATTAAACATAACATAATGTTTAGAGGTAATGCTTATCATTTAAGAATGTCACATATAACAAATTGTCATAGATTTACTAAGTTGCTTGTAGATGGTGGAATGAGAGTGAGATTAAAAGAAGTTGAAGAAATGTATAACTATTGTAATAAAAATGATAAACGAAATAAAACTTAAATTCAGAACAGAAGAAACTACAACAACTATAAATGCTAATATTAAACCTATGAGTCTTGAAGAGTATAAACAATATTTAACCAATAATAAATATTATCTTTTCTATTTGATGTATAAAGGATATACAGACCAAGTTAATAAATACTCAAAGTTGCACGATACATTTATGATTTTGTTTGAAACTGAAAACCAAAAGATATTTATTAATCATACTGATACTTGTATCACCGAAATATTTGAAATGTGGTATAAAGAAGAAACTAAATTAATTAATATTTTTGATTGATTATGAAAGTACTTTGTGATGTTTATATATTTCATCATTAAATAAAATATAGTATCCTTAAAACTTAGTTTTTAGGTCACGACCGAAACGAAGTGCAGGGAATAAAATTAAAAATGAGCGAAGAATATTACGAAGAAGAAAATAGACAAAGTTGGTATGATAGATATAACTCTAGGACTTCAAATTCATTAGAAGAAAAAAGACTTAATGTTATTGATGTAATTAATGGATATAATTAAAATGAAACATAAAACCTTTTTAATTATATTTTTATCTTTAATAATTATTCTATGTTTTGTATATTTAGGATTTATAATATATGAATCTAATAATGATAATAATAATAATAATGATACAGAAAAGGAAATTACTGATTGTTATGATAGATATGGAAATAAAATTATAGGACAACAATGTGAAGTATCTGATAGAAACTTTCCTATACATTTAGTATTTTTAGCAATGATTATTATATTTATAGGATTTATGCATATTTAAAATGAATTTAGAAAATAATACAGACGGAAAAAGTACAATGACAATTCAATTGAGTAATATCATTGAAGAATTACATAAAGATAATAAATCAATTATCTTCGATGAGGCTATGAGTTCTATGGTTAAATTTGATAGAACAAAAGAAGACGAATTATTTAATATTGAACTTGAAAGAATATTACATAGAACAGAAAAAATAATTGATAAACTAAATAATCGATTATAAGCATACTTTTTATTTAATTTGATTTATGTATAATAAAACATATAATCTCTTTAAGATACTCGTTTCGTTACACTTCAATCGTGACTTAATGTTCATTAAGATCAAGTGCCTAGACTTATACAAATTTATATTAATTCTTCCCACACATATAACTTATATTCTTATTACATTCGAGAATAAGTTTATTTCATATAACTTATATTCTTATTACATTCGAGAATAAGTTTATTTCATATAACTTATATTCTTTTAATATAAATATTATATCCTACAATGCATTCATCATTAATATATTCTTCTGATTTGTTTAATACAGATTTATTAACTAATGATTTTATGCAACATATTAATCCTTTTTCTTTTGATAATATATCTAAAAAATCTGTTCCACTATTACCTAGATAATCTCGTGAATCATTATTCGCTTCTTTAATTTCTGTTCTCGGATAAACTTCAATTAATTTAGAATCCATTATGCCTAGTTATGAATTTCAAAATTTATAAACCTTTGTTTATATATCTACTATAAATTTATACTTGCCTAGAATGTGAATTGTTTTCGATTGAATTCGAAATTAAAAACGATTTTAATTATTAAGGCATGCCTATGCCTAGATGCCTATGCCTAGATAACATTTAATGAAGAATTCAATTGAAAATAAAAACTATTTTAATTATTAAGGCATGCCTATGCCTAGATAACATTTAATGAAGAATTCAATTGAAAATAAAAACTATTTTAATTATTAAGGCATGTCTTAATAGAAGAATTATTTAATTTTTGTAAAATAGATGTTAAAATCAAAAGGTTTTTTCTTTGTAATCACAAGTGTATTATTAGGACCATTTAGAATCATTACATTATCAGTGTATCGATTTAAATTGTTTATGATTCTAGTAATATACGTTTCATTAATAGTCTTTTTGTCAAAGACTATTTGATTTTGTACTTTTAAATTACTGAACTTATTATATACATCGAATTTTTGTGTTATTATTTTTATAGCCATATTTATTTTTTGAATGATATCTTATATAGTATTGCTGCCATTTCTAATACAAGTACTGAAACTAATGTATATCTAAGTATTGGATCTACTTCATCTATAAATACTGATGCGAAAAACAATGTTGTCGTAAATGACAAATTCAAAGATTTTGTACCCATATAAAGCATTGTTTTAAATGCGAAAAATATCAATGTGATAAACCAGCCTTCAAACGATCCATTAAACATTATTGTGGCTGCACTAAAAATACTCCCATTAATTAATTCATTCCATCCTGTTACGTTACCTATTACCATTTTATTTTTAATTATACCCTAAAGGGTATAATATCTTAGCCCTCCTTATTTAGTTCTTTACCAGTGAACAATGCAAATAGACTTAAACTATACATTATAGATATTAACCCATTTAAATACATTTCAAATGCTTGTGCTTCTGATGGTAGTATTCCAAGTATTATCTTTGGCGCAGCATATAAATAATCTGTCATAAAATCCATTGCATCAACTATAAATCCAAGTCCTAATAATCCTAATAAATTATCAGCCCAATTAGTTTCTGTTTGAACAGGAACTTGATCAAACACTGTTGTATTAGTATTTTGCGAATCATAAATATCCATTTTTGCAAATTGTTCCTCATCAAATGATATTTGTTGTCCTACATAATCCATCTCAAGTGCGTTGATTGTTATTCCTGATGCTATATTTATCATCAAAGTATATATTACTAATTTCCAAGCTAAATTCATTGTTTTTCACCCTCTCTTAACATACTTAGTATCGCAAGCAAAATTGCTGCAGATATTGCTACCCATGATAATGCGAACCATCCAAAGTATACCATCATTGCTGCAACAACGGATAATACCAATGATCCAGCAGTTGCAGATTTTGCTGTAAGTGTTAATGCCAAGAACCCTAAAAAGATTGTGATAATCCAATTCATGTCCATATTGAAGTTAACTAACCCTAAACTTATTTCTCCATTTTCTCTCATTGAATCTCTATCAGAAACTATTCCATAATCTGTTATACCTTCAACCAATACATCAAGAGTTCTATTAATATATTCTGCAGGTGTCAAATAAACTAATTCAACACTACTTTGTCCAACCACTGTATTAGTATATACTAACTCACCATGTGGTCCATCTAATCTTACTTCCATCTTAACCTCTTGAGTTGTACCTGAAATATCTTCCCACTTACCATACACAGTACCATTTATTTGATCTGAATATACAGACACTTTATCAGATATTACAGTTTGAGAAACTGAGAATGCAAGATCAAACAATGCTAAAGTTTCTACAACTGATTGTGTTGCTGTATAAAAACCTATACTTCTAATTGGTTGATTAGCAGATTCAACTTCTAATATATACTGTTCGTTTTGAATTAAAAATGCAGTAACCTTTCCAGCTGCATCTGTTTTATCCCATGTAATTTCTTGAGATGTACCTTCAATATTTCTCTTAAACGATAATGACAAATCGTCATAATCATTTAATAAATCAAACATATTAAACACTGCTGTAACTGCACTTGTTGTAAGTACATCAATTAAATATACTTTTTGATTAAGTACATCTTCATCAACTCTTACAGTTCTAAAGTAACTTGAATCTGAATATTGTAAATCAAATTTAAGTTTCTCCACTTCACAATTAATCGGTACTACGAAATTGTCTTCAGTAATTGTTATTTGTGATACAGATGAATCTTCACAAATTGTTTGAAGTGTAATTATTATAGCACCTGATATATTAAATGCTCCGAAATCTTTTTCATCAAGTAATGAAAAATTAAATACTGGCCCAAGTGTAATAGGTAATGTTTCAAACACTGTCGAATTTGATTTATTAAACAATGTATATTTTGAACCATATTGTGATTTGGACGATCCAAAGTTATAATTACCAGGATTGATATATGTTAAATAATATGAAGTGTTTCCTGTACTTCCAATGTTACCTATTGTAGATTCATTAATAGTTACATAATCAATATCATTACCTGTCATTGCTGATGAATATGTAAAGTTAATTCTATACAAATCAACATTTACGGTATTGTTATCTTCTACATTATTACTAACACTATCATAAATTGAAATATCTACTGTAGCATTACCTAAATTACTAAATATAAAACTTGCATTATAACAACTTCCTAGATTCTGTACTACTTGTCCGTCTTCTGTAATCTGAGCGTTACATGTAACAGGAGTTAAATCTGTAATTGATATATAATCTGTTAAGTTAAGCGTTCTATCATTTAAATTAATAGTATCTGGAAATGATATATTTAATGTAGGTGCTGTATTATCTACATAAAATACATGGTTATTCTTATTGCTCGAAGTTCCATCTAAATACCAATTAGTATAAATACCCTCACTGAAATTCTGTACATAAAATCTAGGAGTAACTAATTCATGTCTTTGGTTATCGATTACATCAAGTACTTCAGTATTTGAATGTTTATTAAAATCGTAATTAGCAACTAAGTTATCAGTTGAAACTTTGAAATATTCTTCATTATACAAATCAGTAACTTCTTGTTGCGATAAAGATTTATTATAGATTCTAATTTCATCAAGGTCTCCATTATATAACGCGTCACCCATTGAAATTGTAAAATCATTATCAGTTAGTACACTTCCAGATGCTATACTATTTATAGTAGTTACTAATTCGTTATTTACATACAAATGCATAGCTGTATCATTTCTAATAGCTACTATGTGATTCCATGTATTTAAATTTGTAGCAGGACCTGAGACACTATGTTGTGTACCACTATACCAATCGTAAAATTCTGCTCTATTGTTTGCACCACATCTTATTAGCATCTTATTACTTGTACTTCTCTGTTTAATAAGAGTGTCTATATTACATGCTGATTCAGGATTATACCATAATGAAATAGCATATTCATTAGTTAAAGATAAATCTAACCCTTCTGCACTACCAACACTAATATAATCATCTACACCATCGAAATGTACTCCTCTATCTTCTCTTTCAAATATAGGTTCCCCTGTAATAAATTCAAGATCTGGGTTTTCTAAATCAACTGTTGTTCCCCTGTAATCATATAGGTTCTCATAATCTAAAGTACCAGTTTCATATAATTCTAAAACTTCTGTTGCATTAAGTGCTTGATTAAGTATTACTATATCATCAAGTTTACCCTGATACCAATAATTGATCTTATCATAATATGTTCCTATAACTGTATGTGAATCAGCTTCACTAATTTCACCAGAGCAATATCCTGTATGGGCCGAATCTAAAACACCGTCAACATAAATATATACATTTGTATCTGATCTTGTAATAGTTACAGTATGTTCATTATTATCATTATATAATCCAGTTGAATATTTTGATAATGCTGTACCATCTGAATTACAAAATGCTCTAATTTTACCATTTTGTATACCAATCATATTTCTATCAGTATATCCTTGACTTCCACCGTATTTATCCATTACTACAGTATCAGCATTTTGTGTTGTAATAAATTTAAATCCTATTGTAAAATCATTTCCTGGCATTGGAATATCGAGATCTACATAATCATCAACTCCATCGAATCCAAGAACCTCTTTTGGCTCGTAATTATTAATAGCTTCTCCAAGAGTCATAATGTTATCCCCTTCAAAGTTAAACTCGTATCCATTAGCTAGTTCATCATATTCAATATGTTTGTCATTATATAGATCTGTAATTTCTGTTTGATTTAAAGCATAATCTAGGATTACTACATTATCCATTTGACCTTTAAAATACGATGTTGATCCAATAGTTGATCCTAATTTATTAAAATATCTAGGTTCTCCTAAAGTCGCATCACCAGAATAATCTAAAACACCATTTAAATAATATTTTACTGCTATATCATCTAATGTATAACATAAATGATTCCAATCCCCATCAAACACTGTTGAAGAAGATATTGCGAAATCTACGGCATTTAATGAATCATATAATATCAAATACATTTTATTGTTTGCTAATTGAATTCTAGTTTTTGGTGTAACAGTTCCTTCAATTAACATATTACTCGGTGATACTTCTGTACTTACCCATACACATGCCGTAAAATCATCTACTGCCATTGGGTCAAATAGAACATAATCATCTACACCATCAAACACTAATGACTTACCTAATACTCCAGATACTCCTTTACCTAATGTTGATGTACCTGCTCCTTCATCCATCTTGAATTCATATCCTTGCACATGATCTATAGCTGTATAATCTATTTCTCCTGTACTATATAGACTTGAAACCTCAGCAGGTGTAAGGGCGTGATCTAATATTATTACATCATCGATTTGTCCATTAAACCAAGATTCAGGTCCACTTCTATATTTACCAATTAAGTATGAATGTACTGCATCTGGGTCGTATGTACCATCAGTTGTAGCACCAGCACCATCAGCTGCACCGTTAATATAAGTTTTCATTGAATTATCGGTTGCATCATAAGTTGCAACTACATGTGTCCATCCTGATGCCGCAAGAATTGTACTTGTACTAGATGCTGTTACGGTTGTTCCTACAACTGTATATGTCAACTTGAATGTATTATCAGAAGACATATATATACCTGGATGAAGGAAATCTTTTGTAACAATAGCCATTGTAGTTCCGTCCACATCTTTATTTACCCATGCGGCTAATGTAAATGATTTATCAGCTTGTTCTTCATAAATACCTGTGTCAATATAATCTGCTGTACCATCGAAGTCTATACCTCTAGTCGCATCCCATAGAGGACCATTAACTAAAGTACCTATTGTATCAGTTGCATATTGCTCGGCTCCACCATTAATAGTTGCAGGAAGATCTTCTGTACCACTTACAATATAGTTATCATCAACAACTGTTACATTATCATATCCCTCAAAAGAATATGATGCTTTCAGATTTGCCGATCTTACAGGTTTAGCTGAATGCATTTCTTTAAATATTTCATCTTGAGTAAGTGCAGCATCCCAAACTCTAAATTCATCAAATGATCCTTCAATAGTTCCATAAGAATTTGTTTGTACTGGTCTATCAAAATTTAACCATAATGCTTGTGATGTTGGTGGAGATATTTGATATAATACACCAACTTCTGTTTGTTCTACACCGTTAATATATAGAGTTTTAACACCTGCAGTAGATACTGCAGCTATATGCACTTGTTCTCCTTTATCAAAATATCCAAGTTTTCCATTATACACACCATTATAACTTTGATATGCTACCTTCCATTGATCACCATAATCATTAATCAGTAATGCATTCCTATTATTTCCACCATTACCATTAACCCAAACATTTCCATATGCAGATCCAGGTCCTAAATTTTCTACATCAATCCATATAGATGTTGTATATGTTCCGGCCTCTGTAACAAACTCAAGTACATCATTTTCTATAGCTACATAATCATCCATTCCATCAAATTCTAAATATTTCCCGAATTTACCACCAACAGCCTTACCTGTTGTTTCTACTCCTAGATCCTCGAAGTCGAAATCATATCCCTTAACGAACTTTTCAGTATTATATGTACTAGTTTCATAAAGTGTTCTGATCTCGTTTGCATCAAGTGCATGATCTAGGATTAATACGTCATCAATTTGTCCTTCCCAATAACTATCTGCTGTAGTATCTCTTCTACCTAAAACATAACTTCTATCTGTACTTGCAATACTACCATTAGCATCTATATTATTTGATACTGAAAAACCATTATCACCATTGTAATATCCTTTTAATTTTTCACCATCATACACCATTGTAATAAATAACCATTCATCATTAGAAAATAAATTGGAATCTAATTGAATAATAAATGACCCTTCTGTTGTAGTTATATATCCTCTAATATCTCCACCACTTGATCCTCTTTGATGAAATACTATATCTCTATTATCATCATAAATATATCCATTACCATTAATATCTCCCATCGATAACCACATAGACAATGTAAAAGTATCACTTCCAGAAATTTGATGTAAATTATCAATTTCTACATAATCATCTACTCATAGTTTTCATAGTTTACTTTTCCTGTATTATATAGTTCAGTAATTTCTGCTTGTGTTAAAGCTACATCTAAGATCTTTACATCATCGATTTCTCCATCAAAAAATTCACTAGTTCCTCCATAACTTCCAAAATATATTTCGTCAGGAATATTAGGTATATTAATATTTGCAGAAGTTCTTTGATTTTGTAAAACACCATCTAAATATGTTTTAAATCCATTAACAGTGTTTTTTTCCCAAGTTAATGTTATCATATGCCAATTATCATCATAATAATTTCCAAAAGATACTCCACCACCTACTCCACCATCGAAAGATAATATTGCTTCATCATTGTATGGTAATACGATATAATCACCAGATTGTATTCTAAATGCACTTCTAGTTGTAGCGTCATCTGTTTTTATAAATAAATTAATTGTTAATTTAGATCCAGATAAATCTATATTTTTATTATATTGAACATAATCATCAACACCATCAAAACTTACTCCCCTATCTGTACTCCAAGTTACTCCATTTTCTAGACTTCCTTGAACTGCTGAATGAACACCTACTCCATTTGTTAGAGTTCCTGTAATATCTTGATCTCTTGTTATAGATCCTAGATCATAATTAAAACCATATAATTCATTTCCGGCATCTGCTGTACCTGTAATTAAATATACTTTATCATTATATTCAAATTGTGATGGTGTATTATATAATCCTACATCTCCAATAGAATTAATTATTTCTAAATCCATTTGCCATGCTGAATCTTTCCATACATAACCATATACAACACCGTTATATTCACCAGCAATTAAATATCTTTCTCCATTAACCTCAAATACATCAGGTGAAGCTCGCTGTCCAATATCTCCAAGTCCAGAAATATATGATGAATCTGATACCCAAGCATTTGTTACCCATTTAAAAGATTCAAATGTTCCATCTTCCATTCCAGATATTAATATCCAATCAGTACCATCATGATAAACTTCAGGAGAAGAATAAATTAATCCTCTAGAATCTCCTGGTTCATCAATTATTCCGTTAGTTATTGCTGTGTTTACCGACCACGCAGATCCAGTCCATTCATATCCTCTATTCTGATCATTCATACTTCCCATGATTAAATACCATGTACTATCCTTATAGAATACTGTAGATTGTAAATAATCAATTCCTTCAGTAATTCCAGCCTCTATTGGAGCGTTAGGTTTCCAAGATACACCATTCCATTCATAACCAGTACATTGCCCAGATGAAATACATTGAATATTGTAAAGATTACCGTCCATTGTAAATACTTCAGGTTGTACTCCTGAACTTGATCCTGGTAATCCATTAAGTAAATTTGTATCAGCAAACCATTTCTGATCTGTTTCTAAATTATATCCGTCGAATGTTCCGTCTTGATCACCAGTTATAGTGTACCATGTATTTAACATATAAAATGTTGAAGCTGTAGAATAAGTGCCAACATCAGAAAGTCCACTAATCACTTCGGCATTTACACTCCATGAAGATCCTCCCCATATATACCCATCGAAATCTCCTACAGAATTTCCAATAACTAAATATAAATTCCCATCTTTTTCAAATGTTTTTGGTTTAGATCGGCTGCCTACATCTGGAAGTCCACTAATTATACCTGCATCAGATGACCATGAAGATCCTCCCCATATATACCCATTGAAAACACCGTCATGTTCACCAGATATTAAATACCAATTATCATTCAGATAAAATATAGTAGGTGCAGAATGCGATCCTACATCTGGAAGTCCACTAATTATACCTGCATCAGATGACCATGAGGATCCTCCCCATATATACCCATCGAAATCTCCATCGAAATTTCCATTAATTAAATATAAATTTCCATCTTTTTCAAATGTTGTAGGTGAAATGTAAGATCCAGAAAGTCCACTAATTATACCTGCATCAGATGACCATGATGATCCTCCCCATATATGACCATTTGCTGAACTTCCAGATATTAAATACCATTCATTATCAACTTCGAAAACTACTAAATCAGCATATGATCCAACATCTCCTAAACCTGAAATGATTTGTGTATTTGACAACCATGGGAAATCGTTACCTGTAACAGTATCCATTATACTTCCATCATTAGTTGTTTTACCATTTACACTTCCATATAATTCGGCTTGTGTACCTGCAACTTGATTCATATCATAAGCAGTTATACCTTCTGTTTCTTCGAACGAAAATGATGAAACTAGGTTTTCATTCCTTCTTGGAATAGATGACTCCATTTCAGCCTTAATTTCTTCTTGTGATAAGGCAGCATCCCAAATTCTTACTTCATCAAGTGACCCGTTGAAATGTTGTATATCTAATGGGTGCGCTCCTAATGTATCAACTAAAGAATAATCAAGTGCGTGATTGGCTTCATTTTGTTGATCTATTAATATTCCATCTATATATAACTGTTGAACAGATGTAGCTCCAGTTTCCCAATAATTTCCACAGTAATAATGCCAATCTTTATATTCATCATACGTGATTGGTGATTGAATTGTTCGTGCACCTGAATTATCAAACCGCCATACTATATCTGTATATGTTGTAAAATCTCTAAATCCTAAAGTATGTGTTTCACCTACAACCATATTAAATGATGTTACTGTACCTAACATATCAGAATTGTGTTTAGCCCATGTACAATATGTTAATGCCGTTGCTGTAGCGTCTGGAGTCATCATATCCATTGATATTTTATCGTCTACACCATCGAATTCTAATGCTTTCCCATATTTACCTGTAGCTGTTTCACCTACTGTAATTGTACCTGTCCCTTCTGAGAAATCGAAGAAATATCCTTCCGTTCTATCTATTTCACTTAATGCAGATCTACCATTTTTATATAATTCTTGTACTTCAGTATTTGTTAGAGCTCTATCTAGAATTAATACATCATCGATTTGCCCGAATATAAATCTATTAGTATATGCTCTTCCTATACCCTCAATTATAAAATTATCTTGTAAAACAATATCTACATCAGTTAATACTCCATTAGTATATGTAGATATTAACTGATGTGTTAAATTATAAGTTTCAAAATTTAATGATATATGTCTTAAATCTGTTCTTAATCCAGAAAGCTCTAATAGATGATTTGTACCTGTTGATCCTAGTTCTAAAGTTATATCTTCTCCTCCAGAAATAATAAAGTTTCTAGTTAGCCCTATTTCACCCATATATCCTTGATTAATTAATGAATCTGTTTGCACTATAAAATTTATAGAATATTCATCTCCTGCATTAAATGATATAGTTGGTACACTTACATAATCATCTACTCCATCAAACTCCAGACCACGTGAAGTCCATGTAGGTCCATTAATTAAGCTCCCAACTATATTGTCATTCCTTGTTACGCCACCAATCATATTACCATCAGAGAAAGCGTAGTTTTCATATACACCATCATTTACATCTGTGGACTTAAATAATGCTTGCAGATCAAAAACTTTAGAATTAGAATCCTTATAGGTTGTACATCCCACACATAATTGTTCATTTCTATCATGAATTACAGAATTCTCTAATTCCTCAAATGAAGCATGATATACAAGATTAGTTGTATCAAAATATTCATTATTATATAATTGTTCAATATATTTACTAGGATTACCACATGTTATAGTTTCTATATGTTGCATTTGAGCACTTTCAATTGTCCAACTTCCTGAATATTGATATTTTTGATGTCCAAACCCCATACCAGAATCAGTATAACTAACATGTTTTTCATAACCATTTTCTACACAATACTGATCTGCTGTAGCAGTATCTCTATATAAAGGTAGTCCAGCATGAGTTGGATTATTAATTATAACATCATCAGCTGTATTCATTAAAGATGTATTATAAATTCTTACATCATCAAGAGAACCGTTATATCTAGTTGAACTATATCCAATACCTAAATATTGTAAACTTATATTTTTATTAGATGTTCCAGTATGATAAATATACTCACCATTTTTATAGAAAGTTATTAAAGCGCTATCATAAACATAACATATATGTTGATAAACATTATAATCTAAAAAACCTACTGGAGAAGCAATAGAAGTTCCATCTTTAAATTCCATAAAATATACATTAGTTCCAATATTAAATCCAAGAAAATTATCATTAGATGGAGAAGTATCTCCAATTAGTGATATTCTATTTGTTGATGAAGCTTGAATAGAAGAAGGATTAAACCAATTACACACTGCAAACTCTGTTAAGTCCCCTGTATCTGTAAATGATACATAATCATCAACACCATCGAAGTACATAGCACTTTCTCCAATAATTCCCGAATTTAGATGATTTAGATCTTCAGTTGTTGTCCCACCTGTTTCTTCAAATGAATATGATGCAACTAATCCTTCTGATTTTATAGGTTTATTAGAATTCATCTCTTTCTGGATTTCTTCAGATGTTAATGTAATATCCCAAATTCTTACTTCATCAATTTGACCATCATAATAATTAGATGCACTAGCTACATATAAAGCTCCTAACTCAAAATCTGCCATACTAGTAAGTAATGTATATGTAAAACTTCCAGCATTATAACCATTATTAAATATCTCAGCATTACCATTATCGTATCTTACACATCTATAATTCCATTCATTTAAATTATCTGTTACTGCATAACTTAATGTTTCTCCGTTACCAAATACCCATTCAAATCTGTTTGCTGTAGTACCGGCCTGTAAATAAATCCTACTTCCAGAATTATAATGTCCAAATACTTTATCAAATGATGTTGTTGTGGATTCTGAATTATGCCATAAGCATATGGTACCTTCTGTAGATGATAGCGCCGTACCACTAATACTTACATAATCATCTACACCATCGAATTCTAATGCTTTTCCGTATTTACCATTAATTGTACTTGAAGTTGTTGTAGTATCATCAAGGATATTCTCGAAATTGAATTCATATCCTTCTAGGTGTTCATGTAATCCATATGAAGTAGATCCAGTTTCATATAATTCAAGTACTTCCTCTGCTGATAATCTTGTATTTAATATAGTTATATCATCTATTTTACCACCCATTGGATGTCCACTTCCTGCTGCATAATCAAGACCATATACTTTATCACTAGTAGTTGCTTGATCTCCTCTAATTCTAAAATTTCCTTGATCAAAAAATAAATTCCATTTTGTATTAACTGTACCTTGAGAAATAACCCAATCATATTCACCTACGCCTATAGCATCTGGTTTAACCCAAAAACACACTGATAAATCTCCTTGTTTTAAATTAGGATTAGGAACTAGCACATAATCATCACTACCATCAAAGCTCATAGAATGTCCTTTTAGTCCGTTATGGTATTCTCCAGTTATAGTATTATCTAAAAAATGTTCAAAAACCATAGGTACTGAGTTAGATCCCACACTAGGTAATCCTGAAATTATTCCTCCATCAGATATCCATTGAGATCCATTCCAATTCCAACCATTGAAAGTTCCACCTATAAGTCCAGATATTAAATAAAGTTCATCATCAATATAGAATATTGTAGGTGAAGAATAATCTCCCACATCTGTTAATCCTGTAACAATAGAAGAATTAGAAACCCATGTAGATTCTACCCATTTATAACCATCGAATTGTCCATCATTACTTCCAGCTATTAAATAAAACTCTCCATCTTTTTCAAATACTTCTGAATCAAATGAAACAAAACTTGTTACAAGTCCGTTCATAATTGCCGTATCGGCAACCCATTGAGATCCGTTCCATTTATTTCCTGTAGCTGTTCCAGAACCACTTCCACCACTAATTAAATACATACTACCATTCATCTTAAAAACATCAGGTTTAGACCATGTTCCTACTTCACCTATACCAATTACTATATCAGAATCTGTTACCCATGTAACACCATTCCATTGATATCCATTATAACCAGCACCAGATTTTCCAGAAATTAAATAATAACTTCCATCATAAGTAAATGTCGTTGGTGCTGAATAATCACCTAAATCAGTTAATCCTGAAAATATATCTGTATCATATGTCCATGAACTTCCAGTATTTTCATACCCATAAAATTCACCATTTGCTGCACCTGATATTAAATATGTAGATGATTCCTTATCTAGATCAAACTCATACGCATTTACATAATCTATTTGATTATAATTAATTTGTTCAGATTCATATACTTCCCTTACTTGTGTAGCTGTAAGTGCAATATCTAAGATCTTTACATCATCGATTGATTGATGTGCATAATTAAGATTTTGAAAACTTGATATTAATTTATATAATCCATCATCTGTTGTTAAGGTACCTAAAGCATTATTTACACTTGTAGCAACAAGTTCTCCATCAATATATATTTTAGAATTTAATCCATCATATGTGGCAGTTAATTCATAATATTTATCTATATTAGGAATCCAAGCATGTGATAAAGACAATACTGTTGCTCCATTACCTATCTGTAAAACTAATTCATTATTTGTGGGATAATAATAAAATTGAGTAGCATAATTATATCCCGCTGTACCTCTTTCTTGAATTATTGCAGAATTTACTATAGGAATAGATAAATATTTAATATCTGCACTAATTGTAAATTCAGATATCCCATCAAATAATTGTTTATTATAAGTAGCATAATCATCTACTCCGTCAAATGCTAACCCTCTTTCATCATCAAGTATTACTCCATTAGTTAGAGTTCCTGTTACATCATTAGGCATAGTGATTCCACCATTAAGAGTACCTGTTAATTCTGAATGTCTTGTTACTCCACCAGAAGTTGTTCCATCATTAAATGTTTTACCTACTATATTTCCATCATTTCTTACTGGATATGTTTCTTCATCACCAGTAAATAAATATTTTAGAAAAGATGACTCGTAATCATAATTTGATACAAACGTAGATGTTAAAGAATTACTAAAATATTGAATTTCATCAACTATTTCTATTGGTTGATATTCTAAAGTATTAATTTCATAGGAATGTGCAATATTTCCCCCTATAATATTATTTTCTAATTTAAGTCTAATACCTTGAACATTTTTATTTAAAGTATATGTTCCTAAATCTACTGCACCTCCACCATTAGAATTAGTAATATCACTAAGTGTAGCTTCAAAAGACCATGTACTACCATCATATGTTTCTAAAGATCCCCTTCTTTGTCTACCAGTACCGGATGCACCATTAATAATAGTATATCTATATGTTATTGTTGATATATTAGTTTCTTTAAATATTTTTTGAACATATACATAAGTAGAACCAGTAGAACCAGTAGAAGCTGATGCATATGTTCCATCATTATGATCGAATGTATTTTCAACATTTGACACTGTTAAAGATCCTCCAGACCCAGATGTTCCAAAAGCTGATACATCCTCTCCTACAAAAAATAAATCTAAATCTACCTCTGATGTTGTAGCACTCGCCACACTAACTAATGTTAGACTCATTAAAAAAAATATTAGAAATTTTGAAAAAATCTTATTCATATACTATTTAGAATTTTGTAGGTTTATATATGTATTTAGAAGAATATGTATTTAGAGATTCCGAAGAATTCTATCAGACATTGATAATGGTTGTTGATTAGTATTTTTCTTACATTTCTTTTTTGACTTTGTAGTTGCTTGTGTTGCTTTTTGACCAAGTGCCCTAGAGACATCAAAGTTCATCCCACCGAATGAAGATTTTGCCCCTTGTCCCATTTGTTTACCTGCAGAATGACCTTGAGTGCCAACTTTTTTAGCCATATTACCTAATTTTTTCATACCGCCTTTAAACTTATCACCTGTTGTTCTTGTATCTCTAAGTTGATCTCTTTGTTTATCATATTTAGCAGATTCTTGAGATACCATTTCCTTTCTTCTTTCATCGAGAATTATCTTTCTATCTTCAAGGAAATCTGATCTTGCCTGTTTTCTTGCTTCTTCTCTATAAACTCTATCCCTTTCAGCAATATCTCTTTCAAATTCTCTTTCTTCTTGTTTCCTATTTTGTCTATCGTGATAAGCTTTTTTTATTCCCTCAAACATTTTTTATAAGAACCTCATAACATCCATTTTCTTCTTAGGAACTCCTTTAGGTGCTGCAAATTTTCCACCTAATTTAGACATATCAAATCCTCCTGTTTTCTTTCCTCTACCAAGTAATCGCATATCAAATCCTTTACTTTGAACTTGACCAGCTCCTGTGAATTGATGAATACTATCTACTCCTCTATTACCTTGACCAGCTCCTGTGAATTGATGAATACTATCTACTCCTCTATTACCTTGAGAACCTCCTGTGAATTGCATGATTGACTCAGGTCCACTTCTTTGTTGCGACTGACCTCCTGTGAATTGTAATAATCTATCAGCTCCGCCAGATTGTCCACCACCAAGTGCAGACCTTACATCTCCACCACGTCCTCCTGTGAATTGTAATATAGATGCAGCTCCTGCAGTTTGTCCTGCACCTCCTGTAAAATCACTAACACTAGATTGAAATCCTAAAGATCCACCAGATTGACTACCGCCCATTGGAGCTTGTCCAGGACTTGCGCCTATCTGAGAGTATGAAACTGGAGCTTTTCCTTTAGTCATAGCTTCTAATGTCATTAATCTTTTAAATCCTGCTTTAGAACCACCAATCGCTAATAATTTCTTTTCATGAATAACAACTTTTGCTTTAGTTCTTCCAGCATGTTTCATTTTAATTCTATTACCATCAGCATCTAACACATATTCACCTTGTTTATTTTTCTTATAATAAACCCTTTCAGGTAAACCCGGTAAATTATCTATAGAAATTCCTGAACCTTCATTTACAGCCATTGCACCTACTGAACTTACTGCTCCAGTAGTTTGATTTCCACCAAGTGCATTTCGTACACCATTTGAAGTTCCTCCACTTCCCTTAAGTAATGCTTTTAATCCTTCTTGTCCACTTCCACCAAGTGCTACTTTTTGTTGTACACTTCCTTGTCTATACCCTGCAAGAGAATTAAGTACATCATTTTTTCTAATTCCTGTCATATCACCCATAGACGATAATACTCCTGATACTTTCGATTCTTGTTTTGTCTGTTCTTGTTTAGCTTGTGGTTCAGACTTAGGTGGTTCTTCTATTTTATTTTTTTGTATTTCTATATTATCAGCATCTGTTTTCATTCTAGCAAAGAAATCATTTTCTGGTGGATTTGGAGCAGATGATGGAGCTACGTTATTTTGATATTGCATTACTTCTGCATCATTTTTCATTTTATTGAAAAAATTATCAGGTGAATTAACCCTTTCACCGGCAGATTTCATCTTTTCACTAAAACTATTATCGTTTTTTAATTTGTCAGCTGCAATATCCATTGCATTATTTCCAGATTTCAATTCCGGTTCTTGAGGAACATCTACATATTGTTCTCCTCTAGAATTCACTTGTGGTGTATTCATCATATTAGTATTACTTGACATACCAATTCCTGGATTACCTGTACCTGGAGTATTTAATACTGATCTATTAGGTTCATTTAACATAGTTTCCCCACCATATAATATACTAGGTTCTTCTTTAGTTTTAGAAATACTTTCTCTATTCATAATTATATCTTGATGACTAAAGTTTATATATGTAATTATTATCTAGAATTATATGTGTGTTGTTAAAAAAGGTAAAAATTATTTAATATTTTTAATTTGTTCAAGTTTTGAATTAATGAACTGTGTTGATTGAGGACTAACAAATCTATCAGCTGTTATTTCTCTTTTAATGCCATTAACATCTGCAATGATTGCCATTCTGTTTTTAGCAAATGGTGATGATGCTCCAGAACCTAACATATTATTTAATACATTCGGAAATCTATTTGATCCACCAACAGTTCTACCTTGTAATTGATTTAATCCAGCAATAACTTCATTTGAGATTTTCATACATTTAGATGTAGCAGACTGACTATAGTCTGGGGATTTACTTATATCTGATTTTAGTGTAGTTATTCTACTAATTAATTTTTCTATCATTTTTTTATTTATTGAAAGAAGTTAGCTAGGTTTACTCTCATTACCTTACTTCCAGGATTAGCCTGCTCTAATTGTTTACCTTTATGGATTGCTTCAAGTACTGAATTAGCATTTACATACTCTGTTCTATACTTTAAAGCTCCTGGTACTTTTATGTCAACCTTAAAAGGTCTTTCATGTGGTGTTCCGTGCATTCTTACCATAATAATAATATAATCATATCATAGGTTTATATATGTAATTATTATCTAGTACTCTACGAATGAAATGAATAGATAATAATTACTGTTGCATTATACCAGAAACGAAGAAATATAACATTACGGTAAGTACTAATAGAATAGGTATTATTTCCCAATAGGATATCCATTCAGAATTCATTTGTTCAATCATTGCTTTATTTGGTGATTCATCATCAATCATTCCTTCAATTGTTGGTTGATAGTCTACTTGTATTACTTGGTTAAATACAATATAAAGTATTCCAAGGCCGAATAGAAATCCTAATCCATATATAAAATTAAAGGCTAACGAACCTTTTTTATTAAACGTCATTTTTAGAATTGCCTCTCAATTGGTTCTTTCTTGATTGATATAACAAACAAGAACACCATAATCATACCTAGTATAATATAAGGTAGAAATTTCCAAATATCTAAGAAATTATTAATTCCTGCCTCAGCCTGAACTCCTACCTCTCCTTCAGGTAATGCATCAATTAGAACTGGGGCTAAATCTTCAAAGAATACCACGTTAAATGTGAGTACAAGTACTGTAAGTCCAAACATTGTTGCTAGTGCGAAAATCCATTCTTGTCCTATTCCACCTTTTTTGTTATTATATAATTGTTTCATCTTGTAAGAAACCTCTGAAAATTAGTATGTGATGTTGTCTTATGCGGAGTTTCTGCAAATGCTGGTTTAATTCTATTCATAAATGAAACAAATCTATTTTGTTTTTTAGGTTTTGTATGATATGGGTTAATATTTGTATTTCCTCTATGTTGAGTTATGTCGCCAACAAATATTCTTTCTGGTGGTATAACATGTTTATCAAAATTATATTTCATCTTTTTCTTTATTACCGGTTCTGGATATGTTTTATAATTAGTATTTGTAATGGTTGTAAATATTGTATCTGAAAGTACTGGCATTTCTCCAGTATAATCTAAGTTTTTAAATTTCTTTCTAGGATTAGGAGGCGATAATTTAACACCTGCTTGTACTTTAATATTAGAAAGTGATGACTTTTCTTCTACTTGCATCTTAGCTATCATTGCTATAGGAGATACTTTTGTCACCTCTTTAAGAGGTTTTATGATCTTTGTTTCTTTAGGAATTGTTATACTTAATTTAGGAAGTTCTTTTAATTGTTCAATATCATCTTTTTCAAAATTATTAAGTGTTATTTTTCCATCAAATTCTTTATATTTACAAAAGAACCCACCATCTTTTTCTATTACAAAATTATTTAATCTATATCTATCCTGAATATCTTTTAACTTTTTCTTAAGTGCTTTTTTCTCTCTTGGATTTGTAAGAAAATTAGTCTCATCCTCAAGATTGTTTATTTGTTTTAGAATATTATTTTCTTTTAACTTAGTATTTTCAAATTCTATTATGTGTCTTAAAATTACTGCATCTGTATCTTGCTCCTTAATTTCAGGAAATACAAAACCATTAGAATTATCATTATTGTCATTAATCATATGTATAATTAGAAACTTTGATACTTATATATGTATTTAAAAAATAATTATTATAATTTAGAAAGAACATTGAATTTCTTTCTATTAACTTTTTTGTTTAATGATTGAATTGGGTTTACCTTAAACCCTCTTTGACTTCTACTACTATTACCCCATCCCATTCCTGTACCTTTAAATCCTGGAGGCATAACCATTGCTCCACTAAGAGGAGTAAATACAGGAATTGATGTTTGTGCTGCAGTTGAGGATTTTGCTTGCATATCTGTTAATGTTTGAACTCCTACTACCGGAGATATAGTCTCAGTGATTGTGGGCGTTGATACAATTGTAGGTGTTGTTGCAAATGTTGGTACTCCTGTAATCGATGGTACATTTGTTCTTGCACCTATAGGTAATTGTGATCTTGTTGATGTTAATGATTTTCTACTAGATGTTAATGCTTGTAGTTTAGACTTCATATTACCTATTAATGATTTTTGTCCATTTGTTGTAGTTGATGATTGACCAATTGTTGTAGTTTTAAATCCACTTTTTAATTTTGATACGCCAACAGTTGGTCCTCTAAACGGTTTTTTTCTTCCTATCTTTTCTAGAATATCTCCTACTCCTTCATATGGGTCTAATACATATCCAGTAACTTCTGCAGTTTTTCTTGTAAGTTGTTTACCTGATTCCTTAACACCTAAGCCTTTAGTCAATCTATGTTTAGTAACCATTCCACCTAATACCCCAGCAGATATACCTCCTATAGTTCCAGAAGTAAGCAATTGTTTACCTGATACATCTTCACCACGTGATCCTGCAGTTGTTAATTCCGAAGCCATTCCTTCACTAATTCCAAGAGATGCTGTAGTTCTAGATGCTTGGCCTGTTAATGCAGTAATTCCTTCTCTTTTAGAACCTTCTTTAAAGACCTGTCCTGCACCAAATTTAGTTTTAAAATATTGAGATCCTATTCTTTCAGTTGTTGCCGCTCCTGCACCAAGTCCTGCAATCTCTCCATATTGTCTTGTTTTGAATTCTGCATATATTAAGTCTTTAGCTACTTGTCTATCCCTTGGATTAGTTATTCCTTTAGAATCTAAATATCTATTAATAGAATCATCACCTAATTCTTTAACTTCACTAAATAATGCAGCTCCACCCATTGGTGATATTCCTGCAATAAAACCTTTTCCAGTACTATCAGTTGATGCTATACCTCTATTATATGCGGCCTGTCCAGCACTAGCACTAAATCCATATTTATTCTTTAGATTTTGTTTATTACGTTTATCTTCTTCAGTTGTTGTTACTTTTCTATATCCTTCAGTAACACCTAATTGAGCTGTACCTGATACAGCTGTAACTTTAGGTAATGCTGAACCTGCAACTTCTACTCTTTTACCAACATAACCAAATCCTGTACCAGCCTTTCCTTTAGTTTGCCATGCCATTTGTTGACCTACCCCTTTAATTCCAGCACCAGTTGCTCGCAATCCGACTCCACCAGTTAATCCCATTGCAGTATATGAACCTATTTTTGATATTACTTTTGATGAATCAGCACCAACTCCTGCTTTTTGAAGTGCCGATGCACCAACATCGATACTTTGTTTTTGACCTGATAAATATCCCCCACCAAGTATTACTGAACCTACGGCAGCTCCACTCATTCTAGCTAATACATTTGTATCTGCAGTTTTTGGTGAAACTTTAGTTTGAAGTGCAACTTCTTTTACACCCTTCATAAAATCACTTTTAGGTATTGCTTGACGATGCATTGTATCTTTTGAAACAAATGTGTCACTTCCTCTTGTAGCTTCAGTAGTACTATAAAGTGTAGATACAGGTGTCTGAAAAGTATATTGTCCGGAATCACCAGATACATACGGATTAGATTTAAAACTTTTATCAATTTCTGCTTGTCTTGATTCAAATATATCTATTTTATCCTGTGTTTGATCTTCAGGTTTAGTTAAATTTGAAAAAACAAATATATCCTTATTTAGTTTTTCTTGATCTTTTGCTGAGGATTTAAAATCACCCTGTGCTAATAAATCAATTTTACCATTATCAAATACTCCATATTTATTTTTTGCAGCTTCTCTTTTCTTTTCAAGTTCTTTTGCATCTTTTCTAACAATTGCAAATTCAACATCTTTTCCTCCACCAGTAATTATTGACCCTGATGTAGTAAATTCTTTCATTTCTGTTTGTAAAAAAGGAGTGTTCATAATAGTTTCAGGTGTTTTAATAGTTGTATCCATTAAATATGATGGTCCTTTATAGACTTCTCTTGTCTCTTTTTGTTCTTGATCATATATAGTCCTAGGTTGTATTTTTGTTTCTTTTCTTTTAATTTCAGATTTACCTAATGAAAAAGATTTGAATGCTTCGGGCGCATCACTCATTGCAGATACTAAAAAATCTTTCTTTTTAGATTTATCTGACGCAAGTATATTTAATTTTGATCTTTGAATTGTAGTTTCTGGAGCCTCTGATACCATACTAGATGATCCAAAAATTGATGATAATCCTGAATTAGAATTACTAGTAGGTAACGCCTTAACTCTCGAAGAGCTTCCTGAACTACTCCTAGATTTTCTAGAAGATGTAAATGATGTACTTGATTGCCCTGTTAATGGATTAACAGTTGTTGTACCTGATAATTTTGTAGTTGGAACAGGAGTACTAATAAATGATGTACTTGATTGCCCTGTTAATGGATTAAATGTTGTTGTACCTGATAATTTTGGTGAACTACTACTTGAAGACCTTGAAGAACTACTAGATGATTTAGACGTATTTTGTTTAGTATTATTATGATCTGATATTGTTTTAGTCGATGCAAATCTTTTTCCACTTGCATCTGTTGCATATGCCGGTTTACCATTTCTATATTCAACCTTTACAATTCTTGATGATGATTTACTAGATCCTTTAGATTTACTCTTAGAACTACTAGATTTACTATTTGGATCCTTACCATTTTTAATTCTAGTTACTTTACCACTGCTCGAAACGTGTTTATACGGTTTATTATTTCTATAATATGTTTTTCCCATTTTTTAATATATTATAATAATAGGAAGTAAAGTTTATATATGTAATTATTATCTAGATAATAAATGTCGCAATAATATTATTTATTAATACTATAGAATAGAATATACATATGCCATACATTATATATGGATATGCCATATATGATTGTAATTCATCCTTATTATATTTATGAAAAAAATATGCACCTATCCCTATGATTATATGTAATATTAAATTGTTTAATATATTAGTAGAATTGTTCTCTGTACTATATAATGGATTTGCGTCAGGTACACCAGAATTAAGTCCTATATGGGTAAGTACCATATCAGCTGTAAATAGAATTAAAAAAATATATATTAATTTGTTATGCATATATGTTATAAATAGTTAATGCTTTATAAAGTTATCGTTTTTTACATTTCGTAAGTTCTTTTTCTGCTTCTACACCTTTATCATATAGAGTAACAAATGGACTAAACAATCCTTTAATACCTGATTTACAATCGTCGAATGTAGGTTCTCTTCCTTTACTTCCCAATTTTATTTTCTCCCATATGTCTTGACTCATTTTTTATGATTACCATTACCGTTTAATACCTTACAATAAAATGGTGATACTCCACCTCTATAACATTTTTGACTTGCTGAATCTTTGAATAGTGTTCCGATGCTTATTCTATCCCTAGTCATTCTAAGTTTTAGTTGTGTCATATTTTACTTTCTCCCACAACTTAACGTTTTGATCCCAGTTTGCCTGCACTCTGCAGAAACTGTCTTAGTAATTAATTTACCTACCTTTATTCTATCCGCTGTTGTTCTAATTCCTATACCTGCCATGTTTTAATATCTCACTCCTTGTAATTGTTCATTAGTTTTCGCTAGTTTTCTAAATAGCTCCTCATGTAATTGTTGATTTGTTGTTCTAGACATCAAATCATTCAAATAATCTCTTTGTTGTAATAGGCCTGCTGTAGATACCATATAATATTCATATATTCTATATTTATATATGTTATTATTATCTATGTAAAAAAAGGGAAATAAGTTTTAGGTCACTATATATGTATCGTTTTTAATAATATTATCTTTCTGCCACAATGGTTGTAAGTTAGTATAATGACAATATTTTATAGATTCTTCTTCATCTTTGGCTAAGGCTATCGGTTTGATATGATCTATATGCCACTCCCCATAATTTTCCCAAGACATTCCTTCAGTAAATAAATTAGCCATATGTTCTATAAAAAACGCTAATGTGCATCCCATAATTTCTAATTTATTTATATTCTTATTTTTTGATTTACATGCTACAATTCCGTGTATTTTATTTTTTAACCTTCTCTTAAAGGCTTTTAGTGGGTTTTTCTTATATGCATCATGTCTTGCTTTATTAATTTTTTCTTTGTTTTCGGCTCTATATTTCTTAGCTAATACAGCTAATCTTTCTTTATTATTAGCTCTATACTTATGACTATATGCTTTATAATATTCTTTCATATCGTTTCTGATTCTTTGATATCTCTCAGTATAGTATTTTTTATGTTGCTCTTTATTTTCTCTATAATGTTTTTTACCATATTCTATAATTTTTTCTTTATTTTTTTCATAATATTTTTTATTTCTATTACACCTACACTCATCAGAACATATTTTATTACCATTACTAGCTTTAAATGATTTATTGCATTCTATACATATTTTTTCTATCATAAATATATTAATACTTAACTGTTTATAAGGTTTTCTATTTCTAATTAGATTTCTAGGGTATTATAAGTACTAAAATAAAAAAAGTCTTCTCTAAGAGGCCTCTAAATTAACTTATACTATAATTAATAAAAATAAGAACATTCTTTTTCGGAATATTAAATATTTTGAGGAATGGTTTTTAACATTTCCAGATGTAGTTTAAAAGTACTACTTTTTTATGGAAGTTTTGTGGTGATGTGAGTGGGGCACCGTATAATACTAAGATAACACTTTCACTTAGATATGTCGGATTTAAAATACTCCTTCTGGGCATTTTAAAGCACACAGAAAAGACTTTGTTCATACCATGATGTATTTTGTACTGTAGAAAAAAAGTGGTCTTATTTGCCCTAATTTATAGGTATAATAAAAGGTGTATATCGTATATGTCACTATTGACTTTGAGATTTATATAGACACCTTTCTTCCACACATTTATTGTATGGGCACTCTAACAACTCATTAAGTTCAGGTTTGATCATTTCATTGTTATAGGACAAATTAATACAGCTATCAGGTCTCATGAAGTTAACTATCATACTCTCTGTAATGTTTACCGTTGTATTCCCATAAACACCAGTAAGAGTCATATTAGCTAATTCATGCTCGTTGTCAGCATATAACATGAATAGTATAGCATTGGTAATAATTAATAAGAATATTATGAGTACTGAGAGTGACCCTAGTATCTTATTGTTACTTTCCATTTTCCACAGGTACTTCTGATTTATCTTGATCTTTTAATTCCTCAGGTTTTTCCGGTGGTGTAACCATTACAAGAATTCCTACGTCATTCAAGCTTTTGGACATTGTTATATCTTTAACACGATCGAGCCCTTTTGCGATAGCTTCCTTTGCTTTATTAGATTTAATCTTCTTACTGTATTCTGCGGATAATTCTGGGTCAACCTCTACTTTGTCCATTCTCTGTTTGAAGACAGGATTGTCTTGCATTTTGCTAAAGAACAATAATGACTGATTATACTCTTCTAGCTCTTCTTCGTAAGTTCCGGTCATTCGAAGTTCTAACCATTCTATGTTATAATTAAGGTTCTCCTCTTCAGTATATGTCTTCTTAACATAATCAAATATATAACTAGGATTATGCTTATTCTTCTTCTTGGTCTGGTTCATCTTAATTGTTGCCAATTTAAATCCATACGTTATATTTGACCATATGTAGTTTTGGATACTTACTGAATTCTTTAGGTTAGCTACTTGTCTAAGGAACCATTTCTTATCGTTATTACGGTGTATCCTCCTTCCAACCTTTACTACTACAACCATCTTATCTTGCCTCGAATGCTTTTATATATGTATCAATGTCATCATATTGATTAATTATATTCTTTTCTTCTCTATGTAGAAGACCCCATCTTTTAAGCATGATACTAGATGGTATATTTCTAGATGATAATTCTAACCCATGCTTCTTATACAATGCTTCTATATATGGCGTGATCTCCATTTCCATTAACTTGTCTTCAAAAGCTTTCATATGAGGATATTGTTTTTTTATGTTCTTAAGATACCTATAGTACTTACCATTTTTCACTTTTTTACCTTTAATATCAACTAGTTCTTTTTTTTCCATTTTATTTCTTTATCCTCATATACATCTTAGATGCTTCATCGTATTTTAATTCTCCAAAACTCACCATAGCATTCAAATATTTCTTATTAGTAGGATGATTTAATTTATTTATTTTATGTATATCATATACAAGAAAAGTATCTTTTTCTAAATTATCAACTATATATTTAACCTTTTCATATACTGTTTTTTTTTCGTTTTTAGGCATAATATAAATAATATATTTTTAATCTTTATAAATGTATTTATTCATTGTTCTATATTTGTACTGTATTTAGTTTTGATTTAGTTCTAATTTGTACCGTATTTAGTTAAAGAATTTATCATTATTTTTCATAATAAAATATAAATAATGATAATATAAACAGTTAATTAAACGTTAATTTTGTAAACAAATTAAGAACAAATACGAACTAAATTCGGACCACCCATGTATAAGAGGACTTTTTTTAAAAAGTAATGTATATACCTACATCTTTAGTCCTAGCTTATTTAATCCCCATATAATACAAAACGCCATCAATCCTACAGATATTATACCGGTAAGTATATTTAATCTAAATCCAAACATAATTACTGGTTCTGTCATATTAATCAAAATTGCCTGTGTTATAACAACAATGAATGACAGAATTTTCCAGGGGAATATATTAAATTGAATTCTTTCAGCTTCTTGATTATTGTTTATATATGATAACTGGTCCTCTAATGTGAGTTTATGATCTCGTTTTTTTTCCTTTGCTGCGACTTCAAATTTTCGCACCTTAACTATGTCTGTATATAAATTTTTTATATAAAACGAAGTAATTATAGTATAAGCTATATTGGAAAAAAATAATACAATGGCGATGTTTGCAGTACTTAAAAGCACAGTTCTACCTCTGATACATCAAGTTCTACATTGCCCTTGGAGATCCATTTAGATTCCTTAAGTTCATATGATTCTTCCAGAATCATTGATTCTTTTTGTGGGTTTATATTAGAACAATAGAAACAACTTGTTTTAGAATATACTATGAAATATTCTTTTTCTACTTGAAAAAATATAACATCTCTTCCTCTACCAATTACTGTTATAGCCCTACTACTAATTACCCCTGTACGTACAGCTTTAATCATTCTTCTTCTTACTTTCGATGTTTCAGTATTATGACCATAATTATCAGTTAATATTGTCTTATATGTCTCAGGCCTATTATTAAAATCTACAGTATATCCAGGTAAATATACATCTATCATTTGTCCACCAACGATGATGTTTTTTTCAACAATTGTTCTGAATCCTTTAAAATCAAATCAAGTTGTTGTTTACTCATATCAACCTTATAAATTCTATCAATTTGTTTTATTACCCTTTGCATTGATAGTGTACCATCTCTTGATATTAGATCTTTAAGAGTCATTATTAAAGCTGCTCTCTGGAAATCTTCTTTACTCATTGCATCAATTACGGTATTATCATCATATACATTAGATTCCCTAACTTGTAAATATCTAGCATAAACATTCTTAGGTACCTTCGGAACCTTAAATAATTTCCAAAAATTAGGATGACCTGCTAACTTTTTCTCAACCATTTTAGTTGTTGTAAACTCTGTCCAACTACCTAATTTCTCAAATTTTTTAAGATTCCATACATCACCTGATAAGTTCTTATCCTTTACGAAAATCGATCCTTCTCCTCTCGCATGTAAATCTAACCAATAATCTACATATGAATTCAAATACGTTTTATCGAGTTTAGTTACTTTTAGAGGAAAACAAAGGATGTAAAACAGATGCTTTGTCCTAACTTGCCCCAGAACCTTCTTTAACTCCTTGTTTTCTTTTTTCGACCAATCTTCTGCTGATGCGAAGCGAATTGCCTCATCACAATTATGTACTACCATTGAATTTGCTACAAAATTATGATTATCAGGAACTCCTATAATATCATAAACTTTAGATTTTTTAGTCCCCTTTGTTATTTTTTTAATTTTAATAAACATTTTTATCACCTTTTTTTAAATTATCTATTGCCCATAACGGTTGTAGATTATTATAATTAAAACATTTAATCTGTTCTTCTTTCTTTGTTAAATTAAAAGAACTGCATGGTTTTATATGATCTATGTGCCACTCTCCATAATTTTTCCAATTCATTCCCTCAGTAAATAATTTATTTATATACTCTTTAAATTCAGGAATTGTGCACCCTAAAAAATCCTTAAGTGATATATCTTTAATCATTCCTTGATCATTTAATGCTAGGGATACTCTTCTTCTAAGGTTCCTTTTTATTTTGTATTCTGGGTTTGTTTTCATTAATTCTTTATGTTTATTATTTAAATATTTTCTGTGTTTAGTATAGTTGTTTTTTAACCATTTTTTTCGTGTTTCTTTTATTGCTTCTTTATTATTATCATAATATTTTTTATTTGATATTTTATATTTATCTTTATTTTTTTGATATTCCTTATGTTTTTGTTCTTTATATTTATCAGGATTCTCAATCGCCCATTTTTGTTTTTTCTTTAATAATTCTTCACTATTCTCTTTTCTATAAATATGTAAATATTTCTTTATTTTTTCTTTATGCTCTAAAGCATAACGTTTTAATCCACACTTGCGACAACATACTTTTACTTCTTCTCTTACAGGAATAAACTCTTTATCACATATAACACAAGTTTTGCTTCGTACCTGTATTTCCTCGTCTTCTGTTAAATCTTTTAATTTTTTATAACCCTTTTTTGTGAGAAACAAATGATTTTCTGTAGCCTTTATTTTTTTACCATTAATCAATTCTATTTCGAATACTACTTCTTTTCCGGTCTGAATTGTTTTTTCTGGTTTTTTATATTCGTATCTATCATTTTTTATATTATAAGATAAAACTTCATAATCATTCCTTCCAACTAAATCTTTTATGCTTTCTGTTTTTTCAATTCCTTCAACCTTTACTTTAATAGATGTATCACCAGACAAACATAAGATAGGACTAAAGGCCGGAAGTTCCTGAATCAATCTCATAATATCTTCGTTGTTATATGCAATATGTTTCTTTGGGTCAAATCGAATACCTATTAATTTGCACCACGCCCTACACAATTGAATTCCTGTGCTGCTCTTGCCCGTCCCCTTATCACTACTTAACAGTAGTAATGTATCATAGTTTGCTAAATTTCTTTGTAAACAATATTTAACAAATTGAGAAAACACTCTATACTTTGATTTCTTTTCAGGTTCCGCTGGTTTTAATCGATTCTTTTTATATTCGTGGAATAAATATAAAACTTGTTTATGTGTGAGATTATCTTTAGGTAAATTATTCTTTTTCATAATTTCCTCAATCACATTAACATCTACATTAGTTAATCCTATTTCATCTACCATTATCTTGAACCTCCGGTTAAAGTCATATTAATAATCCTCCCTATGATAACTTAGAAAATTAGATATCATCCATATACCTAATGTACCAAGAACAATTATTCCTATTGTTTTCTGTGCAAATGATCCTGCAGTTATTGCCGATATAGATACAAATATTACTATTAATATTATTCCTATAAGTAATATATCACTCATTTCTTATCCTCTACTGCATTAGTACTTAAAATTCTAAAAGAAAGTATACTCATAATAATTCCACCTAAAAGAGGATGTGTATATATGTCAAATGTTACCCTTAATAAAAAAATTACTGCTAATAAAATTATAAATACTGCACCAATCAATACAAAATCTTCTCTAATATTTTTACTCATTTCTTAATTGTACCTATATGTATTTTAATTAAATTCCAAAAGTCCATACCACATGCTACAAAATATGCAATCATTGCATACGCGGTCTCTTCTGAATGTATATAAAAAAAAGGTATAAAGGCAAACATACCAGCAATTATTCCTGAACCTAAGAACGCACTCTTTTGTAAATTGGTCATGAGTGTACCAGGTATAATTTTTACGTAAGTTTTCTTAAGTCTCACAGCTGGCCAATTTTTAAACACTGACCAGTAAAAAAAAATATGTCCCAATTCATGAATAAGAATTGCAAATAAATATACTAATATCATAAAAATAAATTCCATATATATTATATATGATTAACTATTTATAAAGGTTTCGTTTAGATACATATATAAATCTCTATGTCATGTATATACTATATGAAACAAAGAAATAATTTAAGATGTTTAGGTAACAACACAATTGTTGGTGGAGCAATTGGTGGTCTAGTATTTGGTGCTCCTGGATTAATAGCAGGAGCAGTACTTGGAAATGTGGCAGATAATAAATGTAATTGTACTAATTGTAGAAAACAAAAAAGATAGATTATTCATCCTTTTAAATTATAAACCGGTATTAATCTATGTTCTATTTCTACGGTTTCTTTAATATGTTTCATTACTACATCTACAGATTTATATGCAAATGGACTTTCATCAATTCTTTTTTCATCTACACATGTACTATAAACATCTTTCATAGTATCTTTAAATTGATCCATAGTAATAACACCATCAACTAATTGTTGTTTCATCTTACTTCTACTACCAGATCTTCCAGCTCCATGAGGTGCTGAATAATTATAATCCTTTATACCCTTACCTTTACCAAGTATTGACCCTTCAGCCATATTAAATGGTATGATTACATCTTGATTTTTATGTGCTTGGATTGCTCCTTTTCTTACAATGTTATCGTCTGCAATGAAATTATGTATAGATTCAATTAATTTAGTATCATCAAATTTAATTGATACTCTTTCTAATATATGTTGAATCATAATTCTTCTATTGATGGATGCGTATTGTTGAGCTAACTTCATGTAATGTAAATATCTATCTCCACCAAATGTTTTTGGTAAAAATTCCATACCTTTAGGTGTAGAAATTCCAGCAGCTTTACAAAATTCTACCGCCTTCTTTTGATAATAATTAGCAATAGTTAATCCTATATTTCTAGATCCTGAGTGCACAATTAAATATGATTCATCTGTTTGTTCTGATTTAGCTATTTCTATAAAATGATTACCTCCTCCCAGTGTTCCTAATTGTAATTCACTATATTTATACTTAGTTTTTGTTTCCTCAAAGAACCTTTCTAATTCTTTAACAACTTTTTTATCCTTCATAGATAAAAACTTAGAGGCTTTATGTCTACTATTGAATCCTAAAGGAACTGAATCTCTAATTCTTTTATCAATTTCTTCGAAATTTAAAACACCTATTTGATCTTCATGTCCTAAGGTGTGCGCTACTACACCACAGTTACCAGTAATAAATATATTATTATTTCTTCTTGCAACAAAATACCCTGTGGGTACAGTAAAACAATACTTCTTTCCATCTATAGCTTTTATTTTTTTAATTTCATTATTATAGCCAACCATATTATTTTTTGTAGGTGTTACAACATAACAATCGTTCCAATTTTTCTTATCTGATTTGCTAATACTTATTCCTGCTCTAATGTTATTTGAACTAAATGCGAATTGTATAATCTCAGCATTTAGTTTATTTGTTGAACTGAAATAAGATCTATATCCTTTATGTCCATCCCATAATAAACATTCTTCAGATATAATTTTTAATTGATTTTTAGTAGCATTCCAATATTTTGATAGATCTTTGTTAAACTTTTTATCGATAAAAAAATAAATATGTGATGTTTTATCCTTTCCTATTGTTTCTTTAAATTCAATATTTAAAACATTTAATAATTCTTTAGCTCTGTTAATTTTTCTTTCTTTTTTTAAATGTAAATATATTTGATGTGTTGTTTCTCTTTTCCATTTTATACATCCATCAGCAGAAATCATAATATCTAATTTAATTTCATCATCAGTTAAATCAATACCTTTATTATCTATTTCAAACGATGCTTTAAAACTATAATAACCACTATCTAATTTTAAATTTAGAAAGTCTTTAGGTAACATATTAATTATTTTATATCCTTTCGATTTATATCCTTTAAATACTAACATTTTATGTTCATCACTAACCATTTGATCTAATCCTTTAGAATTTTTAAAATGATAAAAGTAATCACAATCTTTAACTATATAATTTATAGGTTCTATAAAGCTGGCTTCATCAGTATCTTTATTATATTGTAATACTAAATCATCTCTGTTATATTCAGAAATTTTCTTCCAACCTTTTTTTGTTAAAAATTCAGTATCTTTATCCAGACACCCAATATCAACTCCAATAATATTTGGAATTATCCTATCGTTAAACCTGCCTGTAAATCCTATCACACACCCCGCACCTTGATGAACATCTGCCATTATAGCAACTAAACCATGAATAGCTGGACTATTCTTAATTAATTTTATTTGATCTAATGCTCCTGATTCTACATCATCTGCATATATTTTTACATATGTATTTTCTTTATTTTCCATTTTTATATCTTATTCTATATTTTTACTTAACAAAAATATTGCGAGTATGTTTATTGCAATAATCCAATATTGTCCTGAAAAAATATTAAACGGTATTGCGATTACATTTAATATTAATAATACCTTACTGGTCTTATCTAATTTTTTCTTCATATTATATATAAATACTTAACTATTTATAAACCTTTCGTTATTAATGATGTATAACAGAATCAAACTGTTTCTAATGGGGTTGGAATCCATCGTACAAATCATTATACTAATACATCTATATTCTCGCAGCCAGTTCTGACCTGGCACCAACAGGGTCACGACCTGTTATGCTGCCGTTAACACTATACGAGCTTTAATTAATGTTTTTTAATTTATGATGTAATTTAACATGATCTATTCTGGACATTAACTGTAAATTTTCTAATTTATTATTATGCTTATTACAATCTATATGATGTACTACTTCGTTATAATTTAATTTTCTTCCTATTTTTTGTTCCATTAAATATCTGTGTTCATCCATAGCTATACCATTTATTTTTATACCCTTATAATATTTTAACGGTAATTTATCAAAACATGATATACATAATATTGTTTTATCAATAGTTGATATATATTTATGACTATCAATAATATATTTATTATTGTATGCCCTCCATATCTTATTTATATCATTTTCTTTAAGAACACTATTACATATATTACATTTACATTTAGTTCTATAAAATAATATTATATTATTGGCTTTACATAACTCAGTCTGATAATATGCTACTGTTCTATTATATGTACTACCGATATTTATATTAATTAATTTATCTCTTAATGCTTTACCCTTATCAGATTTTTCAAATTTTAACATCGATTGTCTTGTTTTTTCTTTTGTTTCTTTACTTGGTACTCTACTATTAGCACATTTTCTAGAACAACTTATTCCAGGTTTAGCATGTTCTGCACCACACTTCTCACATTTTTTTATACATATTTTATCATTCTTATTATGATATGTATTACATTTCTTACATCTAATCGAACTCATATAAATAATTAGGGTGCGATTCTTTATAAGTTTATGTATTAATACTCCTAGGCCGATTCGAACGACCGTCTCAGCCTTCAAAGGGCTGCTAATTTGTCCGCTATTATATAGGAGTGTAAAAGGATTCTAAAACCCTATATACGTTGTTGAGCGCCTGAACTGTGATTCGAACACAGATTACTACCTTGACAGGATAGTGTCTTAACCGTTAAACGAAACAGGCAATATAGTCGCACCAGGACTTGAACCTGGAATCACTGCCTTATCAGAGCAGCACCCTAACCAATTAGGCCATACGACTGTTAAACGACCCATAACGGAATCTAACCATTTTTTCTGGATTAGAAGTCCAGTGTCCTCTACAGTAGACGAATGGGCCAATAAGATGATATCCAGATTTAAACTGGAACAAAACAGATTCGAAATCTGTGGCACTATTCATTATGCTATATCACCAATACGCTCCTATGGGGAATCGGACCCCAGCTTCTAGGTCGAAAGCCTAATGTCCTTCCATTAAACGATAGGAGCTAAAATGCACTTACTGAGATTCAAACTCAGATTGCCAACTTGGAAGGATGGTTGCTTATCATTAGTCATAAGTGCAATATAGTATTGTTACTACTTTTTATTATCTTAAACGGAATACCTTGGATTCAAACCAAGATCGAAACGTTCCAAACGAAACATGCTTATCATTACACCAATACTCCATAATGATTAAGAAAAATAAAAAATATAGTAAAATTTATTGTTGATGATCGGGTTGCCACTGGCCTCTCCCGATCCTAGAAATAATTCTTTGACGTTCAACAATATTTGAAATCATAATATAGTATAGAGTTAATTGTTTATAAACCTTTCGGTTTTCTTTTGATATTCTACCTTATTTATATATTGATAAATCCCATTCATTCCAGAGTATTCAAACTTCTCAAACTCTTTAAACTTAGATTTATTATATGTATGCATATATTTTAAGAACCTATTTTTATATACGAAGTTTATTGCGAGCTTAATATCTCTGTTTTCTATCGGTTTAAGATATTCATTTATTCTTTTATACCATTTAATAATCTCTTGATCTCTTATTCTTGAGAACCTTTGAGCGCTCTGACCCCCAGTCTTATGCTGACCTGGTACTTCTGAGTGTAGATTAAATATTGTTTTTATCTCACCAGTAGAATAAATGTCGCAGCATATTGCATCAGTAAGATCTACAACCATTATTGTATATACAATAGTTCGAGTACTATCAAATTTTAATAGTTCTTTACCGCAATAATAGATTTTCTTTTTATTATAATAAGGTTTAACTTCTAATGATTGATTATCCCAATATAGTGATATTCCAGAAATAGTTTTGTTCGTGCTAAAGATAAGTCTTAATTCTATTTAATCCATCAAGAGTATTATTTCTCGTTGCTCTATCTTTAATATTACTTGCTGATTTAATCTCATTAGTAATATTAAATGCTTTACTTTTTTCAGGAATATGTATTGTTATAGCCATTTTTATTATTTGATTGAAAGGATAATATCGGAATCTAACCGATTACTCTTGGGTTGCAACCAAGTGTCTTTGACATTTGACCAATCATCCAATATGGGTTTAATTTATTTTTTACATAACTTACATCTTTCACTATATCCAGACCATGTACGACCTTCTTTAAAAAATTCGGATATGTTTTTTACTATATTACATTTAGTGCATTTATAATGAGTATCATCTATTCTTCTACATTTTCTAATATCATTAGAACGAATTTTAGCATATTTATTAGACATATCCTTTAATTTATTTTTATCCCATGTTGCAAAACTGGCCATATCGCCATTTTTATGATGTAGTTTTACATGTTTAGATCTATCAATAACTTCTAAATTTTCAACTCTATTATCTTTTTTATTACCGTTAATATGATGTACTATTTCATTAAATTTTAATATTCTTCCTAAATATTTTTGCATTATTAATCGATGTTCATCTATAGTTTCATTTCTATTTATTCTAATTTTTTTATATATAGCTGTCATTTTTATCTTAATGATACAAACATGTTCATCATTACTTCAGATGGTCTTTTATTTTGTGCTTTACATTCCTTTAGAAATTTTATTGTTTTATCTTTTCTTTCAGGATTTATCTTGTTCTCAAATACTTTTCTAAATTCTGTTAAGAACCCATCAGTTTTTTCTAGTACTACTATTCTTTCCATATTTTATACCTCTGATTTGATTTGAACAAATGTCCTTTGGAGTATGAATCCAACGTCCTAGACCTGACTAGACCACAGAGGTATGAATGAACCCGAAGAGATTCTAACTCCTGACTTATGCCTTAAAAGGGCACCACTCTAACAGACTGAGTTACGAGTTCGAAAGACCGTATACATGATGGGGATTACCACATGCATTCCGGCAATATACGCAGTAGGGGTTGCTCCTACTTTACCTCGGTGTAAGCGAAGTATCCATCTATTGGTTACGTATGTGAAAAATGGACTGTGAGGAACTCAAATCCTCATTCTTCTCAGTGCAAGTGAGAGGCAGTATTTCAATTGTGCTAACAGCCCATGAATGCACTCATCAAGAGTTGAACTGGAAACCTCAAGTTTACAAGACTTGCGCGCTAATCCATTGCGCCATGAGTGCTTTATTTTTTAATTTGTTTTTAATATTTTTAAATACTTATATGTAGATGATCTACTTATATTATATTTTTCAGATATTTGAATTCTTGTTAGATTATTTTTGATTCCTTCTTTAATTAAATCTATATTTATTTTTTTAAGCATTGAATAATTTTCTATCTTATTTAAATAATTATATACTGTTTTATTATTTAAATTATATTTTTTAGCTATCTTATACCCTGAAAGATTATCTTTAATTCCTTGTTCTATTAAATCTTTATATTTACTATCTATTTTATTATTACTTTTATTATGATGTTTGTAATAATTTACTACACATGTATGAGAGCAAAAAATATATCTTTGATGTTTGTTTTTATATTCTATTTCTTTTTTTCTAAATTTTATATTAGTTGAACAATTCTTACATTTTACAGATGAATGTTTATTTAAATCTATAGTATTGTGTAATTCTGAATGTTCTTTTCTTGACATAAGTTCTAAATTATCTATGTTATTATTGAATTTATTCCCATCTTTATGATGTACTACTTCATTATATGATAATTTTCTTTTTAAAATGTTTTCAATAATATATCTATGTTCGTGTTTATATACACCATCTACTTTTATCCATTTATATGTTTTTATCATTTTATTTATTTTGGTAATTAATTTTTAAATTTCTTGAACACCTTTGACAAGACTTGAACTTGTAGCAATACGATTAACAGTCGTACCTCAATACCTGGATGAGCTCAAAGGTAATATTGTAGAAATAAATTTTAATTAAAATAGTAATAATTATTACATATAAAATTAGATTTGGCCGTACAGACCATTGTTTTCTTTTTTGTAATAACCATTTTTTTATTAGTGCGCACCATGGCGACTTGAATCATCTAAAGACCTCGTAAGATCTATAGGGATCATGTTATATATAGTATAGACTTAATTGTTTATAAACCTTTCGTTTTTTAACGTTATGCACCGGATTTGAACCGATGTGTCCAAAGGACATTGGTTAGCAACCAATTGCAATTGACCTGACTCTGCTAGCATAACAATATATACGCACCAGGATTTGAACCTGGGAACATTTAAGATACGGCTCTAAACCGCACGCTGTTGACCACTTAGCTATGCGTATTAAAATATCAGGAGCCAGATTCTAACTGGCGATGCTATAAAGCATGGATCTTAAGTCCATTGGATTCATACACTCTCCCATCCTGATCTTATATAATTTGAAACGCTACAAGTGCGACTCGAACACACATATCTAAAAGAAACCTATTTTCAAGACAGGCGGACAACCAATTGTCCAATTGTAGCATAAGCTTAGAAAATTATAAGGATGATAATGATAATAAACTCAAAGAATTACAGGAACTGAGATTATTATTTTGATACATAATATAGTATAGAGTTAATACTTTATAAGTCTATCTAATAACAAATCCTGTAGGAATTCTTTTGTTTCTCGATTTTAAAAATTTGATTCTGTTCTTCTCAGGCAATGCTCTAAACCCATCTCTATAATTTGTCCACTCATCATATAGAATTCTTTCTTCAAATAGATCTAATTCTTCTCTTAATGCAAATGGTAATCTCTCATTATAATCTGGAGAGTATCTTCCTGATTTTCGTTGCGATCTCTTTCTCATATTTAATATTGATTTTTAGAATATATAAGGTTATTGAATAAGTTTTATATTTGGGTGTCCACAAAACCAACTCTCGCAAACGTGTGTGGACACCCAAAAGATTTAAGACGTACTTGCCGCCAAGCAAATGTGCGCCAATATTTTATTAGTCTCCCAGTGAGGTTACATTTTTGTTAAAGAATATATAAGTTTACGAAATTAATCATATCTTATATATTTAGTTTAACTGGGTGTAACCATCGATTACATAAGTAATCTACCCCTATCCCATTACATAATGTATTAATATTAAATTTTGGGATTACTTTTCTAATTATATTATACGAACCATTTGTGTCTGCGTTAATCTTGATGTTATTTTTAGACCTATACATTCCTCGTTTAATTCGTTTACCACTAAATCCATATTTAGTTTTAGGTGAGTGTTTATCTGGAAGTGTATCGTTATCTATAAATGAACATTTAGATGTGTAACTCTCGTTAGTTATTGATAATTTAATATTATGGTTCTCAAGCTTATACTCTAATTTCTTCATAAGCTGACCTAACGAAATGTTTACGAAATTCTGATTGTTTCTTTTACCAATATTAATATTAGTAAGTGATTTACTTACATCACCAACGATTACTTTGGAGATATTATTCTCCACGCACTTATTAGTAATTAGTCTACTTGTTTTATGTAGTAAATCATTCATTTGTTTATTACGTTTATCTGTAATCCTTTGTAATCTTTTACTCCAATGTCTATCGTTTCTCTTTTTTAATATTGTTTTAGCTTTAGACATTTGTTTATTGTAAAATTGGTTTACCGACTTTAAAGCTTTACCATTAATATTGAAAGGTGTAATTGTATTACTTGTACATGCAGCAATATTATTCAATCCTAAATCAATACCTAAAACATTATCATTCTTTTCAATTTGTTTATATTCTACTTCATCTTCATATACAAATACAGCTTCAAAATAATCATATCTTGGTATCACTTCAATTTGTTTAATTCTTCTATTCCTAATTTGTTTAGGGATATTAATAAGTAATCCTTTTTCTAATTGTGCTTGAGTATCCTTAATTTGAAACCTCTGGTAATCATATATTAAATTATGATGTATTACATCTTCTTTCAAATACTTAGGAGGTTCTGGTTTATTTAAGTATTTCTCAGGATGAATTTTCCAATCCTTTATAGCTTTATAGAATGATATCCAATTAGTATCTAGTTGTTTAATGATTTTCTGAGATACTCCAGCTTTAAGTAATTCAAAATTAATAGTGTTATCTAAGTTCTTCCTTTCCTTGATACTTGAATATAATGAATCGTAGCCTAAATGAGAACTTGTATATCTATGATATTGTTTAATTAAATAATTTGCTTGATTATACAAATTCTTAGATATTGAAGTTAAATAGTATAATCTAGAAATATTAATTTTTGATAAATTCCTAATTTTTACTTTAAAACTTCTGTTACTCATTTTCTATAATATTATAAATACTTAGTTGTTTATAAATATATGTTTATCACTTAATTGAAAAGTACTGGACTTGAACCAATATACAATTTACATGAAACCTCAAATCAACCTTTGGTCGCATGGGACTAAGGATTACAGGCAATTCCATTATGCGAACTTTTCATTATACATCCTACAGATTGAAACACAACTAACGAACTGTAGGATGTAATTGTCTTGCCAAGGATTTGCACCTTGGAATGTCGAACAACGAGGGTCTTCCATCGACAAACTCCCTCAGCTTTGTGCTGCGTTTACCTTTTCCGCCACAAGACATTATATAGTATATAAAATATATACTTAAGAGTTTATAAATATATTGCTTATCTATCTTTTAAATTTTCTGATAGTTCATTTATAGATTTCTTTAATCTTCTATGTAATTCAGATGTTATCATAAGGCTTCCAGAAGTTAATATTAATGCTATAATATTCATCATCATTATTACTTTATCATCTTGCACGTATGCGACTATAGATGTTATAAGTAGTACACATAATAAAATATAAAACAGTTTATGATTTTTTATAATGTCAATATAAATGTTCTCTCCTTCCTTTAGAACCTTAGGTTTCTCTAACTCTATATACTCTACTCCTTGTTGGTTTATTTTATTTTCTTTCATTTTTTTTTAATCATAAGTGTTTTTATTATCTTTCATATTATATATTTTTTAGTAATTTATTACAATGTAAATCAACATAATCTATATAAACATGATCACTATAATTCAGTGTTGATTTATATTGTAACAAGCATTTTGTATTGTAAACTTCTAATCTTTTTGATTCATTATATTCATACCACGCATCGTGTATTATATAATTAGTATAATTGAAATTTTTAGCATCGTCAATAATATATGCAGTAGTAACTAAAACTATTAATAATGCCAACATCATAAATGTGAATTTACTATCTTTCATTTTTAATTATATATTTAACCAATGTTCAAATTTTTTATAACACTTTTTACATAAATCAAATTGTCTATTTTTAGTATTTGCTTCTTGTGAAGATAATTTATCTTTTAAAATCCTAGCTTTATATCCACCACATTTATTTACAATATTACTCCAATGTTTATTTCTTCTTTTAGAATAAGCTCTATTTCCCCTTCCCTTTCCTATGTAAAATACTGAATCAGTATCATTACGTATATGAGCATATACATAATAATCATTATTTTCTACTTCCATAAATGATATTAATAGTTAAGTGTTTATAAATGTATCGTTCATCCTACGATTCTCTCAGTATACTTTTTAGCTATCTTCATAATACGTTCACGTTTATCAAGGAAATACTTTTCTTCAAAGGTATCCTGCACTGTTATGTAGTATACCTTGGAATCATGATCCTTCTTTCTGAGGCTACGGCCGAGCCGCTGTAGGAATTGTCGCTCCGTACTGTTCTGGGCCATAATTATCGAGCAGTCTATTGCGGGAACATTGAAGCCCTCGTCCAAAATTAGACTCGCCAAAACGACCTCCAGAGCACCGGATTCAAAATCACGTAAGATCTCGGACTGCTTTGCTGAAGAAATATCGGAATTCATTATATCACATTTAACATCGTCTTCTTGTAGTTCCCAATACAGATCACGAGACATAGCATTTAATTGATTGAACACTAATATCTTTGATCCTTTATTTTCTGCAATGATTCCTCTAGCTACTACAGATTTCTGGGAGTAATTAGATATTAATTTCTTCCTGTCCTGCATTAACTTAAGTACTGCAGCATGTGCTGGGTTACTTCCTTTTAACTTAGATAAATCCATTCCACCAAGTGAATGAATTGCGGCTGTTAATCTCTGAGACATATTTTCATATTGATCTCTTGTCTCTTCATCCATAATAATACTTATATGATAAAACTCGAACTGATTAAGTATTCCATCATTGAGAGCCTCTTCAATATCATAAACAAATATATTATAATCAAAACAGGCTTTAATTTTTATATGATTCCTATCTTGTCTTTCAAGAGTTGCAGTAAGTCCAATCTTATATGGTTTATCTATTGAAATCAATTTCATATAATTAGCTGTTCCATAATTGTGAAGTTCATCATATATAATACAATCAAAAGAATCTATGATACCTGAATCGACTAGATTTTTCATAGATTGAATACTTACCATGGTAATCTGAGAAAACTCTCTAGTAAACCCATTATACAATCCAATCTTATCTATTCCAATACCGAACTTATATAAATCCTCAAGCCACGCTTGTTCTAGTATAACATTCTTTGGTCCAACAATTAATATCTTCATATGTGGATCTTTTTCAATTAGTTTCTTAATAACATAAATTGCGAATGCTGTCTTCCCTGAATTTGAAACTATGATACTGTTTGCTATAAAATTATGATTGTCATGTACATTAACAATATCGTATGTTTTCTGTTTACCCTTTGGTGTTATTGATTTTACTTGTGAAGCATTAATTAATAAGTTATCTTTATAGACTCTTATGATTTGACCAACTTCTAAATCTTTAGTCTTTGTGTATTCTCTTATTTGATTTAGGAATGGATGATCTTCTGTAGCTTTTACTTTCATACCATTATTAAGTTCAACTTCATATACTTCAGCAATCTTAGAAAATACTGCACCATCAGATTCTTTATATTCAAATTTCATCGATTTGATATTAAACGATAAGACTTCTATTCCTTTATTACCCACAAAATCTTTTATAGGTCTAACACCATATTTTTTAGTATGAATTAATGTATCACCTGTTAAACAACCTGTCGCAACATTATAGATAGATCTAGGATTATCTTTAAAAAATTCATATGCTCTTGCTTGCCATCCACGTAATTTTATTTCAAACTCATTCATTTTTTAATATTTTTTCAAATTGTATTTCTATATACGATTCTACATTTTTACTAAACAATCTAAAACCTGATTCATATTTAACTGCTACACGACAAATATTTTCTATTTTATATCCAAACAACATTTCAATTATGTCATGGTCGTAAAGATATATAGAAATATTGTTATCGGTTTCTGCAACCAATTTAAATAATCCTACAGGATTGGTACATTCAAAATATGTAAATTCCTTAGCCTTCACATCTTTAAGAATCCTTTCTTTCAATTCTTTCATATATATCTTCTTTTTAATATTCCTATAATACCCCATTATCCTTTCACTCTGCTATCACTTCGTTTAAAACTCGAAGCAATATTCTCGATTTCACCTATGGTTAAGGACATTTTCTTAATTTGTATTTGTTTAATCTTATATCTAATTACCTTTCTTACAACTAAGAACATAATTATCTTATATACCATGTACCACATCATATAAACTTCGAAGTTCATAATTTAAACCACCTCAGAAAATTAACTATAAAATTATGATTATTTGGATTGTATAGATCAAACTCTTTATCCATATCAAATACTTTACCATTATCTGAATTTTCAGTATACATTAATAATGTTTCATAATTATAATTCTCAAATGTTACTATATCACCGGTTCGACATTCAAATATTATCTTACCCTTTCTATATGATGGTGCTACCTTAATACCACTAGGTGATCCAGGATTTATCCAACACCTTGTATCCTCAGGTAGATTCTTAAAAGTAAACATAAGATCTTTTATGTCTTCTTTTACCTCACTAAACTCAGCATCCCTTATATCTTTCTTATTAATTATTTTTGACATTTATCATCTGCAAATTGTAAAGCTTTTCGTAACTCTCTTCTTTTTAATTCCTCAAGACTTTCTTCAAACAACATTTTAAGTTCTTCATCATCAGCCTTTCCTAACATTCTTTTAAGTCTATTTTTCTTTTCTAATTCCATCATCTTTCTAGATTTCTAAATCGTTCTTTTAAACATTGATTACATGCAGATGTTTCTCCTCTATACCCTTCTCTATTACATTTACACATAGAAAATGTATGTATACCGGGTTTATTATTCCAATCAATTTCCCAAAGTAATCTATTCATCTCTTCTCTATTCATTCTACAAATACCTCAGAACTATCAGATATTAATTTGATTCCTTTAATTGCCGAAATCGGAATAATATTATGATAATATAAATTAGATTTTTCATTATGTATTGTAAGAGTTACAAACTTTCCTTGAATTTCTTTAATAACACCTTTAGTAATTGTTGGAACATGATAACATATCTTATAGCTTCCTTTAGCTTTACTATAATTAATATATGTTATATATTTTTTATTAATCATCATTTCATCATGTTCTTGTTTAACACAATAAAAATCATCTACCTTTTCATATCCGTCAACAATCATAACATATGTTTTTGAAAAATTAATAACACATTCCTTATTCAATTGGTTATTTAATATTCTACTATTACTACTCAATTTTAATTAACTCCGATATATTTGTTTCCATTGCATAATTTATTCCAAACTTAGGTTGTATAAAAGATTCGGGGCACATAGATTCTAATGTTGAATCTGGCATTTTCTTATCAAATACATATACTTCCCTACCACATGTTATTGTTGTTTTATAGTTTTCGGGATCATTTACTTGTTCAATATAAAATCCTAAACTAACAAGAATTGCAATCATATATATAACAATCATTCCTTTTTGACCTTTAGATAATTCTTTGAATTTTTTCATTGTCCTTCATACTCCCTAACAGTTTTCATATATACTTCTTGAAATCCTTGCATTAATTTATCATAGTTTAAACATGTTGTATTAATATTATAAGCACCACTTACAGGTTTCGATCGAGGTAAAATATTTATATCATGTAAATTTCTGGATAATATAAAAGCAACACATTCATTATGATCACCATATGTTACAATATTTCTATTGTCTCCTACTTCTTTATATGTTTTAATTATATCTTCTATCATTTTTCATTTACTTTATTTAATTTATTTAATCTTCTATCAAAACATGATTGACATAATGTTCTTTTATAATAAATAATATTATCACAATTCTGACATTGTTTCATTTTTATCATTTTTGATCTTTTACTCATTTTTATTAGATTCACATTTATGATGCGTACAATCAGTATCATTACTCATTTCAATATGGTTCATTTTACAATACAAGATCTTTGGAGTTCAGATGTTTTAAACTTATCCCAATTAAATTTGTTTGATTGGGAATTATATTCCTGACACAAATAATTATAAGATGATATAACTCCTGTTAATTCAGATTCCCATAACCATAATTGTTCTCTATCCTGTCTACTCCATTCTTGCGGTGTTGAATTACCATAAAAATCTTTCATTGAATTAATCTTAGATTGATAAGCTATAGTGTCTTGTTCTTTTTTTACCAATTGTGCATCTGCATCTTTAAACCATTCGTATTTAGTAAGCATTGCTTTAGCACCAAACTCTTCATGTGCTACTTGTGATGCCCCACCTAGCCATCCTAACATATTCATAGTAATTAATCCGATAACAAAAAGTGAAATTATTCCAATAATTGATAATAACCCTCCTTGTTTATTCATCGTTGTCATCTCCCAATCTTAAATAATATTGTGTTAGCATACCTATAATTACTAATAACAAAATTATAATAATTGCTATCTGTGCTACATATCCTAAATAATTAGCAATTATTATAATTGTAGGAAATAATATAAGAAATGTAATTACAACTAAAAATCCTGCTTGTGCTTCATTCATTCTGTATATACCTCTTGTTCTGTAATAATTGAATTAAACGTAAGTGGTCCATCTGAGATATGTAAAACTTCATTACCTAAATAATGTTGATGATAAATATCTTTAGTGTCCCACCAATAAATATAATTTCCTGAATGACCATAAGTACCATCATCACCAATTCTTTCACCTAAAGCCCAGTATCCATTTCCACCAGAATAATACCCTGTTTGACTTGATGTTAATCTTTTTCCACCAGAAGTTACCTTTCCTTTAACTGTTGAATATAATATCACCTGTCCAGAATAAGGACTTATAATATATAAATGTTTAATTGCACCTGGCAAATTTTCCATCTCATACCTTTTCCTGATATTGTTTTGTTCTGCAGTTAATCCATTAGCTTGTGTTTTTACTAATGCAGATACTTTAGATACTCCACTATCACTTACTGGACCAGTTGATCTATCTTCACATCCAGTAAATAATAGAATTCCCATAATCATTAATATCATTAATATATTTTTTTTCATTTTTTTTTTAATATAGGGTATTGATCCTATTAAGTATTATAAATACTTAGTTGTTTATAAACCTTCTGCTTTCCAAAGGTCATCTTCATACTTAATCATATTTTCAAATCCTATATCTGGAATATCAAAATAAATATTATTTATTAAAATACCAGATTTAATAAATGTGAAAAATGTTTTACATTTTTGCTTTCTACATTTATATTCAGCCATATCAAATTCTTGTTCTACATCTTTTTTATATTTCAAACCTGTTTCCATATTTTTCTTTAAATTCTTTTTCTTGTTTTTCCCTTTCCTTTAGATCTTGAAGAGCTTTATCAAAATCTAAATGATTATTAAAATATCTTCTATCCAATTTTATACATCACGCTGTGATAATATATACTATTCAATGAAATGATATAAGAAGGTGTTGTCGCTAGAATTCAGTATTTGATATTTACTATTATTAAGTTATAAAGAAATAAGTATTTATAATTAAAAGCCATTTAATTATAAATACGACTGGAGTGATAGCGAAAGAAGTATTTATAAGTTGTTTTTTAAGTCTGTTCTGTTTTTACGTGTTTCATAATATATCTTTCCTCTAACAGACATTCTTTTACCTGGAGGCATAGCAGTTATCATTTTATCCATCCGGATATTTTTAATTGTTCCAGATTGTTTTTTTACTGTTGTAAGTACTTTTGAAAGATTTTTCATAATATAATAATAATGATTATTATTTATATATGTATTTATTATCTATTGAACTACTCCTACCTAAAGGAAGGAGACTTCTCACATTTCAGTTAAAAACAGTGAACGAACTGTGTCCAATTATAGAAGACTTTTTCTTTAAGTTGTAAGATTATTCAAAACAATATCAATCGTTGTAATATAATCTTAATAGCAATATGTAAATGGTTAATTATCTTGACACAAGTAATAACAATCGTTGTAATATAATCTTAATAGCAATATGTGACACAAGTAATATCAATCGTTGTAATATAATCTTAATAGCAATATGTAAATGGTTAATTATCTTGACACAAGTAATAACAATCGTTGTAATATAATCTTAATAGCAATATGTGAATCACAAACGTTATAGTAAAAAATACTGAAACATCATTTATCATTTTTATTATAAAATACATTTTCGATTATCATGATTGTATTTACACAATCCAAATGTTGAAATACCAAACAAAATAATAAGTGTCGCTAACTCATTTGAGTTCAAAGTTACACCTTCAAGTATTACCATAAGTGGTGCAACAAACATAAAAGAAATTGCAAACATTACTGCAATTAAATCTATATAATTTCTTATAGAAATAATGATATTTTTACTATTCAATTTTACTTACTTTTCTGTAAGAATTCTCTCACTAATTTTCTAAATAATTTCGACTTATCCATGTTGAAAATATTAGCCCTAAACATCAAAGCGTCACTGTTAAATTTTGGACACTTAAATGATATCAATTTTACCTGATCATGTTGATCTATTTTTACTGACATAATATATATAAACAATTGAATGTTTATAAACTTTTGTAATGTTTATTATCGTCCAAATAAATCCTTACAGGAATTTAAAATTACAGCGGTTTACTAGAGTGGTCCTGAAAAAGTCGTAGTCATTTTCAAGTGGTGAAAAAAAACGCTATTGACAAAACTTTGATATTTCGACCATGCTATCAAATATGGTGTAAGCCCTGTAATGAATATACTATATATATATATATATAATAAGAAGAAGTACCTCAAGTATCATTACAGCAATTTTTTTAGGCCCTAAATACACCCCTTTTGCTGTAATGGCGCTGTAAGGATTTTTTATATGAAGAATATTGATACTATATACACATTTTAAGGTGATATAGATTTTTTTTTAGAAAAAAAATAACAAAAATGGTGTTAGGATTTCCGATACTATGTTTAGTGACAACAACTTTTAAATAATTTCGATATAAACACTTAAGTATTAAGTTTTTAAAAATCCTTACAGCGAAAACTTTTTCTTTACATATAGTAGTATCATAATATCCTTACATATATTATTTTTACATTACAAGATTACACCAGAAAAGGAAAAGTTTATAAACATGCTAATATTTGTAATATATACAGTCAGAATAAGAGTGATAGGAGACCGATCTCTCCCATCATTAATTCTTAATAGATGGACTTTTTTAAACCTTCCTTTTATTCAGATTTTCAGTATACAAAATGGGAAAAAATACATACGAAAATTGGTTAGAATTAACAGGAAATATAACACCTATTTCTACAGATAAAAACGATAGAAGAATTGCTACTTTTAATACTATAAAAGGAGGATATAAATAAAATGTTTACCGCCATAGATGACAACCTTGGGAAAATAATTTCTTCAGCAGCTATTTCATTAGATATTAGATATAATAATATTGAAGACATGCAATTTTCAGCAGATCCAAATGAAATCATTAATTATGAAGAAGTATTGAAAAAAAATAATATTAAAAAAATACCTGTATCATATAAAAAAAATCATGTTCGAAAATATGAAAATGGTAAAAATATAAATGTCACACAACATTTTTTTATTGTTAACGGAAAAAAATTAGGTGTGAAACATATTAATGAATCTATATATCATAAAAGAATTAAAAATTTCATATATGGTGAAATGTTAAATGTTGCAAGTAATTTTAAATTCATGTATAGCAACATATCAAATAATAATTTTAATAAACAAAATTATATAACAATGAAAACATTATATAACGCGATTAATCTTTTGGATATTAGAACTATTACATCAGGAGATTTATTTGAAGTTAGTATGAAGGATGTATATAATTGTAAACGTGCCGATATATTATTACCTTTTAAAAAGAAACATGATGTGTTAGGTGAAGGTATCGTTATAGAAGTTCAATTAAGCAAACAAAATAATGAAACAACTGATAAGAGAACATTCGATAGAGCAATCAAAGGATATTCTGTATGTTGGGTTGACAGATCGCATTTTGTCGATTATAAATCTGATAATCTACAAATTGTTAAACATCCAACATTACATTCATATTTAAGTGTTGTATCTAAATATGCTGATAATGTACAAGCCAAAATTTACTCAGATTTACAAATCACTAAAAATAAAATAATTAAAGCTTGTATTGAACAATGTGTTGGGACTGAATGTGCACATTGTAAAGAACATGGAAATTTAGGTATTATGGGATTAACAAAAACAGGTACATGGCTCGTTTGTTCTAATAAAGGAAAGATGCTTAACAATAATATATGTAATAATATGTTGAGGATTCGATAATGGTTATTGTTGAAGCAGAATATATAAAAGATCACAATGATGATAAGAAAGGGACTATATTCAATATTGCGCTCAATGGCGCGCAGGAATATGTGAAATTTGAAATAGCCAAAATACTAACACCTAAATACAACAACGAAGAAAACAATAATACAATTATTAAGGTTAAGGTTATTAGAGAATTATATCCTACATTTGATAAGGTGGGTGATATTTTAGAGATGTCTAAAACTAGAGCCTTATTATTTAAACGAGATGGATTCGTAGAAATAATTGAAGAACCTAAAAAAGTAGAACCTAAAAAAGTAGAACCTAAAAAAGTAGAAATAATTGAAGAACATAAAAAAGTAGAACATAAAAAAGTAGAACCTAAAAAAGTAGAACCTAAAAAAGAAATAGTGTTTGAAAATCCTGATGATGATGGATCAACACTTGTAGAACAGTTAGTACTTAGACGTACTTATAATAAAAAATTCTTAGAAATATTTACATCTGATGACTTAAGAAAGAAAACAAAAATACATTCAGAATACATTCCCATTAATAAGGAAAATATATCAAGATTTGCAAAATTCACAGCAAAACATAATATTGACAATTTTGGAGTATTTGTAAATATTAATCCATTATCACAAAAGAAAAGACATTCAAATAATATATCTGATATTTGTAATATATTTATAGAGCTTGAACAAGCAACAGAAGATCATAATGAAATCGTTAAAACTAATTTGAAAAATATGAATATCACTTATTCATATAATGCTCGAAGTGGTGATAACTATCATTTTATAATACCTGTTGATATGAAAGGTGTTAATGAATATAAGGTTAAGGGATTTATTAATTATATGAATGCGTACGTTTGTAATAATGTAAATGTGTTAACATATAATAATGAACAACTTATTAGAATTCAAGATTCTATTAAATTCAAAACCGATAAACAAAGTATTGTTAAAAAGATACATTCACATATTTCTAATAAAAATGAAGCGCAATCAAATAGTGTTTCCGTATATAAATATCAATTAGAATACCGAAAGGGTGTAAAGGATAGATATTATTTAGAATCTTTAAAAAGATACGATTCGTTTTTTACAAGTATATTAAATAAAACAACTGAATATAAAAAAATACAAACTGAACTCAATAAATATACTAAATTAAAAAAATCTTTTGTTGATAATTTGGCAATATATTCAATTGATGATGAGATGCGTGAAAAAAAAGCAAGGTCTTTTCTTACAGGTCTCAATGGTATTAATATAAATTTCTTTAAGAATCAAATATTAACATCTAAAAATAATGGGTATAATACAATCAATTATCATAATATATTAGAAGTATCTAAAAAACACAAGGTTGATGAAATAACAAACAAACTTAACAATCAATTACAAAAATCCTTTCTTGATGAATATGAAATATATTATCTTGAAGCTGAGAAACCTGAATGTAACCATGTTATATTTTTCCCAGAAAAGAATTATTATATTCAAAAATCGTTTCAAGAAATACTTATTAATATAAGTTACCTTGCAAACGATAAGGGTATAACAATGTCTAGAGAATTACACATGGAAGAATATGATGATAAGTGGGACGAGAAATCATATAAACAAAAAACAAATGCTACATTTGATCATATGAAATATATCTTCGATGTTGAGAATAGAATAAAAACAATCAATAATATCAACTATGCACCAATAGATAATAAATATGTATATAATAATGGTAAGAAATATTTCAATACATATACAAAAACAAAATATTGGGACTATAACAAAACAGCAAAAAAATATCATTTCCCACATATAAAAGATTTATTAATGAATCTTGTTGGAGAAGAAGAAAGACATTATGATTATTTTAATAAATGGATTGGTTGGATAATTCAGAACCCCACAGCTAAATTACCGACAGCTGTTATTTTTCAAGGAAAACCTGGTAGTGGTAAAGGCACATTTAAATCCCATATACTTGATAGTATATTTGGAGAGAACTGTCAAGAAATAAATCAAACACATTTAGAGAGTACCTTTAATGAATATCTTATGGGTAAACAAATAATTGTTGCTAACGAAGTTATGCATAATGAGAACAGACAAACATTACCTAACGTACTTAAAAACTTAGTTACTGATCCAGACATAACTATAAGTAGAAAGTTTAGAAAGGAAATAGTATGCAAAAATTATACACATTGGATCTTCTGTACAAATTCAGATAACCCTTTAAAAATTGAAGAAGATGATAGACGGTATAATGTTTTCTATTCTGAGAAATTAAAAGGTGGTGGTAAAGCAGCAGCAGAATTTGTACAAGAATTACAAATTAATTTAGATTATGAATTAAAAGAATATATAAGTTACCTAAAAAGTTTAGAAATATATTATCATGAAGTTCATACACCAATACACACAGATGCTAAAGACGAAATCGTTGAACTTAATAAAAATAGTATAGATAAGTTCAACGATTTCATCGGACAATTTAAATTGTTTGATGAAATGGTTACAAGCTTAACAATAGTTGATAATAAATATGAGACATTTAAACCTTCATCCGATGATAATTATTATATCTCATCAGACAATTTTTATGTTCTGTATTGTGATTGGTGTGAATCATATAAAGAACGTGGGGTTTTTTCCAAACAAAACTTCACCAAAAATATATCTAAATATAATTGTAAGTCCTCACCTAAATGGAAAACCGGATCTGGTGCTATAAGATGTTATAAAATAAAAGACATTGAAACAATAATGAAAACTATTGCCGATAAAAATAAAAGATGAATCAATCTAAAATTTTTTTCGATAGAATAACAGCAAGTAAAGGAAGAGGATATCATTGTTTAAATACTGTTACTAATGGATTCTTTTCAAAAAATACATTTGTTAAAAAATTTGATAAGTTTGAGAAATATATAAATTCAAACAAACATCAGAATTGCTATATTAATTATATGCCTCTTAGATTTGACACATCACGTAAAACTGATAATGTACATAAAATAAATGTTGTAGCCCTAGATATAGAATTAGTAAATAAGTCTAGACCTGAGACAGAAATTAATATATCTATAATGAAATCATATATAAATTTATTTTTAGAGAAGAGAAAAATAAGAGATTATATGCTTGTAAATTCCGGGAATGGATATCACTTATATATTTTTTTTAAAAGAGCAAAACCATTAAATGAAACCATTTTAGATAAACATAAAATGGCATATAAAAATTTAGTTAAACATATTTCAAATGATATATCAAATATATCTGAGGGATTCCTTAATTCAGATGACAGAAAAGATTTAGCGGGGATACTTAGAATACCTGGTACAACAAATACGAAAGCTGGCAGAACAGTAACACTTGAGGAAAATATGTGTAAGGGTAATAATGACCATATTTCAAAAATATTTAATAGTTATTTATCTAAAGCTAAGAAGCAATTATTATTTTCAGCTAAATATGTAATTAAACAAAGTAAAAATATTAATCAGAATGGACTTCCTAAAGATATTCCTACATTACTTAAGTCACCGTTAATGAGAATGCGTATGGATAAAGATCTTCCAGCACCAAAAGAAAATCTTTGGCATAGTACAGTGGTGTTTGCACTCCAAGCATTAATATATCATTCAGGTTTTTCCAATCATCCAGATATGCCAGCAATTTCAAATGAGTATAATCAAATTTGTAATTGCTCAGTAGATTTAGGAAGTTGTTCTTATACAAAAGATTTAGCAATGCCAATATTTGCAGCACTTAAATTTTGTAAAAGTAATAACTATGATGCTTACACTAAAGAAATAAAAGAATTATATCTTAACCAATAGGTTTATAAAGCATTAACTGTTTATAATATTAAGATGGTAAGGTGTCCGCAATGCGATGGGAAAACAACAGTTAGAGATTCAAGATATAAAACATTAAACAATAGTATATTTCGAAGAAGAGAGTGTTTGAAATGTTTTAATAGATTTAATACTGATGAGATAGTTCCTGATGAAAAGGATAAAAATTCATTAATAGAAATGAAAATTGAAATAATCGATTTAAAAGAAAGAATAGAAAACATTAATGCTGAAAATAAAAATATGGTTGAGGAATTAAAACAATATAAGTTTAATACACCAATAGTATTTGAAAGACCTAAATTAAGAGGTAGAAGGAATGTCGAATAAACAATTTTTCTAAGTAATAAATACTTAAGTTTATAAACTAATAACTATTTATATATAATATATGGTTGATAAAGTCAATCACCCATTATAAATAATGGGCTCGAGAAGTGATTCTTGAGAGTAATTAGTTGATTAGAGAGTTGATTAAACAACAGAAGTTAGGAAAGAGAAATACATACACACCCTGTGATGCTTCACAAGTCCCCTGCTCTGTGACCAAGTCTTTAAACAAAGAGGAAACTCTTAGTGAGCTAGGTTTAAAAACCTTTCCTAACAATCTCGATGTGAACCTACGGTCCAGTATGACTGAACGAAACATGAGTGTATTCGTTGTTAACTTACAAAACACAATCATAAAATTATATACCTCAATCGAAGAGAACAATATGTTCAAATAACAACAATATAAAAATGGAATTAAAAGACAAAATGAAAACTATTGGTATTAAAGCCAGCATTAAGGATGACAAATTAATTGACATCAGAGCTAAACAACAAGGATTATCTAAATCTGAATTGTATAGAAAAATAATCGATGATTATTTTAAAGCAAAACCGCTATCAGATGCTGAGAAGGCATTAATTAATATGATGCCAAATGATTGATTCTAATCTAGAATTGAATCTTACTAGAATATACTCATGGATATTTTTGATTGCTGCATTGGTGATATCTGTAATTGTTGCATACAAAGATAATGTGCCAGAATTACACGTTACTACAGCAGCAATAATTGTAACTATGACTTTGATTTTTGGAATACATTTACATTTGAAGTTTTTAGCATTATCTCAGAAATAAAATAAAATGATTGATATATCAACAATTTTATTTTTTATAGCGTTTCTTATTTTTGTATTTATTATAGTTGCTTCTAGGTGTACTGTAGGATTTTGTCCGAGTGCAAATCAAGGTGTAATTATGAGGGAGTAGTTCACAATAATGCTTACAGTAGGAATATATAAAGTAGTTAATGAGGAAATAAAATTCAATAATATTATTGAATTTCCTGATGGAACTACTATGACTGAGGAAACAACACGTGAACATTTAACATGTTTAGATGGTGTCTATAATACAATGTATTATTATAATCAAACGCAACATATTCCAATGAACCAATCTATTCATTTGAAACTATCAGAGTTGTGTTACAATATTATTTATAATCATTATACGTTTGGAGATCAAATAGAATACATAAAAAATATTACAAAATGAAAAAAATATTAATATTAGGATTATTATTAGTGACATTATTTATTGGATGTGCTAATACAGAAGAAGAAAAAAGTTCCCCATATGTAGAAGAAGAATGTAAAGATATGGATGGAGAGAGAGATTTATGTTATGCAACATGTGGTCCTAAGGATTATGATTGTGTAGATACATGTGATTCACAATTTAATAATATTACTGACAGTTCAGGAAATTATTGTCAATAAAATGAAGTTATGTATAATAGGATCGGGAATAGGAATGGTTTTATTAGTTTGTATAACATTAATAAGAAATGAATTGAATGTAATCATAAATGAAGAATTATTCATGATTACATTCACGGGGTTTTTATTTTTATTTTTATTTTCAATAATATTATGGTTAAACGACACATTCACATCTGATAGATTATAGAGTTATATTATATCATCAAAACAAATATGTAAATAGAAAAAAAACTTATGTAAAATGATATCCTTATAAAATCAGTGTAATACGAAAAAACACATTACTTGGTCTCAATAAATGTTTCTACGAAACATTTATAAAGGTTTAATCATTTATACTTTATAGGTTGAAACATCTAACCTACCGAAATACCGAAATAACAAAAATGGGAAATATCTTTAATGAAATCGCTGGACAATCAGATGTCCAAACAAGTGAAACTACAGCTCCAGTAGCTGATAATAATTCTACAGAACAACAACCTGTATCAGATGAAATTAATTTTGATAATTTATCTAATGTGGCTGTTGGACAGCAAAAGAAATATGTTAGACCAGATCTTGGTGGAAAAACCGTAAAGATCAAATCAGCTAAATTATTTAATGCTAATAAAGAAACCGATGAACTTATTACTGGAATGACTAATAAAGAAACTAAATATTATAAGACATCATTTCTAGTAACATTTGATACACAAAATGCCGATGGTGTTGATGATAGAGAATATATGAGTGGAGTAATCCAATACTTACAAAAAGATGGATCTATCTCAGCTCCTAATATTTGGTATGAAGGATCAAGATCTCAAGCATCAGCCCTTTGGGTTGCAGTAGCTAAAGTAAAAGGTGTGGAACCAAAAGAATTATCACCTAGAGCGTTCATGAATTATTTGAATTCAGAACCATCAGCAAAAATTGAAAATGTAGAAATTGATTTTCAAGGTAAAATCACAAAGAAAAATGTGGTTAAAGAGTTTATTAAATAAACTTCATTTATTTTAAAATGGAATTATATTATATATCGATTATAGGATGAAAAATACAAATAAATTATTAGGATAAAATGGAATTAGATATATCAGATATTTTTTATGCTACGATGATTGTTTTTGCGTGTTCGATGGTATTTTTTATATTATTGTTGGTTGATGAAAAAACAGATACAAACAATAAACTTATTAATATACAAGATGACGATGATTTTTGTGAAAATCAAAGAGAATATTTATTTACTTGTGAGGAATCATATACAAAATCTTCTTGTTTAGATGACTTAAATTACGAACGAATAAAGATAGGGTGTAAGTAAATGGAATTATATTATATATCGATTATAGGAGTTATATTACTTATAGCATTTTTTACTTATATTTTTAAAACTGATAAATATCCGAGCACAAGTACAGTTTTTATTATTACTACTATTTGTACACTCTTAATGATTGTACCGCTAGTTATAAATGAAAATAATAATTCAAAGGTATTAAATGATATAGATTTTTGTCAAGATAAACAGGAATGGATAGAATACTGTCAAGAAGTTCGTTCTGATGAAAGCTGCGCTACTAAAATAATTTTAGAACAAGCTAAATGTGAATCATGATAAAACTAAGTAGATCAGATATATGTATAATATTAGGATTATTTATTATATTAATATATGCTTGTCTATATATTTTTAGTGAATTCTGGATGGTTATGTAATATGAAAGAAGAGAAAAATATTCAAATAAAAACTAGGAATTGGATTAAGGGTCATTACTATATGGGGTTATTTTATGGATTAATGTTTGGAGTATTAATAGGATTATCTCTTATGGTTGAACCTATTGCTGCATTAATAATAAGTATATTATTTATGTTTGTTAAAGATGAAATAGAAGAATTGGAGTTTAGAAAAAATGCTTAAATTAAGTTTCTCACAAATAAAATTATATAAAAGTTATCCTCTGGATTATTTTTATAGATATGTACAAAGGCTTCCTGAAAAAGATACTGAAACAAAGTGGTGCGACTTTGGACTTGGTGTACATGAAGTATTAGAGGATTATTATTCTGGAAAAAATAACGATTATAGATCTAATACTATTAAAGCATATGACAAGTATAAGTTAAAAGGAAGAATGAAGTTAGAGGACTTCAAGAAAAATATTCTAAATGGTATAAAACTTGCATGGAAGACAACAGATCTAGAAGAAGAAATGTTTGTCGATGTATATGATGATGTTGGGTTTGTTGGATACATAGATGTACTCGATAAAGAAAAACATACTATCCTTGATTGGAAAACTGGAACATACACAAAGGATAAAGAAGATGATTATAAATCTCAATTATTATGTTACGCTTGGATGTATCATAGGAAATATAATATTGTACCTAGTGAGTGTTGTTTGTATTTTACAAAACAATCAAAGCTTATTCCATTTACATTTACACTTGAACAAATTAATCAGTTTGAGAACTATGTAAAAAAGATTGCGCAGGAAATTAAGTACAAGAGAATTAATCATACGAAAGCAGAGCAGTGGGGACATGAATTAGGATTCTTTTCTGGTTATCATTACTTGGAGAACCTTCCGACATTAAAGTTCCTAATAGAGATCAGAAACAGCTTCTGTTATTTGGGGGGATCTACATCGCCTTTATTATTACAAGGCTTGAAAAAGAATTTCGCTGTAGACCACCAATCAAAATTCTTTATGCAAAAGAAAGTACTTGAGCGATATGGTAAAACAAAATTCTATGATGACATAGGTACAGTATATTTATTTAATGAACGTCAGAAAAAATTCCCACTTGGAATGCTTAATGATGTAAAACAACAGTTAAAGGAATATGCAGAATATAAGAATTCAAAACATGAAGTAACAGTTGTTGATCTAAGGGATAAAAAGATTCTTAATAAAAAATTAGGAATTATGCCAAACAAATTACAAGGTGGAATAGTTCTTCGTGATTATCAATTGAATGCAGTATATGCATTTATAGTTAATCAAGGAATAGGAACGCTTGAGATTGGTACAGGTGGAGGTAAAAGTTTTCTGACAGCTGAAGTAATTAGAAGATTAGATACTCCAACATTATGGATTATTAATCAGAAAGAATTATTATATCAAACAAAAGAAGCATTTGAAAAATCACTTGGAATCCCTATTGGAGTTATTGGTGATTCAAAAATAGATTTTCAAAATGTAACAGTTGCTACAGTTCAAACACTTGCAAAAAAAGTAAAGGATATGAATAGTGAAATGCTTGCATATCTTGCAGGAATTAATTTAGTAGTGATAGATGAGTGTTTATATGGAAATACAAAAATTCGTATGGGTGATGGTACTGAAAAAACTATTAAAGAAATATATGAATGTAAAGAAGAACAATATGTAATGTCATATAATGAAGATAAACAAATATTCGAAAGTAAAAAAGTTATTCGTAAAATGAAAAATAGTATGAATGATAAATGGCATAGTTTTAAAGTTAAAGACGAACTTGGAGACGAACATAAAATAATAGTTACAGATAATCATAAAATATGGACATCTGACGGATATAAGCAAGTAAAAGATTTAAATAGTAATGATATACTAAAGGTTTATTTAGAACCTATAAAATTTAAATGTAAATATTGTGATAAATTTTTTACTGGTAAACCATATAGTAAACATATATTAATTCATAAAAACCCAGAAGCATGTTCTAATGGTGGAAAGGCTGCAACAAAAATATTAAAAGAAAAATTAAAAAATAAAAAATTTCATAAAAAATATTGTGCCAGTATAAAAAAAGGAATTTCTGTAGCTCAAAAAAGTGAGCATTATTGGGAAGCATATAAAAAAATGGGAGAGGGACGTAGAGGTAAAAATAATCCAATTTTTAATAGTCCTGAAACAATACTAAATATGATTAAAACAAAACAAAAACAATTTGCAGCAAAAACATTTGATGAACAACAAAAACAAATAAAAAGATTTATGAATTCACCTGGTGGACAATGTAAAGGACCTACAAAATGTGAGAAAATTATCATGGATATGAAGATTGATAATCTAGAATATACAGGTAACGGAAGGAAAATTTATAAATTTAATAATTGGAAAGGTGATGTAAAGAAAAGAAAATTTAAAGTTCCTGATTTTAAAGTTAAAAATGAAGAAAAAGTAATAGAAGTTGGAGATTTTGAATACTGGCATAATAAAAAAGAAACAAATGAAGTTATAAAAAATTATGAAAATATAGGAGTTAAATGTTTGTATTTAGATGAAAAAGAAATATTTAACGATTATGAATTATCGAAAAAAAAAATAGAGAAATTCTGTTATAATCATACTGCAAGATTAATTAAGAAGCAAAAACAAAATGGATTTATAGATAAAGAAATAGCTAAATATAAATATAATATAGAAGTTGAAGATAATCATAATTATATAGCAAATAAGATATTAGTATCAAATTGTCATAATTCTTCATGTACTACATATGAAGAAGTATTTAAAGCATTATCAAATACTAAGTATAGATTAGGAACTACTGCAACAGCTTTTCGTGAAGACAAACAAGAACGAAGAATGTATGCACTTACTGGATCTATAGTATGTAAAATAGATTCTGAAGAATTAATTAAAAAAGGATTTCTTATGAAACCCATAATTAAGTTTTTTAAGGTTAAAGAATCTAATGTTACTAAAATTAACTATGCATTACTATCTACTGAAGAAAGACATTCAGCAAAGGATAGTGAATATGCTAGAGAATATGAAGAAGGTATAGTATATAATCCTGAGAGGAATGAATTCATAAAAGAGTTTGTTGGAAAGGAAGTTAATTCAAAGATATTAATAATTGTTAAATCTATTGAACATGGAGAATTACTTAATATGAATATTGAGGATAGTTTATTTATTCATGGTAGTTTGAACAAAAAAGTTAGAAAGGAATATTTTGATATACTTAAATCACCAAAACCATGTGTTGTTATTGCAACAATTAAGATTGCATCAGAAGGACTTGATGTACCAGATTTAAATATATTAATTAATGCTGCAGCTAATAAATCTGATAATAGAACAGTTCAAGCACTTGGTAGAATACTTAGAAAACATGAATCTAAGACTCAGGCCACATACATAGATTTTATAGATAAATCAAATCACGGAGCTCAACATAGTTGGCAAAGGGTAAAAGCTTTTAAAGCTCAAGGACATAAGGTAAGTATCATAGATATCAAATGAATAGACAATATATATTACAAGAGATAGCCTCTATAAAAACAGAGTTTGAAAGAGGAAGAGAGAATAAAGATTATCTAATAGAAAAATTAGATAACATAAAAAATCATATACTAAATGAATATTGAGTACGAAGTACGAGTTATGAATGGAGTGAAGTGAAATGAATAAAATACGAGAAGAAAATTTGATAGATGCTATAGTTGATTTACAAGTATTATATGAAGAAGATGGAACATTTCCATTTATGATGTTACAATTAATTAAAGCTGAGAACGAAAAGATCGAGATGAAGAATGAAGAACTTGTTGATTCGCTTAATGAACAATGTAGAAAACTTTGGAATGAAAACGAATCAATGAAAGGTAGGTTATTTCATATGACCTATAAAAGAAAATGACAACAATAGATAGGATTAAAAACGATATTGAAGTTAGATATGGTTTGAATGTAGATTCTTATTACGAATTAGAAAATGTAATTGATGAATTGCAGAACTATAAAAATGATTGGTATAAGGAATTATGACTTGTCCTATTAACTTAAATGCTCCTGACGACTGCGAGTACTGTACTCATGGTAAGTTAGAAGATGAAACATATGAATACATATGTGAGTATCCGAAATCCAAATAAAGCGTAGAGGAAAGGAAAATGAAATTAGAAAATTTGATTAAAGAACTTAAAAAAGAAAATACATTATTTGTAATTCAAACAAGTGATGAGTTAATTCTAGATGGGTATATTTCATTAAAAAGATTAAAAGAGATAATAGAAAAATGAGTGAGTGTAAATTATCAAGAGAGGAACTATTAGAATATGTTTCAAATGATTTAGGTGTTCCTAAAGATAAATTAATATTTAGCCCAGTTTGTAAAAATCCATTAACAAATTTTGAGAATAAAGAATTAGGGACCGTTGACGGAGAGCTTGGGTATTATGTTGTAAAAGAGACTTTAACCAGAGGTGAAAGATAATGAAATTAGAATTTGATGAACAAAGGAAATTATTAGAGTTAGTGACTCATGACTTAGAACTTGCTAAGTTACATGTAAATGAATCAGACCATGATGAAGATTCAAAAGAACATAAAGATTTTTATAGGAAGGAAGTTAAATTACTTAAGAAGTTAATTCAAAAAATATTAGATATAAAATGAGAATCCGAAAGCAAAGCTTTAGGTATGAATGGTGTGCAACAAAATGAGAAATAAAAGATTAGAAATGAAAATAGAAAGTCTGTGTTACGGATTAGATAAATGGATGGTTAAAAAATCAGAATGTAAATATTTGGCTAAATATAATACTGTCGAATGTGAATACATGCAAGGTACCAGATGTTATAATATAGAAACAAACAATTCAAAAATTGATTTATATGGGTTAATTAAAAAACGATAAATGGTGACTATGAAAGAATTTGATAAACAACGAGAAGATAAACTAATAAAAGCATTTGATAAACAATTTCCTAAGATGATAGCTAAAGGCCAATGTATATATGTTGAGCCTATAGTTAAACATTTACCAAATACAATTAATAGGCTTCAAGAAAAATGGGAAGTAGAATTTAAATATGATGAAACTGGTAGTGAAATTAGATTCATGTGTCCAAAATATAAAAAATGACAAAAATAGTTAAACAAGATCAGGGAGCGATAAAATTTAAAGCGTCAGGAGAAAATTTATTTATATTAAATTGGAACGATGGAATAATTGAAGTTTGGAATAATGGAAAGAAAGAATTGATTATTGATATGAACAAACAATAAATATATCGGTAACCGATATATTTATAAACTATTAAGTATTTATATAATTACGATGAAACAACTAAATCCAGTAATGAAAACATTTCTATTATTAATAGCTTTTGTAGTGTTTGCTATTGGCATACAATGTATATTATAAAATGGCTAGGGGAATTAATACACGATGTATACATGGAGAAGTTATAAGAGATAATATAGTATATTTCAAATGTGATTCCAAAAATGGTAATAGAACATATCACTATAAAGGAAAGATGTCAGCAAGGGGAATGATAACCAATGCTGTGGGAATATCCAGAAGCAAATACTCAGAATTTGTGAGAGGAGTATCAACGGTTAATTAAAAATGAACGATATAGTACAATCATTAATAATAATATTTGTAATATTGAATACACTTTATATAATAATTAATGGTAATAAAATTCGAGAAGTAGAAAAAATTCAAAAAGAAATCGATGATGATATTAAAAAATTTATTAAAAATATCAAAAAATAAAATATGGGAAAGAAATTTACTAAAGACGGACTAAGAGAAGAGATCATAAAGAATAATCCTGGAACAGATGTATCTGGATTAAATTATTATATAGATGATTTAAAGGAGGGTAAGAAATACTCTATGATTCAATTCCAAAGAATTGTTAATAAGAAATTATCTGCGCTTAAACATAAGCAAGATGAATTTGGCGCTGATCATGAGATCTAAAGGAATTAAGATTAGACTATCTAAACAGCAAGCAGAGGAGTTAATAAAGATTGCCGAGGAAACAGGTTATCCTTATTCGGAGGAAAGAAAGATAGAAATAAGATTACGAAATGAATTAGGAACTTTATATTAAAAAGAGGACTTATAACAAGTTACAAGATAAAATGGAAGAATTAAAATTAAAAATAGAATTAGATTATCGTTATATTTATAATGATTTGAAATTAGATAAATGTGATTTAGATAATATTAAAGAACTTATTAAAGATGCAATAGATGTAAAAATTAGTGAAGTGCTACTAGAACAATCTATGTGTGAGCATGCAAGTGATTTCTATCAAGCAATTACAAATACAGAAATAGTTGCAAGTACAAAACAAATAAAATGACAAAACATAAAATTGTAATAAGTATGACAATGGAATTCGAACTTGAAGGTTATGATGATTCAGAAATTAATGGTGTAGCATGCGAATATTATAAAAACCATATTGATGAAGGTGAATGGTATTTTGAAAGTATAAAAAATTTAGACACAAATAAGGAAGTATAGAAAATGAAAACAAATAAAGAATATAATAAATTAGAATTAGAGTCTAAGAAATTAATATATCAAGAAAAACAATTAGATGAGGATATTAGTTTTCATAATGAAAAAATGAAAGTAGTTAAAGTGTTATTATCAAATCCTAAAATAAAAAAATTTTGTTGGACAAATGGATCCACAACGGTTTGGTCACGAAGTAAAACATGTATAGCTATAAGTCCTGTATATCCCGAAAATAAATTAGTGGATTATGTTAAGAATGAAATTGGACTACAACAAATTTCATGTCATGAATTTTTTGAGGAGAGAGAACGATGAATCAGAAATATGAGATAGGGGATAATGTTTGGATAATCAAAAATAGAAAACCTACAGAGATGATTATTGAAGCACTTAAAACATCTAATGATAAAATAATATATTTATTTAATGCCTCTTCATGTGGTGGGTTTGAAAATGATAGATTATATAAGACAAAACGAGAGTGTGAATTATCTATTGCTGAAAGATTATCAAATGCATCTTATAAGATAGGAGATATTATATTAGTACTTCATGACGAACATAGATATAGAAATAATATTAGAGATGTGGTAAATATAAATATTATTACTGGAGTTGATATAGATAATTGGCAAGGAATAGAATACACTATTAAATATTCATATGATACCGGTTATGATGAAACAACCGATAAGGTATCAGAAAATGAAGTAGTAAGTATAAAGAAAGATTTTATAATGGAGAACTTTGAAGTTGATGATTTAATTAGAGAACACACAATGGCTATGAAGCATATTAAAGATTTGGAAAAACAACTTATAATAAAAACAGATAAGCTATCTAAAAAAATAAAATACAATTGGTGCTTTCAAAAGAAAAAAGAAAATATATTGTTTGGAAGAAATTTATATGATTTAACATTTGAAAATAAATGATTGAAGTACCAGAAGGATTGATGCTATTATTGTTTGCAGCAGTGTTTGTACTACTGTGGTTGTATGTTGGAGTAAGTGTGAGATATGGAAAAAGATAAAGGATTATATGAAACATTTAAATCGCAAATAATAATATTAACCTTATTACTTGTAGGTGCTTTATGGATAACCGAAGAGTTTGATATATTTGAACCTGGATATACTATCCAAGATGTGTACGTGCATTGCTACAGAAATCCAGATACACTTATTACACATCGTGGAGATAATTGTTCTAATGTTATGAATGTAATCTATAATGAGAATGAGAACTGGACCAGGTTTATCTATCAAGATAGATAATCCAAACGGAACGAAGTGTAGTGTAGATTTATAAACAACGATGACTAGAATATATTAAAATGGGAAGTTATAATTATATGTTAATACATGCTTGGAAAGTAAAGATAGAAACTAAATTAGATAATAGAGGATACTCTGAATATAGTAGAGAAAAGTTTGATGATATGTTTGATAAGGATGCAATATATGATCTCGATGAATTAGAGGACACTAAATTAAAAAACCTAGGAGAAATATCAATTGGTAATGCTTCAAGTATTTTTAAGTTAGCAAAGACTGCAATGAGATTTGATAATGAAATTAAGATGGAAGAATTATTTTGTTATTATTTAGATATTAAGAAAATAGAATACGAGTTCATTCATGAATCTCAAGAAGAAGAATTAGAGAAATATAAGGATTATCATACTGTTGATTATTATTAAAAATATAAATTAAAGTAATTTATAAAGATCTTCGTTTTCTGATGTTAATGCTTTTCTCGCTTCTCTCTTTTCTTCTTCAATCACTTGCAAATAAAGATCAGTAATATTATCAAGGCCTGTAGCACCAGACATTAATTGTTTTAGTTCAGCTTCAACATTATGATATTCTTCAATAATATCTTGTGGTAATAATTCTTCAATATAATCTTGATCTTCACCACACTCAGTAGTAAGTGCAACTTTAGTACCTTCTGTTTCTTTATCGTCTACTATAATATCACCATAATATAAATCACATTTATCAATATTATATCCTATATCACTTTCAAGTTCATTAATTAAAACTTGTATTTTTTCTTCGCATTCATATATTAATGTTGAATCTTTTACCATTGTAATTATTTAACAATATTATAATATTTAAAGGTTTACTAGAAATATTAATACTTCCGATGGAATAACGAAACCTTTATAAACACTTAAGTATTAATATAATTAACAATGGTATTAAAAATTAAAGCAGACATACTACTGGGTTTTTTAAGAAAAACTACAGCGAATGGATTAGTAGAGGATTGTAAGTTAAAATTTACAAAAGAAGGATTAGATATGCAACATATTAACCTTCAAAGAAATGTAATGATTCAAGGGGTATTACCAAAAGATATTTTTGATAGTTATGAAAATACTGAAATTAATATTAAGAACACTGAAACATTACTGAAAGTACTAGCAACTTTTATTGTATCATCTGATAACATGGTTAAGATTATGGATAGAAATGGTGGGATTGATTTATCACTTGCAGAGAAAGTAGAATGTTATAACGCTGAAGCAATCGCAAAAGTGAGTGATATCGAATATGATAATTCTGCAGTAATTCAAAAATCTACATTTGATGTTATTAAAAAAAGAAATGATATTATTAAATCAGAACAAATTGTCGTAGAGTTAAAAGATAAAAAAATGATATTAGCAATCGGTGATAAAATTGATAAGGCTAATGTAATTCAAGATGTTACAGTAGATGCAAATTGTAGAGTAGTATTTGAATACGATCTATTTGATAAACTATCAAAACAATTTGATGTAATGGTTGATGTATCATTAACCGCTGAAGCAGCACCATCAAGATTTGCAGAAAATGGAGATGATTATTCTATTACATATTATTTAATGAGTAGTGAGGAAGATTAAGAATGACCAAGGTAAAAATATTTGAAGCTGAAGAAAAAGAAGAGTTAGAGAATTTAGTAAATGAATTTATTGATGGAGATTGTAAAGTTGTAGATATCAAATATACAATTTCACCAGATTATTCTGAATGTTATTCTGTTTTAATTATATATAATTAAAAATGGAATTAGAAAAATATATAAAAAAAGTAGTAGATAATTGTAAAAAGAATAATTTAGATAAGGTATCATTTGATATTAATATTTTATTACATGATGGAGATATAGTTGTAACAAATCAACCCACTAATAATAAAATAAAATTCGTGTATAATAAACCTAAAAAATGAAGACTAAAGTATTTCAATGTAGAAAATGTGAATATGTAGGTATAACTTATAGCGCTAGATGTCCTTCATGTAATAGTGAAGAATATAAATACTACAGTCAAGAAATTAGAAGATGAAATTTACTAGAAAAGAAGCAGAGGATCAAATAGAATCAATGTTTAATATTGATATATCTGAATTAGAATCTGTAGAAATATTTCAAATTATAGGTATATTACAAAACATAGATTATGAAAATGAATAAAGCAACAGTAAACGTATATAGAAGTAATGAAACTATGAATATTCATATTTACATAGTTGATAGGATAAATAAACAATCTATAGATTTAGAATTGACAGCTAAAGAATATGGACTAATGCTTACAGGATTAGTAAACACAGATAATTGTAATATAAAAATGAGGGAATTAAAATGAAACAAATATTAAATGAAGTTTGGAGACCACAAGAATTTAAGGATGTAGTAGGAATTAGTCCAGAGATAGAAAAAATGGTAGAGTCTGGATCTATACCACATTTATTATTTCAAGGTATACAGGGGTCAGGAAAAACTACAAGTGCTAAGATAATTATTAGTAAATTAGGAGCTGAAGTATTATCATTAAACGCATCTAAGGAAAGAGGAATAGATGTCGTTAGAGATGTAATCGAACCGTTTGCAAAAAAGAAATCTGATAAATTAAAGATAGTCTTTCTTGATGAGATGGATGCTATGACTCCTATAGCGATGACTGCCCTTAGGAATTTTATGGAAACATATGCTCACTCAACAAGATTTATTGGAACCTGTAATCATATAAATAAAATTATCCCAGCATTACAATCTAGATTCACATCATTTAAATTTGGCGGATTTACTTATGAAGATAAATGTATAAGATTACAAAAAATAATTGCTAAGGAAAAAATAGAAATTGATGAAGATGCGGTAATTGTTTTAATGGAAAGATATAAAGATGACATCAGGAGTATGATTAATTTCTTAGAACAGAACAAAAATAAATCTATTACCAAAGACGATATCTCTTTAGAATCTAAAGCATCAGTTGTTTTATCTAAGTTGATAGATAAGAAATGGTATGAGATCAGGCAAGAGTTAGCTAAAGACAATATTGATTATGAACAACTCCTTGAAGAAATGGATAGAACAATATTTCTACATAGTAAAATAACACTTGATAAGAAACGAGAACTTAACATGATTATAGCACAGGGCATGTTTGAAATGAATTTCTCGTTTAATAAGGAAATAGCGTTTGCAGCTATCTTAGGAAAACTACAGGGAGGATTACAATTCTAGAAAATGGTACTAACTGAAGAACAAAAAGAATTGAGAAATACAAAGCAAGAATTAATTAACTTGAAGGATACTCATAATAGAATCAAAAATGAATTCATTGCTAATAAACAAATATGTAAATATCAAGAAGATTTAATTAATAAATTTTTAAATATATTAAACAAAAGCGATGTTAGTAAAAATCAATTTGATGATATGGATCGGTATTAAAATGAAAAAAATATTAGAAAGAATTATATTTTTACAAGGTTTTTGGCAAGGTGCACTTGGAATAGTTATGACTATATTATTGATAGGTATATTATCAGGTATAGAAGATATTTTTGCATTAGGATTATTATTAGGATTAGCTGTAATATTACATATATTAATTATTGGAGGAATAATGATAGTTAAAAAATGAGATGTATATTATGCAAAATGCAAACAGTATCAATTTTTAGAGAAGATGATATGGAAGAAACTTGTTGTCAGGTTTGTCAGGATAAACATGGATCAAATACATTTAATAAGATCTATGATAAAAAGGAGAAACTCAGATGAACTGGGAAACTATAGGAATAATAGGAATGAATGCAATGTGTGTATTCATGGCTGGATTTTTCTATTGGTTATCAACCTGGAAAAATAATAAACATAGAGGAGAAGATATTGGTTTCTCAATATTTTTCTTATCATTTGCGATAGTAGGAATAGTTATGAAATTTACATAAAAAATGAAATCAAATAAAAATAGAAAAATAATAACCGCAAGTGTTACATTAGGAATGATATGTTTTGCTATATCAGGTGGATTACTTATAAATTATTATGGTATGAATATACTTGCAATATGTATGATTGTAATTAGTATAGTACTTATTATAATGTTACTTTATTCGTTATACATGTTTGTTGATAGGGTATTATGGTGGACATAAATGAATAGAGATATATTAGAAAAATCAGTAACGCTTGTCGTAACACTTGGAATAATATGTTTAGTTGTAATAATAGGACTACTTATAAAAGTTTATGGAATAGAAGCGTTTGCTATATTTATTATTATACTAGCTGTACTAACAATATTAATCACATTATATAAATTAATTGATTTAATATTATGGGGACATAAAGATGATTGAGTTTGAAAACTTTTTAGGAACATATAGAAAGCCAGAGATCATTGAATATAAAAAGAGTAATGTAAATATTCTTGATGTTTTTAGAGGAGTGCAAAATGGTAAGGTACCACAAGTAGATTTATTGATTCCAATGTTCAGATGGTATAGTAATCATATCTATAACATTCAGCAGATGCAGAATATAAATAGATACTTCTTCTGGGTTAGTAAGGAAGTCTTATCGAGACAATTAGTACTTGGGATAAACAGACATGTCAAATTTATAAAAACTCTTCCAAAAAAGGTCGAGGGAGATTTCGATTTCATAATTCCATATATACTTAAATATTATGGATGGTCTAAAAAAGAATGGGGGCACTATAAACAATTCTTTAATTTAGGAAGTCATGATTTACATTTAGAACTTGATAAGATATATACATTTGAAAAATCGGAATGCAGAAAGTTAGGAATTAAAAGAGATAAGATCAAAACAAAATTTGAAGGAATAAGAAAGACCAAATCTTTCTTCTAGATAAAAATGAAATTATATATAAAATGTGACAATTGTGAAAAAGAATGCGAGTTAAATTCTGAATTATATTTTACAGGATATTTAGATGAGAGTATTGAGGTTAATGCTTATGAAATATGTTGTAGCATAAAATGTTTGGAAGAAATTAAAAATTAAAATGAAATTATATATTGTTACAATAAAAGTAAAACATGGATTATCGCATAACCCAAGAAATAAGATTACTGGAGGATGCCCACAATTATGGGGATCTGAATGTAGTGATGTGACCGGAGAACATCATAGTTTTATTCATATCGCAGAAGATATTGATAGTGTTAAAAAACAATTAAATCATCTGCGAATAACGAGAATTGAAGAAGCTAGATTCATGAATGGATATACAGTTGAAACAGAAAGACTTATAAATACTTAAGTGTTTATATATTCTATTACAATGAAATGGATAGATAACTTAAGGATAAAATATGGAACAAAATATGTACTCGATGATGTGGTAGTTAAGTATAAACTATTTGATAAGAATGAACCAAAGTATTATTTAATAGTTTTACATAATGAAGAAACAGGCAAACAGAAAATAATCAAATCTATTACAGATAGATTTTGTGATACAATGCATTGTTGGATTTGAGTGTAGTGGAAATGAGGATTTAAAAATGAAAGAAAGCAGAGTAAAAGAATTAAGAAAGAAAGTTAGTAGATTGCAAAGTAAAGTGCAAAAATTACATTTTGATATACAGGATATTATGAGATATATTGATAGAGACGATGAAAGTAATAAATAATCATAAAGAAATAGCAAAGGAATGTTTAAAAGATTGTCTAGTAGTAGATATTGAAACATCATCAGAGTATGATATTAAAGAGTTTGATAATTATGTAAGAACAGCAGTAGTTAAATGGATAGGATTTTATTCATATACTTCAGGAAGATATTATGAAATAGATTGCATGAAAACTTCTAAACTTAAAATACAAGAATTTTTTAATGCTCACAAAACATTAGTAAGTTTTAATGGAATAGAATTTGATATACCTGTTCTAAAAAATAATGGTATGCTTCCTGAAAGATATTTTTCGCAAGTAGATTGTAATGTTATATTGGGAAATAATCTAATTAGGGGTCATAAGAATAGAGGGATGCTTATGGGTTATAAGTTTCCAAATAATAAATTATCCACCATGGCGAAAGTTATGAAGCTTGAAACTATGAAAGGTAGTATCTCATACGATGTATTTAAAAAGAATGAATGGAATGAAGAAGAAACAAAGGACATTAGAAAATACCTAAGAGGTGATGTAGAAGTTACGAAACAAATGTTTGATAAACTATATTCTTTCTGGGAACCATTTACAGAATTTATATCTGAAAAGAATGTGAAACAATGGAATTGGTTAAGATCATCATCAGGATCTTTGAGTTATAAGGTATTGTGTAATTATAGTAAACTGCCTGAAGAGTATGGTGAGTATACTGAAACTAAAGAAGAGATGGGTGGATTAGTATTATTGCCATCAGGTGCAGAATATAAAGACGTGTGGTATATGGATTTTGCATGTTTGCCTACAGGTACAAAAATAAGAAGACAACGTGAAGATAAAAAAAAACCTGGTAATAGAGGGAATAAATATGATACTAATATTGAAGATATTAAATCTGGAGATATTATATGTGGTGAAAATTTTGTAAACACAAAGGTCTCAAATGTACAATCAAAGGATTATGATGGGGAACTTTACGAATTTGAATTAGAAAATGGAAAGGTATTATCTTGTACACCAGAACATAAGTTTCCTATAATACGCAATAGAAAAAGAATAGTTGCTGAAGCAAAGGATATTTTAGAAACAGATGAATTTATATCTACATTTAGTAAGTTCGAGAATATTAATCCTAATTATATATATGGTAGAGAAGTTAGAATGTGCACTATTTGTGGAACGGAATTCGAAATCGATAGTAGAATGAAACAAAAAACATGTGGTAATGAGGAATGTGTTAATACATCTAGAAGTATACATGGAAAAATACATGGTTGCAACATAGGTAAGAATAAATATAATTGTAAACATTTGAAAAGGTTATCTGACGAAAGAACAGATGTTCCTAGAAAAGAAGAACATAAACAAAATATATCAATAGGTACTAAAAATGCCATTAAATTAATTCCACAATATGAAAAAATGAGATGGATGCAGAAACACATGCGTTCACAGAAATACAATACCGATACAGGAAGATTTGTGTATAATGATATAAATTTTAAAAGTAACTGGGAAATAATTACTGCAAAATATCTTGATAAAGCGAACATAAAATGGAGGTATGAACCAACAGGGTTTTTATTGTCAGATGGAAAGTATTATTATCCTGATTTTTATTTACCTGAATATGATAAATGGGTTGAAGTGAAGGGATACATGTATGATCGTGGGAGAGAGAAAATAAAAAAATTCACAGAAGAACATAAAGATTTATATTTACTAAACACATTAGATAAAATAAAAAATATTAGTAAGGAGAGCGTTAAAAAATGGTAAAAATTAAGAAAATATCAAAGAGACAATATAAGGGTAAGGTATATGATTTATCTTTAGACAGTCATGAATCACCATATTTTTATGCTAACAGAATTTTAACTCACAACAGTTTATATCCACATATCATGATGATGTTTAATATATTTGGAAACCCTGTAACTAGACCTGATTGTAAGGAATGGTTTACTGGTAATGATGTGTTTAAAGTGACTGGTAAATATGCAATAGACAAACAACATAAACTATCAAAAGAATACCAACATATGTATAAAGAGAGAAAATTAATTAAACACACAAACCCAGAAAAAGCATATGCATACAAGATAATTTTGAATGGTGGATACGGCGTTTTGAGAAGCAAATTGTTTAAATCGTTATATTATGAAAATAGTGGATATGATATTTGTTGGATTGGTCAACAGTTAAATGAAATGATAGGGGATTTTTTTGAGGCTGAAGGGTTCAAAACGATTTTTGGCGATACTGATAGCCGTGGACTTAAGTACATAAGAGAGCCAAAATTAACTATTGATGAACAGTATAAATTAATAGAAAAAATAAATAAAAAAATGAATAAATACATCATGGATAATGTGCCATATCCATCAGACACATTTGACTTGGAAAGTGAAACTGGGGCATTACCTGTAGAATATTTCATGTTTGTACCTGATGAGAAGACTGGTAAATTTAAGAAAAAGAATTACGCATATATTTACAATGATAAAGGAACAAAGAAAGTAAAGATCATGGGACTACCAATCAAAAAATCTAATGCAACTGAACTTGGTATGAAAATATTTCATAAACATATAGAACCTAAAATGCTTAGTGAAGTTAAAGGTAAGTTTGATTCAGAGTGGATTGCTAATTTAATTAAAGATGATGTTGTTAAAGATATAGAACAAATGGCGGTCGAATATAAATGCTCACCATTTGATACATATGCTGTTGGTGGTCGTAATGGAATCAATGCACAAACATCTCTTAATTACTTAGATAGTAAAGGAGGTCAAATTAGACTACTAAAAAATAAAAGTGTAGGTAAAGTAGGTAAGAAATTTAAATACTGTACATTAGAAGAAGCGCGAGAAGCAAAGTTAACATATAAAGATCTCGATTTGACTAAAGTGTTTAAAGAACTATATCCATTTTCAAATACAAAAATAGAGTTTGTGAGGACTAAGAAGTTTTTTTAGAAAGACTTATAAAGTCTTAACTATTTATATACTTAATGGATAATGATAAGAAAAAATTAATGTTTAAGTATAAATATTTATTCTTTAAAAACCTCTTTATTTATGGGTCTTTAATTATATTTATAGTTGGAGTACTTATAGGAATTTTTTGGGGATTAGGATTATTAATAAGTTCTAATGCCGAAAGTATAGATACAATTGGAATGATTATATTATCAGGATTCTGGTTTATTATTAGTACTTGGTATATTACAATATTTTTTGGAGTATTATCATTTGTATATAGAAATAAATTATTTGTTGAAAAACTAACAGATAAACAGATTAAAAAATATGATAAAAACACAGAAGATATTTTCTGGAAAGAGTTTATTATGTTATTAAGTAGTATGTTTTATATGAATTATATTTCTGTATGGAAAGTAATATATGATATAGGAAATAATGAATGGACGTTTGTGATAGGTATTATATTATTTTTTTCATTACTTATAGCTATGACCCCAAGACCATACGAGGATGATGAAAAATGAAAGATAATATGTGGGGAGATATAACAGGTGAAGAAAAATTAGGTGATAACATTATTTATGATTATATGTCAGAAGAAAGAAGGAAAGAAAGACTTAGTAAATTTAAGATATCTTGTACTAAGTGTAATAGTAGTAATACAGAATTAAATATTTACAATGATACTGGAGAGGATGAATTTGAAGGATCCTATGGAGATGCTGGAATAGTTATCAGATGTAAGGATTGTGGATCAACGATAACAATAGAGGCTATGAGTAATTAAAAATGGAATTAAAAAAGGTAAAAAAAGGAGAACTTGAAGTGTATATTAGATCAGAAAAAGAAGTAACGATGGTAGTACTACCATCGTTCATAGTTGACAAGATGAACACTATGAAACATGTTATGCAAACTGATGATTTGATGGAAGTACTAATTAGAACATCTGAAATGACTATGGATAATTATTATAAATTAATCAATAAAAAATGAAACAAGAAACAATAGAGAATCTATCAACGTGGGGATTACTAGCTGTAGTAATATTTATGTTATATTTATTATCACTTACTCTGAACACTGAGTACAACGACTGCACGACCGATGTTGAATTAAAAGAAACATTCTGGGAGAATACAACTTGTACTAATAGATACAATGAAAGATTTGAATGTGATAAAATAAACATTACTAAAAGAGATAACTATTGTGAAGAAACATATGGTGGGTTCTGGGTGTGGGAAAAATGAGCTATAGTGAATTCATAACAATATATGGAATAGAACAGAATAAAATAGATTACAAAAGAGTAGCAACACTTTGTAACAAAATGTATAAAACAAAATTTAATAATAGTGGTTATTGGGACGAAGATAATATCTTTGATTTCATATCTAAACAATTAAATAAATCAAGTTATAAAAATAGTATATTTGAAAGTTGTAATCATGATGGTATAAATGATGATGAAGTAAATAAATGTCATAAGGTATATTGTAAAGTTCTCAATTGTTTATATTCATGTGTTGTACAACATCACTCTCAAAATGGAGAACCTTATGAATATACTATTTACGATGAAGACCATAATATATTTACACAATATAAAGAATCGATGGATGAATCAGATGTACTAAAGGATTATCTTGAGAAGTTAGAATTAGAAGAAATGGTTAAAGATAAAGGAGAGTTTGATAAAAAAGAAATAGTAAAAGGGTTGTTAAAATAAGTACATATATAAACATGAATAAATATAAATTAATGAATTAGTAAAGTGATAAAAAGAATAGAAAATATATTATTATGCCAAGGCTCAGAAGGTCCTATACAGGATGATACAAGAACACTAATATATTATAATAGTCTAGCCAAGACGCATAATAAATATTTAGAAGAACGTGATGGGTTCTATAATTTCTATATACATTTATATAAATTAAAACCACATGATATTATTAAGAATATAGATTTGATTAATAGTAATAATATATATAAATAGTTAAATATATAAATAATGGAAAACAGAAAATAAGTATATGTTAAAAAATTTAATTATTATTCTTGGATTCTTAGTACTTTTTAGTGGGTGTTCTGGTATACAAGGTTATGATTATATTATAGATTATTATGAGTTATTAAATCAAAGTTATCCAACTGTTGATGAAATACAAATAACTGGTAAGGGTAGTGGAAGTGAAAAAACAACTACAGGAGTATATCAAAATATGATATATGAAGCATTTGGTATAAATGATAGATTATATTCAACATGGATAGTTCCATCAGCAATAGATTATAATGTGTCGGCAAATATAGTATTCAAATTTTATGTAGATAGTTCTGAGAGTTCAAAAAATATGAAGTTAAAATTCCAGTACACATTATTAGATGGTAATAAAATGGTGAATGTATCTAATATAGATTTCACATCACAAGATATAAATGTTTCATCGACACCATATGAATATTTTGAATATAAATTGCCGATGGATATGGATATGTTAAAACAATGTACAAACAATTGTGTTATATCTGGAAGTATTCAAAGAGTATCTTCGTCAAATGATTATTCTAACGATATTAATTTGTTCTCAATGTCTGCAGAATATAATATTATAAGACCAGCACTTGAGACAGGAGATATAACATTAATCAATAATACTTATATTAATCAAACAATTTTATATAATGGAACTGTTGGTAATGGATCAGGAGTAGTTTATAATATAACAAATAATATAACTAATACAATTATAAATAATATAACTCAGGTTGTGCCAGGATTATGGTATGGTAATAATACAGATATTTATGCCAATACAACAAATGTACATATTGGAGGATATAAAATGTATGATAATGGAACTGATATGATTTTTGAAATGAATTAAAAATGGAAAGAGAAAAGATAAATACACAAAAAAGACAGAAGGTTAAAAATTTTATTAAGAAATCTGTAGGATTGGGTTTATTTGTTTCTATGCTTCCTCAAGCTTTTTCAGGATATATATTTAAAGATAATAATAATGAAGAAATATTAAACATTAATTCGAACACTAAAGATGTAGTGGCTCCGGCTTTCATTGCGACAGGTAATGTAGCTTTAGCAAGAGATGGTGATGGAGAGATCGCAACAATAACAAAGCATAATAGAGTATGGACTATTACTAGGGACGTTGATGGAGAGATCGCAAGTCTGTCAGATGGACTTATTACAAAAACTATAACACGTGATGTAAATGGTGAACTTACTGGAATTACAGTGACGTAAACATAAATACATATATAAACATTAAAAATGAAATATATAATATATAAAATAAATATGGAACTATATAATAATATAATTATACGGAGGGAACAATAAATGGCATTCATAATAGATAGGAAATATCAATATATTTTAGCAGCAGATGCAAATGGAACTGGTTTTTCAGAACCACCTATGTCTGGAGTTCTTGATGGAGATTTACTTATTATGATGTGGGCAATTAATGATGATGATGTATTATCTATTGATGATGGAGGTTGGACAGAAGTTCCAAATACAAACCCTACAGCAAGTACTGATGAAGTTAGAGCTTATTATAAGTTTGCAACAAGTGATAATGAACAATGTTCAACATGGAGTAATACTGCAACTAATACTAATGTTTATATGCACACAATTTGTATTAGAGGAGTTGATGTTGCAAGTCCTATTGTTGATAGTGATTTTAGTAAATATACAAGTTCAAGTAATACTATAGTTCATTATCCTACATTAACATCAACAGCAGATAAACAATTATGTTTTTATTTATCAAGTTCAGACGCAGATGCAATTACAGTAGGTAGCCATCCTGCATTCAAACAATTAGAAGGAATTAGTAATGTTAGTGATAGTATGTGTTATCAATATATTTCTAATGGTGTTGAAGTAATACCAAGTTTTGAAGATAGTGTGGCAAGTGACCAAACCTCAGCATTTGGATTTATACTTAATGATGCAGTTGGAAGTCCAGCACCTTTAGAAGTTAGTCCTTTAAGTGCATTAACTAAAATTACTCCTGATACTAATAATGATAGTGGTTGGATGGAAGCAGTTTATGCAAGTGGAATTGATATAGATACTGGTGTTGCAAGAGTGAATGAAACTCCCACTTTAACTGTATATTCTGGAACTGCATATAATTTCAGAACAGATGGAATAAGTGGAACTCTTCAAATAGGAGAAACTATAACATTTGATGGTAGTGGAAATACTGGGGTGCTTGAAAGACAAGTCGGTTCTTCAAGTAATTGGTATATAACATTATCACAAATGACTGGAACAACTGAACCTGATAATGCTACATTCATAGGTGGGACAAGTGGAGCAACTGGTAGAATTAAAGGAACAGGAAATTATCAAATAAATATAACTGGATTAATTATGGCAGAAGTAAAAATAGCAACTTATTTTTGTTTCAAGTCAAACGGATATAGTACTATTGGTTTAACTGATGGGAATGTTTATTGGATTAAGGCTACAAGTCTTGCTAATACTTTCAATGAGGGTTATGGATATGAATGCACAACTCACGCATCAAGATATGATTTAGGAACAACTGTGACTCCTTCAGTAGGTAGTGCGACAGGGACAATGGGTCCTTATAATATGTGTAATTTTAGTTATAATATTGATGCAGATAATGATTATCCAACAGGTTCAACAGGAATTACTGGTTGGAAAAAATCTTTAGCTGGTAGTTGTAGAAGTTATACAACAAGTTCTGATATGAGTAATGAACTAATTGCTTTATGGCAAAAACCTGCAAGTTCTAATGTTGCTTATATGTATTTCTTAATGATTGATACAAGTAATAATTGGAAGTTATGGAAGATTAGAAGTAAATATGTTGCAGGATATATTTATTCAGCATCAACACATAATTTAATTAGTCCTGATAGTGTTGATACTCCAATATTTCAAACTTCAAGTTTTAATTCTAATGCTATTAAGTATTATGGGATGATGTTTAGACTGAGTTCAGATACTGCAAGAAATGGAAGTTCAACTTATGACCAATACATTATTAATAAACAAACAATATATGGGGGTGGAAGTTCTAAACAAGTTAGTTGGTCAGATATATCTTCAGCAATTAATAGTGAAGTGAATGACAATGGATTAGTTTATGATAAAACACTTCAAAATATTGTTCCGTCACAATTTGTATTAAGTAGAGATTTAGTTTTAAGTTGTAATATTGCAATGAACAATCAAGCATTATCATTTCCTCCTCAAGCAGATGGGATTAATGATTTCTTTTTTAATGTAGATGCTGGAACTACAGGACTTGAAACAATTAACGCAAGTGGTAATATTAATACTTCATTAGTTGCAAGTGATAAGGGAGCTTATTTAACTAATACTTCAGGAGACACAATTGATTATACTGGAACAATATTTTCAAAATACAATCCAACATTACAAGATGGTAAAACTTATGATTCAGTAACTTTTGTTGAATGTGGTCAAATATTACAAGGAACTGCTACATTAAATAATTGTACCATTAGTAGTAGTACTGATTTAGTTGGTGCTGTTTTACTTGGTGGAACAATAACAGGTGGAAGTATTATTAATAATGATTATGGGATTGAGATTGTGGCAGCAGGAGATTATACTTTGTCAGGCCTCACAATGAGTGGAAATACAAAAGATATTAATGTGACTGCAGCAACTGGAACGGTAAATATTACTGTAGATTTTACCGCTCCAACATATCAAACAGCTGGAGCTACTGTTAATATAATTGCACCAACACCAACATTTGGATTTACTGTTAGTCCAAGTATTGTAGGATATGAATGGAGAATTTACAATGTTGATGGTGTAGGTAGTTTGAAAGGTTCAGTTGAGCAAGACGGAGAAGAATCTGCTGTAGCTGATAATCAAGCATACACACATGATGGTTCTGCTCAAGTAATTGCAGTACAAATATTATCACAACCAACTCATGATTACGAAGAAAAGGTTTCATATTATACATTAGATGGAACAGACCAAAATGTTACTATTAATTTAGATAAAGATAACAACAATTAGTGTGCAGTTAAATCTGCAACCACATCATTTTGGGTGTGTTATCTGTTGAACAAAACAAAATGGAAGAAAATAAAGAAAAGTTAGACTTAGCATTTGCATATGTTACCCAACAAGATGTGAGTAATAATAGTGATTGGTTAATTCAGAAAAACATAACTGAGGAAACTTTAGGTAGTTTTAATGGTAAAATTAATGATACGGATATGAGACAGATTTTAAAATTTGCTCAAAAATTTGAATTAAAAGCTTTTAACACTGGAATCAATTTTGAAAAACAAAAGTCAATCAAACTAATTAAAGATATGACTGACTCTTGTGAAGCAAGATTAAAAACAATGAGAGAGGAAAACGAGAGGTTATCTTTAAAGTTAATGCAACTTATAGGAGACCCAGACGATATTAAATAAAAATGGCAGTTATACAATTAATAGATTTATCAAATTACGATACTTTGTTAGTTCAAAGTACACAAGGAAGATCAGGGACACCAGACGGAAATGTATTTTTCGATTCGGCGAATAATAAAGTAGAATTTATTACAAAACAAGAATTATTACAAGTTAATTTAGGTAGTGGTTTAGAAGATAATCCATTAGATGAAACTCTAGGAATTAAACTTGAAGCAGCTTATGCTTTTGAAAATCAAGAAAGGCGTACAGATGAAAATTTGAGAGAGTTTGATAAAATGATTAAAGGAAACTTTAAGTTCGCAGGTGCTTATAACTTTGTTAATGGAAACAAACCAAGTACTGCTGCGGATCGAAATATTCTTAGAGGTTCAGGTTGGACAGAATTTGCTAAAGATGCTGGAACAGATAGAATTTATTACGGTAATACTGGACTTTCAAATATTGAAGTTACGTCACAACCATATTATCAATTATCGAGTTCAGCAGTACCTGATGTTAATACATTAGTACCAGCAGATTATGCTAAACTAGGTCAATTTTCAGAAGCTGTTCAAGTATTTGGTTCAACAGCTAACACTCCAACAGATGCAGGTGCAGGAGATTTTGATACAAGAGCTTATGAAGCAGTATCAATTAGAACATTCGGTCAAAATTATGACAGAAAAGAAACAACTAACGATTTAGGTATTGCAGAATTAGGTGGATATTTAACAGGGTTTGCTGTAAATGAATCGGGACATCTTACTACAGGTAATTATACTTTAGCCGATGTTTATACCGCACCAATTGCTCCATGGACTGGAATGACTATTGAGAAATTAGCAGTAGCACAAACTGAATCAGGATTCAATGAAGCCGATGGAAATTTCACTTGGGTATTAAATAATACAGCTAATGGAGATTTAGACCAATGTGTAGCTTTCTTAGATGCATCAAGTCAAGATGATGTAGATATTGATTCAGGTGCAGAGTCAGTTACTTATGGAAAAAGAGTAGGTACTTGGTATAGTTATAATGCAACAGGTCAAGTAGTATTCAATAGTCCATTTTCAGGTGAAGGTTTATTTGCAGAGAATATTCCTGTATCTGATGAACAGAGATGTGTATTCGTAGATGATGCGGCAGCAACAAAAACAAGACCGTTCTCAGTATCGGTAGAAATGAATGTAGGAGCAACAGCTAAGGCAGATGCAAATGCTTGGTATCATCATTACTTTGAAGCGGCTTATAATACTTCCAGTGCAATTACTGTGATGGATTCAAGTCCTGCTGCCGTTAAAGGTAATGCTTCAACAGCTGATGGAAACAATAAAATAACTTATGCTTTTGATTACGATGGAGATACTGTAGGAGGAGGAGCTGGAACAGATAAAGACTGTGTAGCTCTTTGTGAAGGAGATGGTGGGGCAACTCAGGCTAAAACATTATTCACTATCACAAGACAAACAACTGTTGCTTTTGCGTGTGCACCAGCAGTAGAAAATAACGTATAAAGTTTAAATAAAACAAAATGGTAGTTATAGATTATATAGACGGTAGCAATAGGAGAATTTATTTACATTCAAGTACCGTCAATACTATCGTACACCCAATTGATATCTATAAGGAAATGAGAACACTAAGACGTACAGATGAAACTTTGAGAGAGTTTGATCTGTTTTTATCAGCACATGGAAATGAATCTAAGGGTGGTGGGAAGTTCACAGAGAGATTTGTTAAAGAGTTGTTAGGAACACGAATTATTCCTTATGATATAGATGGTGTTTTAACAATTAACGGAACTATTATTACAGATGATGGTCAAGAAGGAATAGCGTGTTTTGATAGAACTATATTATCACCAACTTCAACAGTTGATATTAATTATGTTCCACCACAAGTAGAGATTATAACAGTTGGTGGGGGAGGTGGAGTAACAGCCGAGGAAATAGCAATAGCTGTTTGGGAAAGAGATAAATCATCATATACTACAGGAACAACATTTGGAAGAGCATTAAAGGATACTGAGAAACATTCTAAAGAATCTAAAGAAATAAGTTTAATGTAGTAGAAAGGTTTATAAATACTTAAATATTTATATATTATAATACATGTGAGATTGTATATTATAATAAGAATGGTTAATATTAAAAAGGTTATTTTAACAGGAGTTATAGGAGCATTGACTTTAGGTAGTTCATATGCGTTAACATTAAATGATACGACAGAGTTTGGTGGGGATGTTAGTGGGACATATGATTCAATATCGATAGATTATAGTAGTGTAAATGTTGGAGAATTGGTTAATGATGCTGGATATATCACATTAGTTGACGAAGAGGATCAAGTGTTTGTTGCATCGGCAGCATCAAACATCGCAAATGTCGATATCACTAATTGGAATAATGCTTTTTCATGGGGTGATTGGACATCTGAAGGGTTTGCTTTAGAAGACAATGTTTATAATAAGACAGAAGCAGACGGTAAGTTTGCCTTAGTATCACAATTACACACACCTACAGTAGATACTGATACAAATTTAAATGAATCAGAAGTAGATATAAAACAAAATGTATTATTAGGAAGTGAAGCTGTTTTTTCTTCATGGGATAAAAATTCATCAGATGATTTCTCAGGAGATTATAATGATTTATCAAATCAACCAGTAATTCCAGTAGATACAGATACACAACTTAACGAAGCTCAAGTAGATGCTTTAGTAGGTAATAATGGATTTGCTTTTATTAGTGCTGTTTATAATAAGACAGAAGCAGACGGTAAGTTTGCCTTAGTATCACAATTACACACACCTACAGTAGATACTGATACAAATTTAAATGAATCAGAAGTAGATAATGTACCGTCATATACTTTTAGTATTCATATGACTGCAGGAGCTACATTAGATATAGAGAGTAAATAAAAATGAAGAAAATATTATCATTTTTATTTATATTTTTATTTAGTATTGGAGCAGCGTTTGCCTTACCATTTACTATAAACGGAAATATAAATTATCAATCATCTAATACAGGAACAATAAAAATTGTCACTGATTTAGATACACAAGAAAAAGTATTTACAACATTATATGAATTTGCTATTACGGGAACACCTGGAAGTAATGTTCAAGTATATTATAATAATGAATTACAAACAACTGAAACTGTTCCAGCTCAAGCGGGAAATATAAATTATGATATTTATAAAGCGCAAGTAATATCATCGAGTGGTTCAGGTGGAGGAAGCAGTAATAAGTATGAAACTTTTTATATAAGTTCAGTACTTGATAAAGAACAAGAAATCGATAAACGACTAGAAACATTAACAATAAAAGACGGATCAAAATATATTAAATTAGAAATAGATGTTACATTAGATTATATACAAGTAGACGGTGAAGAATTAACAGATGCTAAAAAACACTTGTTTATATTAGATGGAAAACAATATCAATTACGAATTATATCTGTTGTGAATAAAAAAGTGGTTGTTGAAGAAACAAATGAAACTGAGGTTGTTGAAGAAACAAATGAAACTGAGGTTGTTGAAGAAACAAATGAAACTGAGGTTGTTGAAGAAACAAATGAAA